GCTTTCGAATCTGGACTGACAATTGAAGAATGGTGGGACAACTACATAAATAGTTGCACCATGTCAGAACCCGTAGACGGAATGGAGATTATCGAATGAAAAAGCTAATCCTTGCTGCAGCAATGGCAGTGTCAGCTTCGGCCGGTCTTGCTGATGAAGTTCAGCGTACTAAGGTAGAAGCCACTATTACTGATTATTATCGTACAGCTCTCATTCGGACTCCTAGCGAACAGATTATATGTCAGGATCGCACCGGAGCATCTGCTGGAGATATTCTTGGTGGGATCATTATTGGTGGTCTGATTGGCAAAGGTGCTACTGGACAAGATCAAGGCGCGGCGGCGGGTGCCGTTATTGGCGGTATGATTGCTGCTGATAAGAATCAGGGCCCTCGTCGGGATTGCAGAACTGTAACACAGTATCACAATGTCCAAGATCTGATCTATGATTACAGTACTATCACCTTTTTAAGCGGTGACCGTACGATGACGCTAACTTTTATGCGTTACTAAATAATGATTGGTTCCGTAGCTCAGTGGATAGAGCAACCGCCTTCTAAGCGGTTGGCCGAGGGTTCGAATCCTTCCGGGACCGCCATTTGGCTCCTTGGTGGAATGGTAGACACTAGAGACTTAAAATCTCTTGCCCGTACGGGCGTGCCGGTTCGAGTCCGGCAGGGGCTACCAATTTGTTATGAAAAACAAATTGGAAAATACTATGAAAGTAGACATTAAATATCTCCCCCTGGTGGGGCTATTAACAATTCCTTTAGGATTTTCTATAGGTTATATAAATCGGGAAAATCCTATCGATAGGTTTGAATTACTTACTGTACCTATCTACAATCCCCCGAGTGTAGTATTAACAGTACCAGAACCTGAAGTTATTATTCAAACGGTTTTGAAAACTGAAACAGTGATTGAGACTGAAACTGTAATAGAAATACAAGTGACAGATTCTCCGGTTTTAACTGCAATACAATATATTGGATTAAATGAAAGAACAGATAAAAGAGAGTTAACAGATCTTCTTGGGGTAGATCCTACAAGAGTAGCTTGGTGTGCTGCTTTTGTAAATATAATTCTAGATCAGCACAATATCGAAGGGACAGGATCTTTACTTGCTCAAAGCTTTTTAGAGTGGGGAACAGAAGTAGATTCTCCGAGGATAGGCGATGTTGTTATCTTCGAAAGAGGGGATGAAGGTTGGCAGGGCCATGTAGGATTCTATATAAATACTGTAAAACAGGGTGGTGTAGAATATTATAAAATTCTGGGCGGCAACCAAAGAAATAATATATCCTTCGAACTATATCCGGTTCGAAAAGTTTTAGGGATTCGAAGAATTTAGGATGGGTGGCCGAGTGGTTTAAGGCTCTGCTCTTGAAAAGCAGCGTGCGTGGAAGCGTACCGTGGGTTCGAATCCCACCCCATCCGCCATAAAAGGGGAATTGTATGTATAGAGATCCAAGAATACCAGATATAGCAGTTGAGGTTTTTTCAGTTGCACATCTTCCAAAATGTGCTCGTTGCTACAAACATCTAGAAGGAGTTGATTCTGATCCTGTGTTTGCAATGATCTGCCATGGGTGTGCATCAGTAATGCATACATTCTTTTACGACATTGAGCATGGATATCACCGACACCTTCCGATCAACTTGACTAGAGATGTTGATGAATTCATTCAAACATACGTCAGACCAGAGTTGAGTAATTTGACCTGGACATTGATTGATGAAAAGTTTAAAGATTTTGCAATACCAAACCATTATAGACTATAACTAAATAAAACGGAGATTTTTATGTCTGAGGAACAAAAAGAAGAATACTGGCGTATTCAATGGGATATCGCTATTACAGACGATAGAGAAAGAAAACTTCTTCAAAGACAAGAAGAACTTCGTTCAATTCCCAGCACTTCTACCAAATAATAGTAGGAAAATGTCATAGGGGGGGGTTTACAAACGTTGATTGATATATTATATTACTACTATCAACAATGGAGATTCCGCTATGAATATGATTGGACTTAATACTGCTTCTCAACTAGGTATTGTGGCTTTCGATGTTCTTCGTAACGATTTTCATCGACCAATTGTGGACGGTAAGTGTAACCGAGAGAATATTGAAGATGCTATTATTGATGGCATATATAAGGGTGAATTAGATCCTATGAACAAAACCGATGTGGAATTTGTTTGTAATCTAATCGACGATATGATTGAAATGTATGCCAAATAACTCGGTGTAGCGCAGTCTGGTAGCGCAATTGCTTTGGGAGCAATGGGTCGGGAGTTCGAATCTCTCCACCGAGACCAATTTTTGCCGGTTTAGCTCAGCTGGTAGAGCAACTGATTTGTAATCAGTGGGTCGGGAGTTCGAGTCTCTCAACCGGCACCATAGAAGGATACATAAATAAATGCAGGATAATATCCCGTCTCTTTGGGATGATCCTTGTGATGATTGTACTCATTGGATTGGTTTGATTTAGAAAGGAATAAAATGGAAAACGAAGATCTAGATCCACAGGATGTTCATGCGAATCTTGTGGCTAAAGGCGATCCAGTCGCTTCACACTTTACTTACTGGTTTGCCTGGTTTTGGGGGATTGTCAGCGTTGTATACTTTTTTCTTATCACGTTTATGGAAGTCCCCGCGTCAGGTGAAAACTTTGCCAATATTATTCTTGGCTTCTTGCTTGGTACTGCTGTATCTACTATTATCAACTTCTTCTTTGGTAATAGCGATACCTAATTAAATATGCGGGTGTGGCGAAATTGGTAGACGCACCAGATTTAGGTTCTGACGCCCAAAAGGCGTGGGGGTTCAAGTCCCTCCACCCGCACCATATATACTCTTGTAGCTCAACGGTAGAGCTCGGCGCTCATAACGCCTAGGTTATAGGTTCGAGTCCTATCGGGAGTACCAGATCGTGGTTCCGTTCCCACGTAACAACTGAACGGATGGTGCCGCTACCTGGGTCATCTCGGGAAGATGTAAAACTCGCCCTGGTCGGAGTATGGCCCGATCACCTGGTCATGTGATTAAACTGACCTCTTATAAAAGGATTACCTATGTCAGATATTTTCGACTTTGGCTTTACTGCAGTAGATGAAGATGAACTTACTGCAGTACAAACTGCAAAAGCTGCAGCAACTGAAGTATCAACAACAGCAGAGGCGACCCAGGATAAGCTGGACCGCCTCTACAATAGTATTCAAGGTTTGTTAACGAATCTAAAGAAGAATCCTGAAAAAGAATACATTCTTTGGCCCGATCGACTTTCTAAGGTAGAAGCTTTTGAAGCTCACCTTCTATCGATCTATCAGTCTTGATTTTTGGCCGCTTCGTATTCTTCTCTAGATACCACGCCTTCGTTTAGTAGGCGTTCTCTGTTTGCCATATGTTGGGCTTGAACGTCTTCTTTTGCCCCACCGAAATAAGGAACACAGTGTCCTTCTTCGATCATAATCTCAGTTACCAGACGACCGTCAGCTGCACGGAAGTCTCCAAGAATACGTCCAAATTTGCCTTTCATATCTTCGCCATTGGCATCTTCAGTAGTAATAAGCTTTGCATCTTTTTCAAGTAATTGGTAAAGACGGTTCTTAGCAGCAAGACCGAATAGCTTTTCTACTGGATCTGCTGTACGGGATTCGGGGGTGTCGATTCCCATAATACGAACTCGTTCGTCTTTTAGCCATATGCTAAAGCCTAGATCAATATCTACATCTACTGTATCGCCATCGACGATCTTGACTACATGTACATCGTACTCATTCGTATTAATCTTCGTCATTTGATCTTCTACCTTTCAGAGCATCAGCTCCAAAGAATGCCGAAACTAAAACTGCAATCGATGCAAAGTAAGTTGGAGCAATATCTGCGATTAATTGTGCTGCAGTATCAAGACCAAAGAAAGACGTTGCGAAAATCCCTAGTGGGTATAGTAACAATCCGAACAAGGCAAACCATGCCATCTTACGAATCGCGTCACGTTGAGCGTCTTCGTCTTCCATTTCGAGCATCATCTTTTTTACGCGAAGTTCTTCCTCAGTGACTAGTCCGTCATTATTGAGGTCTGCATGTTTAGGATCATATTTTGATTCTTTTTGGCGAGGTGCCATGTTGATATCCTTTCTGTTATACTCAGGTAATAGTATAAGAATAATTTAAGGAGACCAAGTCATGCCAACTGTATTTATACGCGGAGGTACTATGGAACATCAAGAAAGATACCACGAGTGGATCCTTCGAAGGATCAGGGAAGAGCGGGAAGCTAAGGAAAAAAAAGAAAAAAAATCAGAAAAAAGTGAAAAAAGTTGGGGGGAGGGGGGTTAACAAAGCTTCTCTGAATGATTATATTACTATTATCAAAAAGGAGATACACTATGATCACCATCTATCAGATCCAAATCACCAACCGCCAAGCAGATGATTTCAATGCTGGTATTTCGGTCCCTTCGATCGAAGCAAGCCGTAAGTTGATGTTCGGTTCCAAAGGGTTCACCCCTGATATGCTTCAGCACTTCACTCCTGTTTTTGAAGTTGAGACTGACGATCTTGATAAGGCCTTTGAACTTACCAATCTCTGGAACAATGGCCATCTTGTTCGTGCCCTTCCTGGCACTCGCGGTCATTCGTCATCTGTTGGTGACATCTTTGCTCGTGATGGTCGGTTCTTCATGGTCGATTCGTTCGGCTTTGAAGAGCTTCGTTTGTTCAATGATGAAGTTGAAATGTTGGAGGCGGCATAATGGCCAAAAAAGATTTTACCTACCGCACTTATGAACGTAAGGGTGAGACATTATGGGGCGTTTACTTAGCAAGGAAAATACTCTATACAACATGTAGGACGGAAGAAGAGGCTGCTCGTTCTGTTGACCTGTTGAATGAGGACCCTTACTTTTTCGAACGCCAAGACTGGAAACGATTCATCTCTCAAAGGACTTAATGATGACTACTGCTACTACACATGCTGAACGCCTTGCTCTTATCGCTTCTCTTGCCCCTAAATATAACGCTCGGGCAAAAATGCGGAAGGCGGTAAAAAAGTCGAGCGCTAGCGCATCCGCCGCCGCGCGTAAGAAGGTTAAAAGGGATTTCATGAATATCCCTGAAGAAACCAATATCTACGCCTATACGGACGCTCCTAAGTACGCTAAGGAGTATTATGGCGAAACCATGTATCACACCACTAAGTTTGATAATGATTGGGATTAAATCATGATAAATAAACAAGAGATTAATGCAATGCTTCGCGAGGGCGTGCGGACGGTCACGTTCACGAAAGCAGATGGCACAGAACGTGTCATGAAGTGCACTTTGATGGATTCTTATCTACCTGAACAGATGGATGTAGAAGAATATATTTCACGTAAAAAGAATGACGAAGTCTGTGCCGTTTGGGATATCGAATCCAACGGTTGGCGGTCATTCCGTATCGATTCAATTAAGGAGATTGTCTGATGTTTGGATTCGACCCGCTTTTATCCGCAATTGTTGTAACTGGTGTTACTTGCGGTTTGGGATATTGGTATGGTCGAGGATCTAAACATCAGTTGATCGGTGATGTTATCGAATCAACTATTGATAAGCTTATCGCGGATGGTTACCTCCGTTATCGATACAATGATGAAGGGGAAATGGAAATGCTGAAGTGGAATGAAATTGATGGCTAAAGAACCTGTAGCAAAAAAACCTCGTAAACCCCGCAAACCAATGACTCCGGAGCAAAAGGCGAAAGCTGTTAAGGCTCTGGAAAAAGCTCGTGCTAAACGAGAAACCGTCAACCCTCCGCAGTATAAAAGCCTAGATCCAGATGTTGTCGCTCTTCCTGATGACAACACATTTAGTCGTAAGAATGTAATGGACTGGATTAAGCGGCAAAAAGAAGAAGTTGCTTTCCAGCGTAAACAAGTTAAGATGCAAGATAAGGGCGCTGAATCTAAACTTGATAATGCTCTAGCGTATATCCGAGAACTCGAATACTATCTTAAGAACGGTATTTACGTCTCTGGATTCTATGGAGCTGAAGGTAAATCCATTGTCAGGTGGAAATGTGTTAAACCATCCTACGATAGTGAAGGTAATCTAAAAAAATCTTTTGGTGTTGATTACAGTAGGATATAAATATGATTGAGAGTAAGTTTATGAATCGAGCCACCTTTACTAAAATGGTGGAAGAAGCAGTCTTTAAGAAAAAACTTTCGTACATCGATGCGGTCGTGCACGTGTGCGAACATTATGGAATTGACCCAGAGGATTCTAAAAAGTTTATTTCCCCCGTGGTCAAGGAAAAACTCGAAGGTGAGGCGATCAGGTTAAACCTACTGCCTCGACAAAATACTTTGATGTTCGAGTAACTTTGTTATGTACAAACCAAAATATATCTGATATAATACAGTTCTATAATTCAGTAATACGGAGAAAATACACATGTCATTTGCAGATCTTAAAAGTCGTCGTCAATCGTCTATCTCGAAACTTACCGCAGCAGCCGAAGCAGTTGGTGGTGGTGAAAAGAAAAGCTACACAGACGACCGAATCTGGAAATTCCAGCGTGACAAACAAGGTAATGGTTACGCTGTCCTTCGCTTCCTTCCTGCTGCGGAAGGTAACGAGCTTCCATGGAACCGATTCTGGGACCATGGCTTCCAAGGACCTACTGGTCAGTGGTACATCGAAAACTCCCTTACATCTCTTGGTCAAGAAGATCCAGTTGGTCAGCTGAACGCTCGCCTTTGGAATTCTGGACATGAGGCTGATAAGGAAAAAGCACGTAAGCAGAAACGTCGACTACACTATGTGGCTAACGTTCTGGTTGTTAGCGATCCTGCTAATCCCCAGAATGAAGGTCGTGTGATGATCTATCAGTTTGGTAAAAAGATCTTCGATAAACTCATGGATGCAATGAAGCCTGAGTTTCAAGATGAAGAGCCTTTGAACCCATTTGATTTTTGGTCCGGCGCGGACTTTAAACTAAAGGCTCGTGTCGTCGATGGTTGGGTGAACTATGATAAGTCGGAGTTTGCTGCACCTCGTGCCCTATCCGAAGATGACGAAGAACTAGAGCGTATCTACAATAAGCTCCACGATCTTCGTGAGTTTACTGATCCCAAGAAGTATAAGTCATATGACGAACTTAAGTCTCGCCTAATGACCGTACTGGGTGAAGAAGCAAATGGTGGTACTGCTACTATGCGGCAAGAAGCACAGCTTGGTAATCAAGCAGCTGCTCCTAGCTACCGTGCAGAAGACGTCGAATTGGATGATGATATTCCTTACGATCGTTTTAATAGTAACGACACCGCATCGAAAGAGCCAGCTGAAGAAGAGGATACGCTATCCTATTTTGCTAAGCTGGCTGCCGGTTAACGAGTATAACCGTACATCCCTCCGCCAGGAATTCCTCGATACATTCGGTTAAATCTATTATCGATAGTATCACCCATAGGAACTTTCGGAGCTTCAACATTAACAACTGGGGCGGGAGCTGGCTGGCTTCCGCCCTGAACTATTACTACATTACCGCTACCACCTTCTTCAGAAAGCATACTACCTGCAGTTTCTCTAACGGAAGAAGGTAATACAGATAAATCATTATTTTCAGTTACTAATCTGGACAGTTCTACTATTCTATTAAAAGTATTTTGATCAACTTGGAACCCTTCAGGACCTTCAGCCATAATCTCTTCCGTGCTCATACCCTGTAATACATGGTCTTTAATACGATTAGAAAGGAGGTTGTATTCAGTAGCTAGATTTATAAGCCCAGCTTCTCCTCCAAGTCTAAAATCAGTTAAAGCTCTGATTATTGTATTATAGTTTTCATCGTCTACCCCATAATTCTCTGCCACCATATTCGCTGCATTATATGCGGTATCCCGTACGGGCGCCAGATATTCTTGGTTTTGTAATTTCAGATATCCTTCTTGCACTACCTGCGTAAAAGCTTCTTGCGCAGAAGGATCCCCTGCTTGAGCAGCCGCCGCTATTTCTGAAAATTTATCTCTTTCAGTAGGAGTCATGCCTTCTAGTGCCGCATCTACTGCTTGAGGTGCAGTAATTCCGGGTGTTAATTCAATCGGCATTGAAGAAATCGCATTTCGTTGTTCGGGAGTTAATCTAGGAGCTAGAAAATCAGATGCAGATGTGGATGGGTCAGCGCCCATGGCGGCCAAAGTATCATTAACATCTCTTTCAAATTCAGCACGTTTTTCATCCATCCAATTAGTCAATGCTTGGGCTGCGCCATATGCAAATCCTGCAATAGAACCCACAACTATGCCAGGAGGACCGAATATGGATCCGAGAGCCCCCCCTTTTGTAGTCCATTCTGCAACGTCACCCAATGACTCATTTCCCGTTAATTCCGTAAGAAAATCTCCAAGTTCCTCTGCTGCAAAATATGCGACACCGGCGGCTAATCCTCTTGATGCAAATCCCAATGCCCTAGCCGCACCTGCTCGGGATAGCATTCCTGCGCCAAGACCTCCAAGTGCACCAGAAATAAAAGAAGAAGCCGCTCCACCACCAGCGCCTGAAGCCGATGCGGGGATAGCAGTATCATTCGGAATAAAAGATCCGCTTGCAGCAGTAGTTTTTGATTCCAATCTGGTTTCAAGATCGTCTAAATTAGATACCAATGCTTCTAAGATTTTATCTGAAACCTCGTTTAGTCGATTTAATTGTTCGACCATCTCGCCAGTTCCTTCAGTGATCCTTTGAGATTTAATATTTAAAATACTTAATTGCGTAACAATAAAATCGCTCGCATCAAAGGCGCCCTTCGAAGCAGAAAGTGAGGTATTTAGTGCGGATAAGCTCATTTGTTAGCCTTTGCTTTTTTCTCTTCTAGATGCTGTAATAGCAAGCCGACATAAATGTCTCTTTCATAGGGTAGCATATTATCCAGTTCAGTTAGACTGTATTTGTGGTGCTGCATTAATGCGAAATTGGTCTTATAATGATTGAGGAGATTATCATTACTTGACCAAATTAAAAAAAATGTTTAGCTTCTTTCACTTCGTAATGATTATCGTGCGAACACGAGATACATCTAAAATCAATATTATAAATTAATTTAGGGCGATCCTCGACAAACTTATGAATCTCTTTAAACTGTTGTTCATTTAAAGATTCTACGAAGTTAACAACATCTTCAAATTTCTCCTCTGATACATCAATAACTTCATCACTGGTGTATATTAATTTGATTGAATGCGCAATAGTTTTAATTACCTTTTCATGACGTTGTACTGTATTCATTAGATCTTCATCATCGATCAATTGTAAAAATGATGGGATTTTTAATTCTACTGAGATGCTCTCGTCTAATTTAATTTTTTTATTAGCCTCTTTTTGTTCACTAATTACCGAATCTATATTTACAGATACTTCATTTGAGGTATTGCACTTAGAACATTTTACTTTTAGATTTGCTTCTTCTCCTGACGATTTAGAACGAATCTTAGTAAACATATATTCAAGATCGTACATTGTCAGTTTACTAATATCCGCTTGATCGCCAATACAAGCTTGTACTGTTTCAGCGATTGCTTTATATCCATGCTTTTTGTCTTCCGACTGAAAAGCTGTTAGAAGCACTTTTTCTTCTTTTACCTTATAGGGCCGGAAACGAATCTCCTTACCCGTTGAAGGAATAACTAAGTCATATTTTGGGGTATCGTTTAACGTAGGAATCATTCTTCAATCCATCTCTTATATGATAATTGTACACTCAATTCAGTAGGCTCACCACTAGCGTCATTAAATTGAATAGCATTGACAGTGGTTGGATAAGCCTTTAAAAGTTTAATTTTATGTTTCCTCTCTCCATCCATTCCTAGTTGGATGATAGAAACATCTTGAACGTATTCGTCTCTAAATTTGGGGAAATGCGCGCCGGGACCATTAGACACAACGGCTGACTGTTGCCAAGCTTCAAAATAAGATTTAATAAAATAGTTTTCAGTTAATTGGAAACTTAATCCGACATCATCAGAGGCATACCCGTATGCAATTTTATTATAGGTTAGGCCGACACGACGATCAACACTTAAAATCTGTTTACCTGGCATATTTGTTGCACGACAATATATTGAAAATATATTTGCGACTTGTTCGGCGTTTTGATCAAAAAGTGCAGAAGTCGTATTGGTTCCTGGAATAAGAGTCCCAAACGCAAGATTAGGTAAGTTAATCATAAATCGGTTTTGTTTAGCGAAACCACCATCTGCTTTCGCTTGCGCCAATAAAGTATCTACACTAAATGTTGGCATTAGACTGCTCTCCTAGAATCTCTATATACCTTACTCTCCGAAGCTTTCTTAAACTGTGCGGTCGGTAAGAAAGTTGCGATCTCCCACTCGGGCGGCGGCACGTACGCGAACCTACTTTTTACTTGGTTACTTAAATAGTGTTTAAAGCAGGGCTTAAAGTACTTCAACTTGCTAGATCCTTGTAGCAGCTCATAATTTGCGGCCATACGTGTTGTCTCATCGAACTTTTTATTGTTTATGTTATCCATCAATCCATCGAGCATTTTAGCGCGTAGGGTCGGTGGAAGATAATGTAAATTCAAACCATGGAACCCACCAGGTGCTGGACCTACCAGAACTACAAGAGGAAACGTATCATAATATGGCAATGTGTCTTTGTGTTTAGGATCATAAAAATACATATACATTGAACCAGGTTTAAAAGAACTAACCTGCTTCAAAGGATCTTGCCGCATTAAAGATTCATTACTAAAACCAGTCATGGCACCGGCTTTCTTACGAAACCATTCGATAGATTGCTTGGTGCGAGGTTGAATACCTTTTCGAAAGGCTTCTAACTCTAACTGTTGGAAGATATTATCCATTTATAATTCCTAAGACTTCTTCCTTTTATTTATGTTATTTTTCAGAGGTTTTAACGCTGGAAGTTTTTGCTGTTTCATAATACCTATAGCTCTTAATGTATCTTCTGTCCACACTTCAAACTTCCATCCACGATCTTCCGCATATTCTTTTGCAGCTGCCCATTTGTTTTGATTCTTGACAAAGGTAAAAGATTCTTCAAGATAACGTTTAGTACGTCTGCCTTTGAATTCCGGGGGTAGAGTTTCTTTCTTTGGTTTAATTTCTACTAAAACAGTTTTATCTTCAAACTGTATAAGTAAATCGACAAAGTATCTGTGATAGCGTTTATCGACATCATAGAAATACGGAATAACAACCTCTTCACTAACCCAGGACTTAACACTGCTATTCGTATCGCACCACATAAAGCATTGCTTTTCCCATAGGGATCGATAGACAATACCATTCGGATTGCCTTTGTACTTCTGTTTATTTTTTAACGTGTATATACCTGAATAAGCCATAAATTTGTACATAAATAATTAGAAAGATTTTAACTATTTATTGGATAAAATAATGCCATCTTTTCCGCTACATTTCAATGAAGATAATTTAGGTAACTCTAGAATTACCTTCACTAGAACTCGGGCTTTGCCAAATAGGTCGGCGTCGAGGGCCATTGGGCTAGCAAGCGATCCTGGTACTGGAAGAAGATTAGTGGCTGATGGCGATAGTATTACTATGTATGTTCCTCAGGGTCTAGTTTTTCCAGATGGCGCTTCTTATTCGAATACTGATCTTGGTTTAATTGGGGCAGCCGCCGGGGCATTTGCCAGAGGAACAGCAGGAGAAGATTTAGCAGCTACCGTGCAGAATATTACATCAGAAGACGTAAGATCAATGCTTGCAAGAGGTCTTGTAACTTCAGGAGCTTCATTGGTAGGTAATGCGATTGGTCAAATATTTGGATCGGGAGCTCCTGGAGCAGCAATCGGGGGTTTAGGCGTTCAAAATGGCATTAACTTTGGGGTTGGACGTATCTTTAACCCAAATACTAAATCATTGTTCCAGGGCGTAAACATTAGAGGTTTCACGTTCCAATTCCAAATGATCCCTCAAAGTAAAGAAGAGGCTGATGAAGTTGCTTCTATTGTTAAAGCTTTCCGCGCAGGAGTTTATCCTGAAAGAACCACCGATAGTATTACTGTGAAATATCCTCCTAAGTGGATAATCAGAATTGATCCAGGTCCAGATCAAACTGATTCTCAGCACGTAATTAAGTTTAAACCGGCTTTTTTAATTAATGCTAGTACCTCATATAATCCAGGATCTCAAATGTATCACAGTGGCGGTGCACCAGTAGAAACAACTATCACTATTAGTTTCTCAGAAGCAGAAACTTTGGATCAACAAGATATTGCGGATGGATTCTAATGCCTTATTTTCCTAATTTCCCAACAGTTAATTATAAATTTGGAAATGAGACATATGATGTTTTATTTCCAAATCTTGCAGCTTATTCTAATATTCTTGATGAAGTAAAAAAGTCAAATGTATTTTATAGCAAATACTATATTAAGGAAGGTATGAGACCAGATCACGTCTCATATGAATTATACGGTACACCAGATTATCATTGGACCTTCTATCTTTTAAACGACCATATCCGGGAACAAGGTTGGCCGCTTGATCATTCTAATCTTGAAAAAAAGATTAACGAAAACTTTCCAAATACGGTATTAGTTACTCATGATGCAATTCACAATAAATTCAAAGTCGGTCAAACCATTACGGGATTATCATCTGAAACCACTGGAACTGTTATTAAACGTAATCTTGATTTAGGTCAGATCTGGATTTCTGGTACAAAAACATTTACTGCCGGTGAGCTTTTAGAAGATGCTAATGGGGAATTTATTACATTGCACTCATATTCATCTGAAAGAGAAGCAGCAATTTATTATGTAGATGCCGATGAAGTACAGACAGATATCGATCCATTTACAGGTCCCGGCGAATTGCTAACTAAGGTTTCTTATGCTAATTACATGGAAAATAATAACGAAGATCATCGCAATATGATTATATTAAAGCCATCTAATATTTCTCAGTTGGTAGCTCAATTTAAGAAAATTATGAGAGAATAATAATGGCAGAATTCGTTCAGACGCCTTATACTTTTAAATATGAAACCGCCCGATTAACAGCTGATCGAGGTGGTGAATTGAATTTAATTGACGCTATTTTAGAATTGAATATCTATGAATCCATATCTTCTAACTATCTTACTGGTGAAATTATTATTGCTGATACCGTCAATATTAACGAGATTGTAAATTGGCAGGGTACTGAAAAGCTTGAAATCAGAATTAATAACGGGGTTGATGAAGAAAATGAATTCCATAAAAATTTTGTGGTTATTCAAATTAACGAATCAAGAAAAGGTACTGATGCCTCTGCGGTATATGTCCTACAATTAGTAGAAGATATCTATTTTAAGAGCGCTATAGAACTTAGTAATAAATCTTATGTGGGTCAACCGCATGAAATGATTTCCCAGATTCTATCAGATTCTAAATTAGAAAAAACGTTAGATGTATTATCTAATCCAGTGCAGTCTAGGTTTAGATATATTACCCCGAATATCCCACCTTTAGAAGCCGTAGAAAATATTTCCTTGGTCTGCACTGATGAGGATGGACTTCCTTACTATTGCTATTCAGAATTAGGATCCGATAAACTTGTACTAAAATCATTGGGGGAAATCCTCGAAGATCGCCCACATGGTAAAATCGGATTTACTTTTAGACAGCAAAAAACTGGTAAGCAGGATGCTATTTCATTAAATATTTCTTCTAGAATTATTGAAGATTACAACCATTATAATTCAGTAAACATTTTAAGACAATCTGAAAACGGTGCAATTGGTTCTGATTGGACATTCTTAAATTTAAATCAATTTTCTACAAATGATAAACATCATTCTATTGTTGAAAAGATTCCTTTATTACAAAAGCATTTACCGCGAAATCAACAAACAGTTTTATACGATGAATTAGCTTTTGATGGAATGCATAATAAAAAAAGTGCCAGAATTGTTTATCCTTATCTAAGTAATCTTTATAGTGATTACGAGTTTAATATTAATGACGTAGATGATCAAGATGGATACAATAGAAGATCCACCTCTCATGCATTTAGATCGTTACTTTCTAAAGATCCTATTGATGTTAAAATCCCAGGATATCATTTCTGGCCTAAGGATCAAAAGGGTAAAAGTATCGGTCATGTTATACCATTAGTTTTCTATAACAACTATGTAGATGCTGATGTTGATAATTCTGGTCCAGAAACTACTATAGATAAAAAAATGTCGGGTGAACATATTATTACGCATTGTCGACACCATTTCAATCGCAATCGGTATGATGTATATTTGACATGTACAAAATTCTCTAGCGGTTCGAACGTAGATCCGGAGACAGTAGGACCATGAGTGGAAATTTTATCTGGTGGTATGGCGTAGTAATTAATACTGCTAACGATCCATTACAATTAGGCAGAGCTACAGTTAGAATCCAGGGGGTTCACGGCCAGGATATTCAGGATGAAGAACTCCCCTGGGCTTCAGTAATTGTGCCAACAACTGAAGGTGGAGTTTCTGGAATTGGTCAGAATGCCCAATTAAAACCTGGCGCTAGGGTGATCGGATTCTTTTTAGATGGATACTTAAAACAAAATCCAATTATTTGGGGATCGGTTCCAGGGGTGGAAGGGGATATATCTCTTAGCCCCTATTCACGTGCTGCCGGAACTTCCGGAAGTAATCAACAGAGTCAAACCGGAATACCAGTATCTAATCCAAATAGAATCGCTGGAGGATATCCGGATGATTTAAGTCAGGGCGAAATAGAACAGTGGATTACGGAAGAAGCAACTCTTAGAAATATAGATCCCCAAGTTGCTATTGCAGTATTTAGAGCTGAAGGCGCTGGATCGTACCAATCAACTATTGCTAGATCTGGGAATGGTTCATTAAATGGAAGAGAAGCTTCCTTTGGCCCTTATCAATTGTTTACAGGTGCAGGATTGGGAAATACATACGAAAGATCGACCGGGCGGGATCTCGTTACTGATAACACTAGAGAAGGTATTCGAAATCAGATCAGATTCGCATTAGATCAAGCTGCTACTGGTGGTTGGAGTCCGTGGTATGGCTATGATGCCGTTTACGGAGCAAGACGGGATAGTAGAAATAGACCAAGCGATCCTGCTCATTATAGGCAGGGTCTTAACGGCGCAAGAGCCGTAACTAACTGGAGTTAATAATGGTAGTATCTATTAAATCACTTAGTTCAGCAATGAAAAGTATTGCAAACGGGGTTGTTTCTTCCTCGGTTGGTATTACTGCACCATTACCTAAATTGGCCCAGGCGGTAAGAAATAGTGAATTCGGTCAAAGTTCCGGACAAACGATCGCTGGGATTACTACTATTACTGAGAATTTATCACAGAATGGTTTAACACCACAAGTCTTCCAGCAACCTTTTGCAGTACTTACGGATAAAATCCCGGGGTTATACGATGATCTCGTAGATCCAATTCCTAGTGGATTGCAATCTGGTCTAAATGCATTAGAAGGAACTATTGATGGGGCTGGTACCGCTAAGCCCAATTTTTTACATGAAGTAGTAACAATGGCTACTCCTCAAGCAATTAATAATGTCCTAGGAAACTTAACCGGTAAATCATCTCAAGAATTAGAACCTATTTTAAAAAAGATTTCACCAAAGGGAGTATCCGGTCAGGTTCTAGACGGATTAAAAGAGTTTGATGAATCGGCCATTACTACACCTAAAATTAAAAACGTTTTGGAAAATACTGCAGGGGTTTTAGATTCATTAGTTTTACCAGTAGGTCCAGCCATAATCGATAATATTGCAATTGATATTGATCCTGATATTCAGGAAAGACTACAATTAGTATTAGATGCGAACAGGGTTCCCAAAAAAGTAAAAGCAAGTATTTTATCTAATATCTATTCAGGTAATTTGGACGCGGCGGCGAAAATTGTACAGAGTTATCCTACTGGATTAACGGATATTTCTGAAATTATTACCGAATTGAAAAAGATTGAACTAGATCCAAATGTTGTTATCGGGGGGAGAGGCCATACTGCTTCTTCTATTAATTCTGGTGATAAAACCTTTGGCACTCTCCAACATAAATTTGAATATGTAGGAACTTCTGAAGAATTTGAAGCTATTATTGCCGGATCAACAAGAACCATTAGCACGTTTATTCTTCAGTCTACTGGAACAGAGAAAGATCTTTCGTCCGATGAATTCAACCAAATCCATAATCAGGCAGGATACGACGGTAATCAATATCACTTTATTATTAGAAGAGACGGTATTGTACAAAAGGGAAGACCTATAAACACTGCTGGATCTTCGACTTCCGGAATTAGTGGAACCGAAGTTGTAACTATAGCATTTGTAGGAACTTCCGGAATTAACATACCACAGTCAATTTCATATAAGCATATTACTAAAGCCGTTTATAGAATTATCCCTGGCGCCCAATTTATAGAGTCAGCGCAGCTTTCTAATATTGAAACACGATCACCATCAGCTCCTAAACAAATTGGATTTAATCCGGGTACAGTTAATAATTGCATTAGTGGTGCAGGCGGTGATGCTGGAACATATGTACCCGGACAAGGTGTTGTTCCTAGAGTAGCAGCCTACGGTCAACCAGGGTTGGCTAAAAACCTACAGCCGGATCTTATTGCTATTCTTGAATATGCTGCAGCAAATACTCAGGGAGTTACCGGTCTTCAAACTACTTCAGGAGTAAGACGAGCTTCAATCGGTTCTGGAAGACATTATGAGGGCTGGGCATCTGACACTGCCATTCTTGGACAAGGTGGTAGAAAACTTCATGTTGCTGATGCCAATCATCCAGAGGATTTAGAAATTATTCAAAACTTCTGCAGGTTGTTTATTGCTAAATCCAAATCGGAAGGATTCCAACCTTCCGTTGGGGTAGCTAACCCAGCTATACCTAATAGAAGACTTTATATGGGCGGTGATCATTTCCATTTTGATATTGCTGCTGGAAGAACTACAGTAAAACAGGTATCTCCTGCTACTTGGGGACAGTCAAGTCCACATGGAGCGCCTCCCCAGTGGCTAGTAGATATGTATTAAGGAATAGAAAATGTCATATGACGATTTATCTAAATTAGGTCCAAATTATCAAAGAACTTATACTGACGATGAGGTATTTGATATCATTAATCGTCAAACTAGAGTTGTAGATTCTGCAGACATATATGATGACAGAATTCTAAGATTGATTAGGTCTGAAGGTTTACCAAGAGTTGAAAATGCCAATCAACCTACTACTAATTCTTATGTTACCACCGGTTCTGGTGCACAACTAAGAACCAATTCTTCAATTGCTGGGCAGAATCTTTCATGTAATTCTGAACGTGGTTCTCAATACGGTCAAGTCTCTGTTACTCAGACCGAAGGCGGTCATGTTATTGAATTAAATGATACATTGGGATCTGAGAGAATTCTAATTAAACACGTAAACGGTAGCGGCGTGGAAATTAGAGCTGATGGTTCCATTTTAATATCTAGTAAAAATATTGTTTTTGACGTCGAAGGCGATTTAAATTTTGTTGCTACAGGTAATTTGAATTTTAATTCTAGAGGTAATGTTACATTTGATACCGGGGGACAACTCGTAACCAAGAATACAGGTTATCAGAATATTGTTGAAGGCAGCGCAGTAGAAAGTATTAGCGGTAGAAAAGACGTATCTATTAGGGGTAATTCGAATACATTAGTCCGAGGAACTACCACTGCAACTCACGTCGGAGCCCAAACTATAACCAACCTAGGAGGCATGCAGCAGTCCGTACGAGGCGATCTCACACTCAGAGTGGATGGTAATGGTGGAATTTATTCTAGTGGAAATCTAGGTTTAACGGCACAAACAAGAGCATTTATGTCTTCGCCTTCTGTTGCTATTAACTCGAATAATATGCAAATCATTGGCGCGACTGGTACGATTGGCGGTGGTGATATTGTCATGTATAACTATAATATGTACACAAGCCATACCATAACAGCTGGGGATACGCTGGAGACGCAAGCTGTTCATGCAGATAGGGTAAATGCTATAAGTATGCATGCTACTACATTCCACGGAGATTTGAACGGTAAAGCATCGACTGCAGCTTTAGCTGATAAGGCAACTGGAGCTACTACTGCAGGTAGTCTTGGTAGCAGTGGTACGGCTGGGTCTATTACGAATACGACACAAGATGACGTAGAGCTTGATGATAAAGCTACATTCCTACCAACCTCCGCAATTGCTGATGCAAGACTAAAAACATTACTCAATGGTGTTAGACAGGTACAAGTTGATCCTGGAAATTATATTCGAAATTCGATCGATAGATCCTATGCTACTACAGGGACACAACAATAATGGCTACAAGAAATAGATTAGATTCACGTGCAGTAGTTAGCCGTTTAAGAAACGATAACAATAGAAGTAGTGCGCTATTTTTACAAAATCAAATTGGTGAAGGTACATTAGATGCTAGTTCAATTACAGGTTCTCCGCCTTCATTTCCTTTAATTAGAACCGGGGGAAAAAAGCCTGTATCTGGTATAACACGACTTGGTAGTGGGGTTTCAACATCCAAAGAATTTACTCCATCCCCTAAACTATCTAAGTTTATTCCCAATACTCAATTTAATCCATTCGTATCGATGCACGAAGGTGGAGAAGTTTCTGGCCAAACAATGTTGACTAAAGATATTCCTTTAGGAACATATCTAAATGGAGAAACCCAAAGAACTGTCTTTGACGATATTAAACCTGAAGATCAGGGCAAAATGTTAAAATACGCTTACGTTCAAGCAGAGATGTTAAAAGCAGCTAGATCGCGACCAGAGTTTCAGGGATATGATATTAAGGTTGAAGATGGAATATATGTATATGAAGATGTTGAAACTAGGAAAACCGGAGACCTAGCAGATTATGGTGCATACGCACGGGCTATTTCATATACGGCTAAATACTTTAAGACTGGAGCTACTGATATCCTTAAAACTTTCCAGTTAGCAGAATACTGGGCGGGGCTTCCGTGGTATGGTAAAATCCAAGTTGATTATTATACTTTTGAAGGCGATACAAAAATTAGAACATTTTTGATTTTACCTGAATTGGATAATGCATATAACGGAAATTGGACTAGAAGATTAAATACAAGTTTTAATTTGAAAACAATGAGCGAAACCTTATTATTGCTAGATATTTCTTAATATAACACATAAATAATAAAAATGGGGGTTTACAAATCGTAAATTTCCGGTATAATATAAAAGACCTTTTAGGGCAGGATAGAATACATGGCAAGAGCCTTTTCAGTAGAAGACGGTAACCTATCGAATAGTATCATTAGCGCACGTGGTACTAAATCGTATAGTGACATCGATCTACTATTTGGTATCAATAACGTTGGTGATGTGTACAAGAAAAAAGATGCTGCAGCTGTTAAGCAATCAGTGAAAAATATCATTCTAACAAATTACCAAGAAAAACCTTTTAATCCACTTTTTGGTACATCTGTTGGGAATCAACTATTTGAACTTTTTTCATCTACTACTGAATCTAGAATTGCTTTAGATATAGAATTAGCTATAGAAGCTTTCGAACCTCGTGCAAAATTAGAAAGCGTAAAAGTCAAAAAACTCGAAGAACAAAATGCATTGTATGTAACTGTCGAGTTCTATGTAGTCAACGTCGAGGAGTTGGTTACACTAAACGTCACACTGGCAAGGTTAAGATAATATGGTTACTACAGTTCAATCAACAGATCTAGATTTTAACGCTATTAGAAATAAATTAAAAGATTTCTTTGCGGCATCTGATCAGTTTGCGGATTACGATTTTGAAGGCGCAGGTCTTTCAAATATCCTTGACGTATTAGCATATAACACACATTTTAACTCGTTGGTTGCTAACCTGGCGATTAACGAATCTTTCCTTGAAACGGCACAGCTCAGATCGAGCTTAATCACTCACGCGCACTCGCTCGGGTACTTCCCCCGCTCGCGTACGTCCGCGAAGGGTTATATTAAACTATCAACGAATCTTTCATCCTTTGTTGGTTCTAGACCCGTTGCTCTTACTATAGCTACTGGTAAAACATTTACATCTAATATTGATGGAACAACATATACGTTTAGAACAAGAGAAACTCTCTCAGCTGAAGATGATGGTAATGGGATTTATAGATTTACCACAGCAGAAGGATCTCAGAATTTTTACATTTACGAAGGAACTGAGAAAACCAAAACGTTCTTTGTACCAGATACCGCAGACGATCAAATATATGTTATCCCAGATCTGGGTTTAGATACTTCGACTGTTGATGTAAGGGTTTATCCTAATACTTCTACTACAAGTTATGAAACCTATACTAATATTAAAGACGCTGTTGCTATTAATAATGATTCCCGTTATTTTCTTTTAAAAGAATCCCCAAATGGATATTATGAACTTCAATTTGGCGTAGGAGATAACTTTGGTAACAAACCCCAACCTGGATATAAAGTTACTGTAACATATCTTTCTAGTTCAGGTGCGGATGCAAATAATGGTAAAGTTTTCACACCTTCCTCGGGTATTACAGTTAGTGGTCAGACTTTCCCCTTAACCGCTACAACTACAACAAGATCTGCAGGTGGCGCCGAAAAAGAAACATTAGCCGAAATTAGAAATAATGCACCTTTAACTTATGCTACTCAGCATAGAATGGTTACAGCAACAGATTATGATACTTTAATCCGTAGTAATTATCCAGTAGTACAGGATGTTACCTCGTGGGGTGGACAAGACAATATTCCAGTTGATTACGGTGTAGTTTATATTTCTCTTAAATTTCCTTCTGGCACCGATGCATCTACTATTACGACCACTAAAAACGATATCGCTTCTAATCTTGTAACACCTTTGGCTGTTCTTTCTATTCGTCCCAAATTTGTGGATCCTGAAACAACTTATCTAAAACTTAATACTACTTTTGATTTTAATCCTACACTTTCGGGTGTTACTCTACAAACTATGCAGCAAAATGTTACTTCGACAATTAACTCTTATTTCGGAAGTAATCTAGACGCATTTAAGAAAGAGTTTAGAAGATCCAATCTTTTAACTATTATTGATGATATTAGTCCTGCTGTTCTATCCTCTAAAATAGATGTTAGAATGGTTCAGAGATTTACACCTAAATTATACACGAATAGAAATTATACCATTAATTTCCCAACTACAATTGCTGGTACTGATGACGTAAACAGAATCATTACATCTTCAAGATTCATTTATAATAACCAGGTATGTATTATCCAAAACGCTTTATCTGGATATAATTTACAGGTAACAACTGCGGGCGGTGAAGTTCTTTTAAATAATATTGGTACTTATTATCCAGGTACAGGTGTCGTAGAATTAACAAGCTTTAATCCTGAAAGCATTATTGGTGGTATTAGTTATATTAAAATCCAAGCCACTCCTGCCAATCCAGCTACCATTAAACCTTTAAGAAACTATATTCTTTCTTTAGACGAAGAATCTACAGTTAAAGGTAATATTGATTATCAAACCGTTAGAGTAAGTCTATAATGTCTTCTAGAACTTTAATTGAGAAAAATCGTAGGTTTCCTAACCTAAGAAAATCTAAAATCACGGAAGTTCTTCCGGAATATTTTGGTGAGTCATACCCGAATCTAATTGCCTTTCTAGATGAATATTATGAGGCGATGGACCAGGAAGGGGAACTTACGGATACTCTTGAATACGGTCTAGTATCTTTACGTGATATTGACGAAATTAGTCTACAGTATATGGATAGACTTTTCTTTGAGATCGGTAATGGTGCAGCAAAAGATTATTTTAGTGATCCTCGATTTGCTGCTAAAGTTATTTCTTTTATTATTCAGAATAAGGGTAACACCTTTTCTTCCCAATTATTCTTCGGACTTTTCTTTAATGAAGAACCAGAGATTACGTTCCCAAAGGATAATATCCTTTATACCTTTAGTGGTGACAGTGATAGATTAGGCGAGGCTATTATTGGTCCTGAAGGCCTTCGTTATATGCAGGACGGCGCAAAATTCCAGATCTTGTCTATTTTAATTAAGTCTGGTCAAAGTTTAGATAAATGGGCAGAATTATATAAACGATTTGTTCATCCAGCTGGTTGGTATCTTTCATCAGAAATTGGCACCCAAGGAGTCGCTATCTCTCCGTTTTCAGCAGCTTCTGTTATTAACGAAGTAGAAACAACTATTCAATTCGAACTTCCTGCCACTATGGATTTTGGAACCCCATATCCAGAGATTACTTTCCTAACGGATTCGGGTGGAACAACATTTATTACAAGCATTCATAGAACTATATCTTATTTTGCGGATTTCACGATTAGTTTTATAAATTCGGCATATGATGATATATTCCATTCATCACAATTGGTGAGATTTACATTTGATGATTCATCGACTTCCGGAGGTGTTCAGTTTGATGCGGCATTTGAAACTATGGATATGGATAATTACGATTCTACGTGGTAATTCGTTATAAAAAGTACATAAATAAAATCAAAGATCTTTAACATTGGGCAAAAAATGACTAGAGAAAACATTTATACCGGCGGATCGGCTAACGATGGCACTGGAGATACCCTCCGCGCCGCCGCTACTAAGATCAATAACAACTTTATCGAAATTTATAATGCGTTTGGTATCAGCAATGATAACCTTTCTGTTAACGTGACTTTAGATAGTGATAATGTTGTTTTTGCCGGTACGTCTTATAGTACTTCTCTTGGTGCTACAGATCCTTCTGCAAATAGAGCTATCACACTACCAGATGCCGCTGGTACTATTACATTAAATACTGCTACTCAGACTCTTACAAATAAAACAATTCAGTCTCCAGCAATTAATGATACTAATAATAATGAATTGATTAAGTTTACTACGACAGCAAGCGCAATCAACGAATTTACTATTGCGAATGCCGCATCTGGCGGTAAACCTAAGATCTCTGCCACCGGCGGCGGTACTAACATTTCGATGCAACTTGTACCAAAGGGCACTGGTTCCGTTGAGATTCAAAAGGCTGCATTTACTTCTTCTACTATTACTGGTGATGGCGCTGCTTCAGATACTGCAAGTTATATTATCTGTAATAAAGCTACTGCATTAGCGGTGTCAGTTGCAGATGGTACTGTAGTTGGAGAGATTAAATATATTTCAAACAAGGGTGCAGGTACAGCAACTGTAACCCCTGCTAATTTTGCTGCAGGCACTTCAATTGCTATCGCACAATATGCTGCAACATCAATCATATGGGATGGTACTAATTGGTACATTACTGCCGCTCCATCCGGCGTTACCGTAAGCTAATAGGAATTAACAATGACAGCAACTCTTACAGATCCACTTAAGAGACAAATCCTAGACAGAGTTTTATATTCTATTGGCTCTGACTCGGACACGTATTATATCGCGATCGGGAGATCGGAACAGTGGAATGACTCTGACGTAGCCACTACCCCAGAAAATCATGAACATGATGAAAGAAATTTCCGTCTTTCAATGCAATCTGTTAAATCTGCAGAAGATGCTTCATACGTGGTTCCCCGTAATAACTGGACAGCTGGTTCGGTATATTCGGCTTATGATGATAAAGTAATCGGCCACCCAACACAACCCTATTTCGTAATTACTGATGAACAAAACGTTTATCTTTGTATTCAACGTGGTTTAAATACAGATGGTACAACAAAGCAATCATCCGTTAAACCTACTGGTACTTCTACCTCATTACTTTCTACCGGTGACGGTTACGTTTGGAAATATATGTATTCGGTGCCAACAGCATCTGCACAAAAATTCCTTTCTTCAAACTATATGCCGGTTCAACAAGTTGATTCGGATCTTGCCGTTGCAAACCCAACTACTGACGGTCTTCAGTGGGCCGTTCAAAATGCGGCGGTTGGTGGACAAATTACACAGATTAAAGTAGTTAATGGTGGTAGTGGATATACTTCTGCACCAACAGTGACTATTGATGGCAATGGTTCATCGGCAGCTGCTACCGCATTTGTATCTGGTGGCCAAGTTACAAAACTTGAAATGAGCAATCGTGGTTCTGGATATCAATTTGCTTCTATTAGCTTCACGGGCGGGGGTGGATCCGGTGCGTCAGCAAGGGCAGTCATTGCTGCTAATAAACAAGGCATAGGTGATAATCCTATTATCGATTTCCGTGCTAAAGCGGTCATGTTAAACTCTAAACCAGATGGTCTTGAAAATGGCGACTTTATTCTAAATGATTATCGTCAAATTGCTATTCTAAAAAATCCAACTACGTATGCTAATGATAGTGATTTCTATACTGGAACTAGCGGCCTTGCGCTTAAAACTATCCGTCTTACATTAACTGGCGATGCTAGCACTTTTGCAAATGACGATATTATTACTGGCGGCACTAGTGGCTCATCGGCTGTTTTAGATTGGGTCGATTCTGATACTCTATATTACCATCAAACAGATACAACAGGATATGGATCTTTCATTTCAGATATTACTGGAGCAATTACATCTGATAACGGCGGCGCTGGTACTGTTAGATCAGTCATAGATAGTTCAGACGTTAATCCATTCTCTGGTGAAATTCTATATCTAGAAAATAGAGCAGCGATTACTAGATCGTTAGTTCAAACCGAAGATTTAAAAGTGATCATCCAACTTTAAGGTTAAAGAAATATGGCAACTACACTTATCCAAAATACGTTTGCGAATACCTATAGGGATGATTTTAGGGATAGTGATCATTATCACCGTATCCTTTTTAATGGTGGTAGAGCAGTTCAACCACGTGAACTTACTCAAATGCAGACCATCATCCAAAGGGAAATGGAAAGATTTGGTAATAATATCTTTAAAGATGGCGGAGCGGTTAACCCTGTTCATAACGTCCTTATTGATAATAATTACTCATTCGTTAAATTACAAGATGAAACCACACTTGATTCTGAATCTTTAGTTGGTACAGTCTTTGAAGGCACATCCGGCGTTAAAGCTAAGGTTCTTAAAACTGTATCTGCAGTAGATTCTGATCCCGCTACGCTATATGTTCAGTATATCTACGGCTCGGGTATTTCATCTTATTCTACCTTTCAAGCCGGTGAAACTATTAATAACGGTACGGATTCATTTACTGTTCAAACTACTAATACTACTGTTAATCCAGCAATTGGTGTTGGAACAAAAGCAAGCGTTGGCCAAGGCGATTTCTTTGCCGCAGGTCACTTTGTATTTGCTGAAGCTCAGGAAATTATTTTAAACAAATATTCTCCAAATGCTTCTGCCGTATTAGGATTTAAAGTTATTGAAGATATCGTCACGGAATCAGATGATATTGGTCTTTATGATAACTCTAAAGGTAATCCTAACCTAACTGCTCCTGGTGCACACAGATATAGAATCAGACTAATCCTTATTGATCAAGCTGATGTTGCTGCGACTGATACATTCATTTATGTTTGCAATGTCGTAAATGGTATAGTAGAAGAATTAAATACTGGTCGTGATGACTATAGTAAAATTCTAGATCTTCTTGCTGAAAGAACTCGTGAAGAATCTGGTAGCTATGTAGTTAAACCATTTACAGCATTCTTTGAAACTGATTCTGATGATGCTTATCTTAAATTAAATATTGCTGATGGTATTGGATATATCAATGGTTATAGAGCTGCGCCAGGCCCTCAAAAAATTAGAGTAGCAAAACCGACAACTACCGAAACATTTAATAATGAAGCTGTTCCAGCTAATTATGGTAACTTTATTAATGTTACCTCAATTAAAGGCTTACCGAATATTGGCACATATGAAAAATGGAATCTAAGAGATAATGCTACATATGCCAGCGGTAATACTATTGGTACTCTTCGCATTCGTGCAGTTACAGAAAATGCTGGTAATTATAGATTCTATGTTTTCGATCTTAAAATGCACACCGGAAAGAATTTCCGTGATGTAAGATCTATTGGTACAAGTTCAGTCCGTAATGCTCAATTAGTACTTGAGAATGGGGTGGCGGTAATCAAAGAGGCGAATAATAACAACGTATTTTTTGCCTTGTCTAAAACCAGACCTTCTTCAATCGGCAACGATCATACCTATGATGTTATTCGTTATGCTTCGGGTACAGTAAGTTCAAACCAGACCACAATTTCTAATGCAGGTTCAAGTGAGGCTTGGGCTAATACCGGTCAATGGATCGTTACAAGAGGTGATACTGGTGCTATCGTAACTCCTTCAAGTGTTTCGGTTTCGGAACCGAATGCTGTTATTAATACCACAGGTATCGGTGATGGTGTTACTCTTGAAGTTATGGCTATCGTTCAAAAGGGTGCAGGATCACCAGTCCCATATAAAACAAAGACCCTAACAGAAACAACTGTTACTGCAGATGTTATTACGGATTCTGATGGTACCTATGTTGATCTTGGTAAATCAGACATCTGGGAAGTTTTAAGAGTTCGTACAACAGATTCAGATGGTACTGATGTATCTTCTCGCTTCTATCTTGACAATGGCCAGCGTGATAACTTCTATGATCATGGTCGTATGGTTCTTGCGCCGGGCCAATCAGATCCTGGTACTGACGTCTTCGTCCGCTTTAAATATTTTGCCCACTCTGGTACTGGAGACTTCTTTGCAGTAAACTCCTATCCAGTTGGTTCAGGCGCCAATCAAATCACTTATGCGGAAATCCCATCCTATCGTCAAAGAAACGGTGATAGAATTGATCTGCGTGACGTATTAGACTTCCGTGGCACCATTGATAATACTGGTGCAGCTTATAGTGGTACGGGCGGTATTGTTGCAGATCTTCCTGCTAATACTGATCTGGTTACTATCGATCCTACATATTATGTACCACGTAAAGATAAACTTACTATCGAACAAACCGGCAGCTTCCAATATATCGAAGGCGCTCCATCGTTCGATGCTAAATATCCCAAAGTGCCCGATGGATCACTAGAGCTTTATCAGATTTCACTTAATCCTAATACGTTGGATAATAAAGATCTTATTACTCGCTATATCGACAACCGTCGTTATACAATGAGAGATATCGGTAAACTCCATAAGAAGATTAATAAAGTAGAAGAGCTTGCTACTCTTAGCCTACTTGATATAGCAGCTTCGACTCTTGAAGTTCTAGACTCTAACGGTCTTTCAAGAACCAAAGCAGGTTTCTTAACTGATGATTTTAAAGATCATCGTGCCGCAAACGTTGACGATTTAGAATATCGTGCTTCTATCGATCCTACTGCTGGTATTATGAGACCTGGATATAGAGAAAAGAACATTCCGCTCGTTTTCGATTCCGCAGATGGTTCTATTTCTAATACCGTTCTACTGGGCGATAATATTATGCTAAGCTATACTGAGACCCTAATGGCTCAGCAAACCCAAGCTTCGCGTATTCATAACGTCAATCCCTATACTGTTATTAATTATAACGGTACTCTTACTCTTTCACCTAACTCAGACGAATCTCGCGATCCCCAAACTATCTCGCTTCGTACTAATGGCCAGAGTGAAATCAGTATTGAAACATTCCTTAATAACGTTCTTGGTACACAGGATACTCAGAACGTCCTTAATACCATCTCAAATAACCCTGAATTTGGTGGACGTGAAGAATTTATTCGTAATAATATTTCTCTACAAAATGCTAATAACTTTACCTCGCAGGGTTCTTTAGCGGCGGCTCTTACAACTTTACCGCCTTCAGTTGGCCAAATCCTTGCTAGCGTCTTTGACCGTATTTCTCCAACCTGGAGAGAATATGCTTGGGGTTGGGCTGGTATCGATTCTAGAGAAACAGAAGAAAAACTTCTAAACGGTGGCATTGGTTCTACTAATGAACAAACCTTCGGTCGTTTTGCTACTCGTCTCTTCATTCCTCGTATCCGCGCGCGTGAAGTAAGATTCCGTGCTTCCGGTCTTCTACCTAATACTAAACACTATCCATTCTTTGACGGGGTTCGTGTAGATAGCTATTGCGTTCAGTTCAGCCGGATCGGTGTTGATTTTGGTCCGGTTGACAGAGGCGTATGGAGATGGGCCCGCAGAGGTGATTGGTGGACGTGGCCATCTTTTGGCGGAAGACTTTTCAGAAGATATGCTTGGCAATATTGGCACCCACATTGGGATGCTACGCAGCCAACTTCGAACCAAGCAGCTCTTATTTCAAATGATAACGGCGTAATCGAAGGATCGTTCTTTATTCCTAACGACGATAATTTACAGTTCTTCGCGGGCGCTCGGGTATTCAGTCTCTTTGATATAACTGCAGAAGACACTGAAAATTCTACTTCAAGATGTTTTGCAACATATACGGTTGAAGGTACGAATCCAGTAAACTTCGAAAGAATTCCTGATCCAGTACAACAAATAAGACAACGCCGCCGCGGTCTTTACGGTCTATTTAGATTTGACCCTATCGCACAAACATTTAGAGTGAATAATCCTGAAGGTGCTTTTGTTACCAAAATTGGGGTTTACTTCCAATCAAAAGATACGTTAAATAATATCCCAGTCGATTGCGAAATCCGTCCGGTCGTCAACGGATATCCATCATCTGATACCATTGTGGCAAACGGATTTAAACAGCTATCTCCTTCGGATGTTAACGTTTCTTCTAATGCTTCTTCGGTAACATATTTTGAATTCGATAACCCAGTTTATCTAATTGGTGGTGGTACTGAATATGCTATGATCCTAAGAGCAGCAACCGATGCTTATAACGTTTGGATCTCTCATGTCGGCGACTTTGTACTTGGTACAACTGATAAGAAGATTACTAAGCAACCGTCAATTGGATCATTCTTTAAATCTCAGAACGGTTCAACATGGGAAGCTTCTCAGTGGGATGACCTTAAGTTTGATATCTATCGTGCTAACTTTGCTACAAGTGGTGTTGCAGTTTTCCATAACGATAAACTTCATCCTAAACTTCTAGTGCCAAATCCAATCTTATTCGACAGCGGTGATGCTACTGTTCGTATTATCGATCCTAACCACGGTCTAATGGTTAACGACGTTATCCAACTTCATAACATTGACTCGGATGCAAACTACCCATTAACTAATATTAATTCTATCGTCGGTGATAGAACAATTACTAAAGTCGATGGTTCTGGCTTTACATTTGAAGCAGATTCGGCAGCAACCGCCTCTACTAGAACTGGCGGCTATGGTGTATATACTGCTGATAACGTGCTTATGGATACGATTTATCTTTCGATGGAAACTGAAAATCCACCAACTACTACCGTTTCTTATAAAGGCAAGTTTATGTCCGGTAAATCTTTTGCTGGCGCTGAAACCCCTTATGCTCTAGAAAGCACATACGGTCACGACCTGGCCCCATTTGAGGAATATAATTTTGATGCACCTCGCATGGTTGCTTCGGAAGAGCTCGAAGGTGTTGGAGGGAATCCTACTCATAGTACTTACATTAAAGCCACTCTGAATTCAGGTTCTACATGGGTTTCTCCTGTTATCTCAGCAACTAGATGCTCTATTACTGCCATGAATAACGTTATTGATAGACCTGATTCATCATCTACCACAAACTATAACGTTCCAATTAGTTACATTGCAGAAACTGATCCATTCGGCGGTTCATCTCTTGCTAAATATGTTACTAAACCGGTAACACTAGAAGAAGCTGCTGTTGGTCTTAAGATTATTCTTGCTGCTAACAGACCAAATGGTACATACTTTGATATCTACTATAAGACAATTACAAGTGATGGTTCACTAAACGATACTAACTGGATTCTCGCTACGGCAGATAACACTGTACAGACTGATGAAAATCCAAATCGCTTTAGAGAATATCGCTATACTATCGGTGGTGAAGGTGGCTTCTTAGATGCCTTTACGACCTTCCAAGTTAAAATTGTTATGAACTCTACTAATAGTTCTAAAGTTCCAGTCTTTAGGGATTTCAGAGCTATCGCGCTAACGGTATAATATGAATATAAAGATTGAAGGGCATCCAGATCTAGTAAAAGATCCTAGATCTGGTGCCGTAATAAATACAAATGTTCAAGACATGCAAACAGCCAGAATGCGAAAAGAACGCATGAAAGCAAAAAATAATAGGATTGAACAATTAGAAAGTGATGTAACTGAAATTAAGGGAATGCTAGAAAAAATTCTAAGCAAATTATAATATGGCAATAAGAAATTTAATGGACGTAGGACCCTTTCACGGGTTTTCTGAAAAATTAGATAGTTTAAATAATTTCGCGAAATCAAATATTGTTGAATTGATTTGGTGTATTCGTAATGGCGATTTATCTGTTACAGTATGTACTTTTAACTTTGACGCTTTTGAATCGATGCTTGATGGACCGCATAAAGATATAATTCTTGAAAGAGTTAATCGTGGTGCGAATGGTTGGGCAGTGGATTTAGAATATTTGGATAATCCCAATATGGGGAAATATTATGAATATTTTTTAAATGCCGATAAAGTAGCTACAGGATATAATCTTAATAGTGAAGGCATTTATGAAGTAAAAGAATATTATCAGTCAGATGAATATCTTCGTGCTAGCAAAAAGGGCGAGGAAGTTCAAATGGATAAACAGATCGAGTCACAGATCCTAGAAAAAGAATGGCCAGGACCTGTAGAATTAATTAATATTTGTAATGAAAGAAAACTTTGGAAAGGTTTTTCTTGTAAAAAAGATAAAGACCAATGGTATATGAGAATTCGCGACATAGGTATCTTATAAATAAAATAAACCTTAGGGAAATTTAGATGACGCAAATTAACACTTCTGATACCTTTAATGCTTGGAGACTAGCGTATAATGCGCTAGATTCTGATGTTAGAGCCAATGCTTTGTTCAGAAATTCTCTTTCTGTAGTAGATGCCGGTGGCGATGGATCATTTACTTATGATTCTGCTACTGGTCAGTTTACTTATACCGGGCCAAGTGCAAGTGAGGTTAGATCTAAAATTTCAGCCAGTGGAAGCATTTCATATAATTCTTCAACTGGCGTTATATCATACACTCAAAGAACAGATCAACAGATTAGAGACCTATTTTCCACAGACGGAAGTTTATCTTATGATAGTGCGACAGGACAATTCTCTACGATAACATATACAGATGCCACTACTACTGTTAAGGGTATTGCATCTTTTGATGCAAATGATTTTACTGTTACCAGTGGCGCGGTTTCGTTAAAAGCGCTAAGTATTAATACCGGTGATATTGTTGATGATGCCGTAACATATGCCAAAATCCAGAACGTTGCTACAGCGAATAGATTACTAGGGTCTACATCAGCTGGCGGTATTGTTAGTGAAGTTCAAGTTGCTACTGCAATGGTTGCAGATGATGCCATAACATATGCTAAGATCCAGAACGTTGTTACTGCTAATAGGTTATTGGGTTCGACGAGTTCCGGCGGTATTGTTAGCGAAGTTCAAGTTGCTACTGCAATGGTTGCAGATGACGCAATCACAAGAGCAAAATTGGCTGATGAAGTTTCATTGATAATTTATAACTCAGCAGGGACAGCAGTAAAGACACTCTATGGCGCAGGATCTTAATAATGGCAGTAAGAAGACCACTTATTCTCGATGGATCAAATAATCTCATCGAGATGACCGATGCCCAAATTTTAGAAGTAAAAAATCGTTGTAGGTATCTCTATGGCGCTTCTCCTTCTGTCACCCTTTCAGTAGTTGCTTCTGGCGGATCTCTTGGTACTATCAATGATACCAGATTACAAGCAGGTGCATATAGTACAAGGGTTGGTGACGGGGTGGCAGGTGACGCGGGTGCTGGAGAATATCCACCAGAAACTACAACTGCTGAACCTTCAGTCGTCACTGTTGGTCACGCCAGAGTTAGTGAAACAGTAGCTACAGTAACTGAGCCAGCTGATACGAATTCTAGAGCATTTCCAGTATTTAATAATAGCGGAAATATTCAAGCTATGACCGCTACGGATATTTACGATACATTCATTTATGATGCTGTTGATACTCTCCAGGGCTCAGTTGGTCAGCCCGGAACATATTACGTTCATACATCTACGTCTCTTACAGGATATACTTCAGTAAGCGGATCTATTATATTTAGTGACACGCGAGCTGATACCTCTCTATATACTGCGGCTGGCATTCCAGAAGCATTAGATCAACCTACTACAATTAATAACTATTATCTATTAGCCGCAAATAATATTGCAGCACCCTCTATGTCGGTTCCGATCTTTGTTAGATCTGACGGAGATCTTCAACAATTTAGTCAAGCTAACTTTGATACTCAATTCCAAGACTTTATGAGATATGCAGCCGCTTCTATTGTTGGTACAAGACTAAGATATAATTTTAATGGTAGCGGAACGATACAGGGTTCTGGTATGGTAGACACAAGACTAAACGGATCCGGAAATTATCAAACGTTCTTTGGCGGAGTTGATGATTATCGAGCACAAGAATTCCCAGATGGTACTGCAGTTACTATTGCAACGCATTATTTAAAATTGAATCAAACATAATAAGGTATTAAAATTATGGCATATCCCTTTGAAGGAAAACAAATTTATAGTGTTACATATACTAATAAAGAAAATGATACAGTTGAATTAGTTTGGAATGAAGGAACAAAAGAATCTCCTGAATTACTTTCTTTTTTCGGTGATCCATCGGATCCATCTTTTAATAAGTGGTTAACTGATAATGATTATGGTCATGAAGTAATTTATGAAAACACGCGGGATATGAATGCCGCTGATGCTAAAAACTTTGTTCAAATGATTCAACAATATGCTGACCCATATGTTAAGAAGATGAAAGAGGAATATGAAACTAATTTTGAAAAGTTTAAAAAGCAACTTATAGATGATTATGAAGGATATCACGAAAAGATTAAACAAGATTATGAATCTTCATTTAGACAGATCGAAAGCGAATATAGAGAAAAAATCTCTGTAGTAGAATTAGAAGAGAAATTTCTTATAGATCTAAAAGAAAAACAAAAGCTTTCTTTCGAAGAAATGAAAACTCAATTAGAAAGACGTGAAATGAAGCAAAGTGATATTATTCAATATATTGCACAAAATAACTCTGATGAAGAAGCTATATTTAGAGCGAAGTTATCTATTTTTGAAATACCCTCTATTAAGAATTCTAAAGATCGTACATTAAAAACTAATATCCGTAAAGCTAAATCTATTGCTGAACTTATTTCTTTTGCACAAGGGGTCGGGGCTTTTGAATGAATGTAATCTTTGTGAAATGGGGTACAAAGTACTCCATTGATGATGTAAATAGATTATTTGAATCTTTATACAAATATCGGCCAGATTTTAATTATTATTGCTATACTGAAATCCCAGGTGATAGCAAAAAAGATATCGATTCTCGAATTACTATTATTGATATCCCATTCAAACCAGCATTAAAAAAATGGTGGAATAAACTTCGGATGTTTAGTCCGGAGTTTCCTCTTGTGGGGAAAACTATCTATTTTGATTTGGATATTATGATAAATTCAGATCCCTTTGGCATTTTAGATAGTGTCGATTGGGATAAGTTAACTTTGATTAACTGCCATTGGAAATCAGGAAAGATTTACGATAGAGCCACTAATTATGACGTCAGGATTAATTCTTCGGTTATTACGTGGACTGCAGGAAATTCCGATATCCATCAACTTTGGAATCATTTTTATCTAGGCGGGTTAAAGGATTATTATCTTCGTAAATATGTAGGTATTGACCGATTCATCGTGCACGAAGAATTTGAATATAATACATTCCCCTCAGAGTTTATTCATTCATATAAATACGAATTAGATAAGATTGCGCCTATTACTACATTTGAGGAAGTTCATGATAAATTCGCCATTGTATCACGCTCTGAAGACGATTGAAACTGTATATAAAGAATCTCAATACGGCATAAACGATTTATATCGTATCGTGGACATTGTACATTCTTTAGATAATAATCATTTTCGCAGTAAGCAATGGTTAGTTAATACATTTAAAGAAATCTATGATGGCGTATATGGTCAAAACTCAGGTGGTAATTTTTATATCGCCGGCGGGTGGTATGGGTTATTAGGTGATCTATTAAAAAAAGCATATCCTCAAGATAATTACCATGTTACTTCTGCCGATATGGATCCGTTTTCAGATATGCTAGGACAGAAGATTTTTCCGGATCATAAGTTTCATTTTAAAATAGAAGATATTACCGAAGAAATAGATATATCGAATGTTACAGCTTTAATCTCTACTAGTTGTGAGCACATCGACAGAGAAGATTTATGTGAATTGGTAAGTAAAAAACCAGAGAATGCTTTTGTAGTATTACAAAGTAATAACTATTACGATTTAGATTCACATATTAATTGTTCACCCTATCTAGATGAATTTGTGGGATATATTGAACCACATTTGTCGAAGAGATGGATTGCCTATAAAGGTGCAATGGATCTTGGTGACTTTACTCGTTACACCCTAATTGCTCAGTGAGGAATAAATGACTAATAAAATAATCTTTAGTATCTACGTTGATATTCCAGAAGAGAATTTGGATAATCCAGGTTGGTGGGAAAACGGAGTACAAGTACAAACACGTAAAAGTTTGGAGGCTAAGTTAGCCTTTAAAAGATGGAGTTCTACCATTATAAAGCGGCATAAATGGTATGCTGAAACGATTGGTGCAGATTATAGACTTTATCAAAGTAGCGAAGACTATAAAGAATATTACGAAACTTTTCATAAAAAATATCCTCAGATTTCCGAATACGATATTATTAATTTTTATAAGCATCATCTTATGAAAGAGATTGCCGAAAAAGAGGATTATGACTTAATCTGTTATATGGATTTCGATGTTATTCCAAATACATCTGAAGACATTTTTGATGAGCATGATCCGTGGAATAATTTCTGTTGTGCTGAATCAAATGACGAAGCCATCCGCGGAAAAGAGATAGAAGCGGACAGATATAATTTCTGTATTAGAAATCCTGCTTCGAAATATTGGAACACCCATGCAATGTTATTCGAAGAAGGATATGAACCAGATAACGATGTGTTTAATACTGGTATTATGGTTGCAAGTAAAGATATGATTAATAAGCTTGATTACTTTGGTAATTTTGAAGAGGTTTTAGAGCTTATGACAGATCTTAAACATGATGAAGATTCGATGTATCCTACAAACATTCGTAGAGTATTTAATTACGATAACGAAACCGTGTTCTCATATAAACGAGTAGTTAACGAAGTGCCCATCCAATTCTTTGACGATTATTGGCACAGAAGAGTCTTTGATATTGATACTTCTACTGATGGCGCAAAAATGTACCATGTCATTAGTAAACTATTCTCTACAGTAATGCCATATGATCCATGAAAATATTTTGTGTTCGTATCGGTGACAAATATGGAATCGAATACGAGAATTATATAAATCAAAAATTAAAAGATTACGAGGTGATTTGGATCCATGAACCGTTCCATCCATCGGTAGTCTTACAATGGAATAAAATGTATGCGATGGGTTTGTCTCTAGATGAACCCATTTGCGTTATTGACGTAGATATTCTATTAGTCAATGACTATAAACAGATATTCGATTATCCCATAAGACGCGGAGAGTTTTTAAGCATTCCATCTTGGTGGAGAGATAGTCCTTGCAAAATTAACGGGGGATTCTTTAAGTATTATCCTATTGATTGCAATCCCATTTATGATAAGTTTATGAAAGACCCTGCTTACTGGCAGAGTTATTATATTAAGAATAAAATGACTGTAGGTCCAGTAAATGGGGAACAGAACTTTGTATTCGATTCTATAAATGAGTTAGAATTAAAACTTAAATACATTCCAAATGAATGGATTACTCGTTGGGTTTCAGATAAGTTTATGTCTGACGAGTGGAAGAATGAAATGGAACGTCTTTATAAAGGTTGGATATATAAGAATGGAGAATTCAATCCTGAAATTAAAATGGTTCATTTTACAAATAGCCTAAACAAGCCGCATGAGTGGAAAGAATATGTCAAATACATATAAAGAAAAAGAGCTCGTCGCTTGGATTGATATATCCACATTTTGCAATGCTGCTTGTCCTCAGTGTCATAGAACTAATCCAGAGGGGTTAGGCAAAATAGATTGGCTTCCACTTACTCAGTGGACTTTAAGCGAATTTATGAAAACTTTTACCCCCCAGGATATGGAAAAAATATGGAAATTTGAAATTTGTGGGACATGGGGAGATCCCGCTATGAATAAAGATCTAAAAGAGATCATTGCATATATTATAAAATTTAGCGAATGCTATATTCAGATTAATACGAATGGTGGAATACGTGATGAAGATTGGTGGTGGGAACTGGGATGTATCGGCCGAAAAAGATTAGAAGTCTATTTTGATATTGAAGGCGTTACCCCCGAAATGCATTCTAGATATAGACAGAAAGTAGATCTAGAAAAACTAAAAGCTAATATTCACGCATACGTGGCCTCGGGCGCCCGCGCGAACGCGCACGTGATTGTATTTAAACATAACGAAGAACACCTATATGATATTCTTCATATGATTGATAATGAGTTAGAAATTAAAGGTGATATTATTATCCAGGCATCGAATAGATTCCACAAGGATGGTAAGATGACATTTACAAATGAAGATGGTGAAAAGATTACTATAGAAGAAGTAACGAATAAAGAACATCCCCTTCTTCAAGACATTGTTCCTACCCGTGATCATGAATGGTGGGAAAAGATTGGAAAACATAACCTCACATGGGGATTGTGGACACCTAGTAATAAGGTAGAAAATGAGCAACACTCCGAATAAAAATAATATTGTTTGTCGATGGATGGAAGAAGATAAGTTTCTAGTAAACCCTGATAAACAAGTTTGGCCATGCTGCTATCTTGCGAATCAAGGATATAAGTGGAGAGTTACTGGTAAGTATAACGATCCTGATATTCTTCATAGAGGTGTAGATGATATTACTAATCCGGTAATGCAAGAGTATTATAAGAACGAAAAAGAACTAAATCTAATGAACAATTCATTAGAAGATATTTTAAATCATGATTGGTTTAAAAAGACATTGCCAGAATCTTGGGATACTGATAACCCACATAGACTTTGTATGGTAATGTGTTCTCGATATTTGGACGATGAAGAATGAGTTTAAATGAAGAAGAACCGAAGGATAGTTACGGTGTAAACGGTCCGTGTAATGCCCCGTGGAATAATATGTATTTTACCGTATGGGGTAAATGTTCACCTTGCTGGAAACTACCCGGATTATGTGATCAATGGTCAGAAGACAGATCTATCATGGACATTTGGAAAGGTGACAAGTTCCAAATGTATCGTGATGCATTATCTGAAAACAAATTTATTAATAGATGCCAAGAGTGTGAAAAGGATATTAAGTGCGAAGTGTGGCCACTCGCTAAAGCATATGAAAAGTTTCCAGTTAGAGAATATCCTTCTCTTATGGAATTGGAATTAAGTAACCAATGCAACCTCGAATGTGTAATGTGTAATGGAACCTTGAGTAGTGGTATCAGAAAGAATCGCGAAAATTTACCTCCTATCCCAATGATCTATACTCAAGTATTTAAAGATCAGTTAGAAGAGTTTATACCGCATCTTGAAGAATTAAGATTTAATGGCGGTGAACCATTTGCACAACCTATCGTTCTAGAAATCTGTGAAATGGTTGCAGTGATTAAACCGTCTCTAAAAATTAATATCGCTACTAATGGAACAGTTTACAACAAACGTGTACAACGAATTTTAGATTCGTGTAACATTCATTTAAATATCAGTATTGATAGTTTTATTCCAGAGAGATATGAACAAATTCGTATTAACGGTAAGTTCGATAAACTCATGAAGAACTTTGACAAATTTAATAAGTATTGCAAAGACTTCGATCGAGAGATTGCTGTAATGGTTAATCCCATGAACAATAACTGGGATGAAATGGTTAATGCCGCAAAGTGGTGTGATAGTAAAGAGGTAAATTTATGGTTTAATACTATCCTATATCCAGAGCATCTTGCTATTTGGAATAGATCTTCAGATGAATTGAAAAACATTTATGCTACTATGTCATACCAAATGAAAAATTATAAAGAAGGTCGTAACAGACATATTGCCGAACACTTAGTCGAAAATCAAGTAAAGATGTGGCTACTTGATAGTTATGTTGGTGATTATGCCGGAAGGATCGACATTAAGTTATGAGTTTCTGTGTAGCACCGTGGAAAAATTTTTGTATTGAGCCAGATGGATTTGTTCGTCCTTGCTGTTATTTTTCCCATGATAGAAACTTAATGCCTTATATTGAAAATAAAACTATAGGAGAAATATATAACTCTCAATATTTTAAAGATTTAAGAAATCAATTTCTTAAGGGTGAAAAGCCTGATACATGTAAAAGATGTTGGGACATAGAGCAGTCTGGCAGTGAAAGCCACAGAATTAAACATAACAATATAGAAAAATTTGATATTAATGAATTTACTGAAACTGCTGAATACCCAACTCGATTCGATCTTAAATTATCTAATATCTGTAATCTTAAGTGTAGAAATTGTAATGGTTATTCTTCTAGCTTGATAGAAAAGGAAGAAAAAAAATTTACGAAGGAACGCCGTAATTATCTTTTATCAAATAAAATACTGGGTACTCGCAATGAAAAAGAGTTTATAGACTATATTAATAATATTACTTTCATCGAGTTAACCGGAGGAGAACCCTTTGTAAGTCCTGAAAATAGGAATTTGATTTTTAAGTTAGCAGAATTAGATGTGGCTAAGAATATTCATTTGGCAATTACTACTAATGGTACAACGTTTGACCGAAAGATTATTGAAAATCTAAATCAGTTTAAAAAAGTTGACATTGCTTTTAGCTTAGATGATATCTACGAAAGAGCTGAATATGCCAGACACGGCCATTCTTTCGATAGTATCGTAGAGAACTTAAAAACCGCTATTAGTGAATTAGATAGTAATAAGATTAAACTAAGAGTTCATAATACAGTTGGGCTTATGAATATATATTACTTAACTGAATTTATAGAATTTATGGAAACGGAATTCCCAGAAATATCCTATGGGTTTTCACCTCTTGATACTCCTGCAATTTTAAACGTAAAAAATTTATCCCCAAGAATAAAATCTGAAATATTTGTTAAATTGTATAATCAATCTCATAAATTAAAAGAAATTATAAAATACATGCTGAGTGAGGATAGCCTTTACTGTTACGAATCAATGAATGCATTTTTATCAAAAATGAGAATTTTGGATTTAAAGCGAAAAGAATCTTTTGAAGACACTTATCCAGAGTGGTATACTGTTTTGGAAAAACATCTATGAATGAGTTCACGCATTATATCAAAACAATTTATAAAGGAATAAAAGATAGCAACGAAATTGTGGAAATCGGTGCTGGTCAAATTTGTAGATTTAGTAGACAGGATGTGGGACCTTATGCAAATATTATTTTTCTATTATCATATTACTTTTGCATGGCGCAAGTTATGCATGAAGATGGTTTTTATAAGGGCCCTTTAAGATTATCGGTAATACTTCCCGTAAAGGCTTATGGAAAATTTAAAGAAGGAGATTCTGAAGAAATCTATCATAGAATTATTTGGTTTTTAGAAAATTTTGCAGATCCTCCCAATGGGGCTATTATTTCTGTTTATATTAGTTCATCATATTGGAATGATGGATGTTTTGATACCCCATGGATAGCAAATACTTTGTGGCATACAAAAAAACAGTGGGATCCGGAAGTAGGCAAAAAAAGTAATTATATTACATTGCAACCTCATAGTGAAAGATGGCAATATAATGATCGAGAATCGCCACACCGCATTAAAATCAGGGAACAAGTTGAAATTGTTAAAGAATGGGCTTCATATAATAACATTGAAATAATCAATGTAGATTATACGAGTCCAATCGACGAAGTATATAATTTTATGCTTGGAGCAAAGGCCCATATAGGATATCTTGGTGCAACTAGTTATATCCCCGCTATTTGTGGCACTAAAACTCTATACATTGGAAGACGGTTTAATTATCTAGATATTCATAGGGATATTGGCAAGACCGAGCTTAGCCGCGATAAAATTAATAGAATTCCTGGTGGAACTTACGAAAGACTTCCAGATCATGCTATTGGATTCGTATCTTATCCTGAATATGGCCATTTAATTAGATATCATCAAGAATGGAAAAGAATAGTACAAGACCCTATCAGATACCAAATAGATATTCATGCAGATGAGTATGAAATAACCTTACCTGAAGCATTGGAAAACTTATGAAAGTATATCCTAAATCATGTATTGCGCCTGTTGTTGGATTTACATTAGATCCTAAAGGTGAGATTGCGTTGTGCTGTAATTCAAGAAGGGTCGGCACTAAATTATCTGATATTAGTTCAATTAAGGATTTTTTCCTAGATGAAAAATATAAAAATTATAGAGAGATTAATAATGATAAGGGCTGGGATAATATCACTGAATGCTATGGATGCATACGCGATAAAAAACTAAACAGAGAGTCGAATGTACATTGGTTTGAAACCCAATTAGATAAACCTTACGAATATTATAGAGATAATCTAAAATTTAGATTTTTAGAAGTTACCACTAGTAATATCTGTAATCTTAGTTGTGCGATGTGCAACAGTTATTTTAGTTCAATGTGGCATAAAATTCATGAGCAGGTGCTCGGTACGCCTCTCGATCCTAATGCTCTAAATAAAATATCTGATCATGACTTAGAAAAAGTATTAAAAGTTATTCCTGACTTAGAAGTCCTAATGATTAAAGGCGGTGAACCATTTGCGGATAAAGCAAATACAAAGATCCTAAAAAGTTTAATCGGCGTGAATAAAAATTGCAAGATAACTATTGTTAGTAATATGCACACCATGTCAAAAGAAAATCTGGATATTATGAAAGCCTTACATAAACAAGGTAATAAAATTTCTCTTTCGGTTAGTATTGATGGGGTCGGAGAAACCTATGATTGGATTCGAGGTGGGGCTTTTCAGACTACCGTAAAAACTATGGAAAGATATTACAAAGAAACGCAAGCGAAATTTGCTATTCAAGTTACTGTCTCCGTTTGGAATATACTTAGGTTAAAAGAAATCTATCAGTATTTTAAAGATAAGCCTTATCTTACTAAAATCAATTTCGAAAATATTATAGAATCTCCTTATTATGGTTCTCCTAAACTACTAAGTCAGGATATATTAGATGAATATATTTTAGACTTTTATACCGAGGTTAAACATACAGAGAGACAAGCAGAAAAAAAATTTATTGAGGATAAATATTTTCATCCGGAAAAGGGATTACGATACTATCCATATAAGACTATAATTAAAAACCTACTTAATTTAAACTCTTATGAATTAGAAATGAACGATTGGGACAAAGAGAAAAAACGAAATTATTATCAAGCGTTTACAGATTATACAAATAATTTAAATAAGGTTAGAGGTTCTAATATTTTTGATATCCAACCCGACTTAAAAGACGCGATGGCTATGTAATGTATACTGGATTATCATACGGATTTCATGATGCGGCTATAGCATATATTGAGGATGATCAGATCCTATTTGCTGAACATGCTGAAAGGATAAGTCGTAAGAAAAACGACAGACATCGCATTGAAGACTGGGAGATTAAAGGCGAGTCAGTATATTATGAAAAGCCATTTAAAAAGAATCTTCGTAGACTATATGCTGGGCAGAAATGGAAATCTATGCCTAAGCATGATCATTATGTAGAACATCATTGGTCTCATGCAGCCGCAGCCTATTATACTAGACCATTTACAAGTGAACCAGTTTGTGTTATAATTGACGCAATCGGCGAGTGGGATACGGCATCTATTTGGTGGAAGAAGAAAAAGGTTTGGAGTATGAAATACCCCAAATCTATTGGTTTGTTCTACAGTGCTATTACAGATTACGTCGGACTAAAACCTATGGAGGATGAGTATATCCTTATGGGTATGGCTGCATTCGGTAAGCCGACACAATCTTTATATCATGTATTTGATTCGAATTGTCATAGAGGGGCGAGAGATTTAGATCTCGGAGATAACTATGAAGATCTCGCTGCAAGCGCACAGTTAAGAGTAGAACAAGAGATTCTTCACATTATGGAAAAAGCCAGAAAGTATTCTGACTATCTTTGCTATGGCGGCGGTGTGGCTTTAAACTGCGTGGCTAATTCTAAGATCCGACCCATGTTTAAGGATATGTGGATTATGCCATGTCCCGGTGATGCCGGATCATCGTTGGGTGCTGCAGCAGCAATTAATGGACATATGCTAGATTGGCAAGGGCCATATCTAGGATATGATATCAGGAGGAATGTAAATGTTAAAGAAGTTGTACAACATCTTATTGATCATTCTTATTGTGGCATTGCAAATGGTCGTGGTGAGTTTGGCCCTCGTGCCCTTGGCAATCGTAGCTTGCTTGCTGACCCTAGACGAGATGTTAAGGATACGGTTAATCAAATTAAGCGGCGACAAAAATTTCGACCCTTTGCGCCGGCGATCCTGGAAGAATTTGCTGAGGACTATTTCGAAGGTCCTATGAATGAATATATGCAATACGTCGCAATCGCAAAGCACGATCACGCGAGCGTGACGCACGTGGACGGTACCGCGCGGGTACAAATAGTAAAGTCTGATTGTAAATCTATATTGCGACCTATTCTTGAAGAGTGGTACGAACAAACATCCTGCCCTATGTTACTTAATACATCCCTAAATATTAAAGGACAGCCAATCGTTAATAATGAGAAAGATGCAGAAGATTTCGAAAAAGAATATAAAGTAAAGGTTTTTTAATGTCTTATATTTTAGCTCACGGGTGTAGTTATACTAATAAAAATTATAAACCCTATGTAGATCCAGATGTTATAATTGATTTTTTATTTTGGCCAGAACTTCTTGGGATAGATTTAAATTGTGATGTAGTCAACTTGGGATCTAATGGCCATGGTAATCATAGAATTTGCATGGAAACAGTAGATTATTTATTTGCAGCTAAAGAAAAACCAAAAGCTGTATTTGTATTACTATCTGGCTGGGATAGGCATCATATTTTAGGAGCAGTAAATTTTAACCCTACTAATGAATTAACATCACTTTATGCAAAAATTGAGGAAAATAAGATAACACATGATCAAATAGAATTAAGAAATGTTATTAAAGGTATGGAAAATTATGATCCTTCTATTAAAGAAAGTGATCATATAAAGCATTTAAAACTAAAACTTGCATTTACAAAATATCAAATAGAAGCCAACCGGCATAGTATGAAGCCGGAAACTATTATAAGTTCTAATCTAAGACCTGTTGAATACTTATATATGATTTGTGATTCTATGAATATTCCTCTTTTTATAATGCAAGGGTTAACCCCTACTGGATTTTACGCAATTGAAAATAGAATACCAGATTATATTAAAAAATTACAATCGGAAGGCAAAATCAACGGTTTGAACCTTTTTAATTATAAACTTTTTCACAAAGCTTTAATGGGTAATCAATATTTTAATAATATAGATGATAGAGAAGATAGACCAATCGGATGGCCATTTTTTCCAGAGTTAGGGGGATATTATCTAGATCATATTATAAGTCGTTTAGAGAAAGATAATAATTATACTTATGAAACAACACCATATAGGATATCGCTTTTAGATAGGCATCCTAATGGAAATGGTCAAATGTTAATTAAAAAATACTTTCTTAAAGAATATAGGGATAGAATAAATGAATGATTATATTCTTTGCGGAGGCTGCAGTTTCACGGCTGATCAATATGATTTTCCAGTGTGGCCCGCATTAGTAGGAAAACATTACAATATAAGAGTTAATAATGTGGGAGTAGGTGGAGGAGCTAACGATTCCCAATTTGATAAAATTATAGATGTTCTAATAAAGAAAAAAAATAATAAACCCAAGCATTTATTATATGCAATGACGGAATTTTATAGATTTTATGCGCAATTTCCAGAAGATGAAAATTTTAGAGTTTTTTCTTCTTCGAATCAAATGTCCTACGATCAATTTGTTCAGTTTTCAATGGAAAACGGATATCCAGATCCTAATCAGAGTGCTGAAGATTATAATATAAGAAGATATATCATAGATTTGGGTCTTCAAATTTATTTTGATACCAGACTCTTTATAGATTATAACTTTAAACTATTAATTAGATTAATAGATACCTGTGAACTTTTAAATATTCCTATTACAGTGGGTCTTGCGTTTGCTCCCCACGCTTCAGGTGTAACACTTCCTTCACCAACATCAGTTGACGGAAAATTCAGCTTTGACAGATACCAAGGAATTAGGTATGCAAAATATATATCGCAAGTCAGAAATTTCGATTTAAAAGATCCTTATATGGTAGACAGAGATAATTTTAACACAGAATTTTTAAAAAATCCATATTTTAAAAAGATAGATCAAGACCCTAAATATTACTCTAAGATTATCGGATGGCCATTTATAGAAACCTTTGGCGGTCATGTTTTAACAAATTGGAACTGGGATGAGCATGATAAACATGTTATATCGCCAACGGATGGGCACCCAAATAAATTAGGTCAAGAATTTATGGCTGAACATTTTATCAAACATATAGGATCAACTCTATGAAAATAAAAAAACTAAGAATTTGGAAATATAGAATCCTACTGTTTTTAAGTAGATTCCGCAAAAAGGAACCGGATCGAACTTATAATTTTATTTACGAAGACGATTTAGACGAATAAGGAACCCACTATGTTGCCGATTAAAAAGGCAGTAATTGAAGTATGTGGATCATGCAACTATTCATGTAAGTTTTGTCCACAGTCATTAGAAATGGGTGGTAGAGAATCCCCATTTAAACGAATGATGAACTTCGATTTGTTTTGTAATACTCTCGATCAGTTAAAAGATAGTGAGGTAGAAGAAATCTATCTCGAAGGTTCTGGTGAGCCGACTATGAATAAAAGACTTGCCGATTATGTTCAGGCTGGTACTGATCGTGGATTCCGAATGTGTTTTATTACGAATGGCTTTTGGTTTAAAGATGATCTAATGAAACGAGTAGTAGATGCAGGATTGCATTTCGCTCGTATTTCTGTTACTGGTTATAATCCAGAACTTTATCACAAGTGGATGAGCAAAGACGCTTTTTATGAAGTTATGGATAACGCTAATGCCGCTATTGAATATGGAGGCGCAGGTAAAATTGGATCTTATCATCTTATACTAGATAATAATCAAGCAGAGTTTGAATCCCAGGAATATCAGAATAATTGGATTAATCATGTTCCCGGTATTAAGTCTTCAATTTGGAAAATGCACAATTGGTCCGGGGTGTATGATGAGATTAACTGGAGAAAGAAACCAGAGAAAAGATCTTGCGGTAGACCATTTTCTCCTGACCTAATTGTTCGCGCGGGCGGGAATGATGGTAAACAAGGTGCCGTGGTTCCTTGCTGTATGGTATTGGGACAAGATAGCAAAGGCGTCTTAGGTCATTTATCAGATCAAACCATAGAAGAGGTTTGGAACGGGGATAAATATCAATGGCTAAGACAAATGCATAGAGACCATCGCTTTGATGAAATCGACTTTTGCAAAAACTGTGATATGTTATATGACGCGCCAGAAGCATTGGTTTGGTCTAACTTTGAAACAAGTTATGACAAATTAACTGGAGGGGCTTTCAGTATGAAAGAGTTTAGAATATGAAAATATTAATGGCTTATCCAAATCTTCCCATGATGCTAAGTCCACCTTTATCAGTAGCATACTTTACTGATATTTGCGACAGGGAAGAAGTTGAATTTCAGCTATTCGAAACATCAACATATGATGACGCAAGCTTTGCAGATGCCCAGACTCGTAAAGAACAGTTGGGTGCCGGTAGAGCTATGGTTGATTACGAAGACGCCTTTGAAATGTTAAAGCCTACACAAGAAATGATTCCTGATTTTGTGAAAAAGGTCAATGAATATAAACCGGACTTAATTCTATTATCCATCGTCGAGGATACTTACTTTGATGGTATGAAAATGTTAGAATCGGTTAACCACCTAAATATTCCTCATATTGTGGGCGGCGTATTTCCTATTAATGCACCTGATCTTGTTATTGCCAATCCACTAGTAAAAGTTATGTGTCGATATGAGGGCGAATATGTCGTAAGAGATGTTATTCGTAAAATGAAGGGCGGCGAATCTATTCAGGATGTAAAGGGATTGTGGATTAAAAATGAAGATGGCACAATATTAAAAAATCCTCCACAGCCTCTAGTAGACTTGTCCGAGTACTATACTAATTACAGATTGTTTAGTGAAAAAAGATTCTATAGACCTATAGGAGGAAAAGTTAGACGAACACTACAATTAGAAACTTATAGGGGCTGTCCATATAGCTGTACATATTGCAATTCTCCTACTACTCGTGATATGGATAAAAAATTTGTAAGAAGAGATTCTTTAGATTCTGTTAAAAGAAAAATAGAAAGAACTATTAAAGATAATAATCCTCAATTCTGGTTTATCTTAGATGATTCGTTTACTGCTAGGCCAAAAAGGGAATTGTTTCCTCTTTTAGATATTTTAAAAGATGCTGGTATTCCCTGGTGGTGTAATACTAGATTTGACGATATTGATGAAGAGATTCTTGCCGCAATGAAAGAGGGACATTGTGAAAGAATCCAGTTCGGTTTAGAAAGCGGTAATGAGTATTATCGTATTAATTATCTAAAAAGAAATGTGAGACAAGAAGTATATTATAAAAAGGCAGAAATCATGAATGCTTCTGGTATTCCTTATGGTATGAATGTTATTATTGGTTTACCTCTAGAAACCAGATCTATGGTAATGGATACTGCTAGACTCTGTAAAGATATCGGAGGATATGATGGATTGGGCGTTTCTTTATTTGTTCCATATCATGGTACTGGTCTAAGGAAAGTAGCACTAGAGCATGGATTTATTAAAGAGGATCAGATTGGTAGCAACGGGGGATTCCAGGGGTTACCATTTATGAGAATGCCGAAACCCTATTTGCAGTTGGATGAAATGCAGGATCTTACTGAGAAATTTAAATATTACGCATATTTTAAAGAAAGTATGTGGCCAGAGATCGACGCTGCAAAAGATCTTTCTAAATACGAAAAAATATACCAAGAGGAATTCTTTTCTAGTCCCATTGCTCAATATGGTGATGAACACGTAGCCTCTCGTAAAAAGAGTAAATGGGCATGTGAAGCAGACGAATATATGGACTTTAGGCAATATGCATGTTGAACATTTAAAAACCATTTATATTAATTGTGAATCTGATGGGAAAAGAGCAGAATTAGGCCAGAGTTATATCGTAAGATTTGATCGGCATTCTATCCACACAGTGGTAACTCAAGTATCTAAAATAGGAAAAATGTTTTGTGATGCGCATCTTATGCAGCAAGATGGACTAATGCGATCGACAGATATAGTTAATATAGTCTTATTATTAACCCCCGCTTGTTTTTGGAATATCTATGGGCATAAAGATAGCGAATCATCTGTGGATCGAATCTATTGGATGATTAACAATTTTAAACTTCCAAATATAGGAATGAGAATATCTGTCTATACCGGTGAGGAGATGGATATTAACATTGATGGAACATTTAGTCTGTTTTGGTTATGGCCGACAAAAGAACAATGGAATAAAAATAATACAGAAAACTATATCACATTTCAAAAACCCGAAGCAAATCCTAATAAAGTTTCTTGGAATAGAATTAATATAAAAAAATGTATTAATACAATCGAGACTTATGCTTCGGAAAAAAATTTAGACATTAAATATCTAGATTATACACAAAAATATGAAGATGTGTATAGAACTCTTTTAAAAGCAAAAGCACATTTTTCTTATACCGGTTCTTTTTATTCTTTGGCGCCGCACATAGGTATTCCTACTATTGGGATAGGTAGACCAGCAAAAGATCATTCTATTCTTTATCGTAATCCGTTTGCAGATACTATGGACTTATCTGAAAGATATATGGATATTAAAAATCATCTATATGGTAGAACAATATCTGATAGTGGAAGAGTACAACATCTTTTTCCGGATGGAAAACTTTACAATTATCCAGTCATTAGTATGATAGATACAAATAGCCCAGATCATATTAAAGAAATTATAGACAATCTTGATCGTTTATCTAGATTTTCAATAGAATGCCCCTCAACGGATTCTTATCTGTTAAATCATCCTAGGGATAAATAAAATGAAAGTTAATAAACCGTGGGAATACTATTATACCGATAACTTTCTTCCGGAAGATCAATATAACTCTTTGTTGGATCAATGTAAATCCCTTTTTAAAGATAGTACGAAAGATGTAGACCGCTATATCTTGGATCATGATCCAACTCCGCAGATTAAGAATTACATGAACTACTTTAATGAAAAAAGAGGATATTATAACCTAGCTAAGTTTATACATTTAACTTCTACTAAAGCCAACTTTGTGCATCCTATGCACGTCGATTCTGAATTCAAGATTATGTCTGCGGTATTATATCTGGGGGAAGACAATAATGGTACTCGGATTTATGCAGAAAAAGACGGTGAGGTTGTAGCAGAAGTTGACTGGAAGCCTAACAGATTATTCGTATTCTGCGGAAAGAACGATGTAACTTGGCATGATTATACTAGCAAAGGCCAAAGATTTACCTATAACTATTTCGTTGTCGATCCATCCAAAATTGAAAATCCTGAATATAAATCCGGATTAGTAAAATTTTAAAATGTAAATTATTATAAATAATACTAACATATGGAGCAGGGGCGTGATCGCGCGTCCGACAAAGAAATCGAAAGGTATTTCATGGCCCAGTACGAAGAATTTACCATCGACCAAGGGTCTGATGTGGCAGTCGAAATACACTGCGTTGATAAGGATGGGTCTAAGAAAGACCTTACCGGATATTCAGTATCCGCAAAGCTAAAGAAAACCTACACTAGTGATAGTGATGATACGGTTTCTTTTACGTCTATTATTTCTGTACCAGAAGAAGACGGAATCCTTACGATCTCTTTAAATAATACCCAAACTGATCTGCTTAAAGCGGGTCGGTACGTTTATGATGTGGAACTTTCATATCTTGACAGTGATGGAAATACTGTTATTGAAAGAATTTTGGAGGGTAGAGCCCAAGTCACTCCGTCAGTAACGAGGTGATAGAATGGCGATTACGGTAACTAGCAACCAAACACTAGTTCAAAGAGTTGTACCAGACCAAACTACTATTGTAAAAACAATTAAGGTTGGTACTCCAATTCGGAGAGTAAATGCTGCGGGTGCTGGCATTGAAACACTTGGTGATGTAGATACGACAAGTAAAATTAACGGAAGCATTTTAATATATAATTCTTCAACTAGTAAGTGGACAGCTTCTAACGATTTAGAAAATCAAAATATTAACGGAGGAAGCTACTAATGGCGTCCATTATTAGGATTAAAAGGTCTACCGGTACCGCTGCGCCAGGAACGCTTAAAACCGGTGAATTAGCATACTCAGCCGGTACCGGTACATCAGCTAACTTCGGTGATCGCTTATTCTTTGGTAAAGGCGATGATGGTTCGGGTAACGCAACAACCGTAGAAGTTATCGGTGGTGCCTATTTCGCAAATCTTGCGGATCATACACCCGGTACTCTTACTGCCAACAGTGCTATTATCACAGATGGTAGTAGCAAGATTGATCAGTTAATTGTTGATAACGTCGATATTAATGGTAATACCATTAGTACTACTTCTGGTGATTTAATTCTTAATCCTACTGGCGATATTGATGCTAGCAGCAATCAGATTAAGAATCTTGCAACTCCAACCCTTTCTACAGATGCTGCTACAAAGGCTTATGTTGATGCGGTTTCAGGTGCATCATATTTTACAGTAAATGGTGACACGGGTTCAGACACCGTTAATCTAGCGGATTCGGCCGTTACAATTACTGGCGGAACTGGTCTATCATCTGCCGTAACAAATAATACTGTTACAATTAATCTTGATAATACTTCAGTTTCTCCAGGTTCATACGGTTCTGCAACTGCTATTCCAACATTTACGGTTGATCAACAGGGTCGTTTAACTGCTGCAAGTACTGTTAGCGTTGCTACTACACTTAACCTTGCAGGCGAGACTGGTACTGGTTCAGTATCAATCCTTGATTCTGATTTAACTATCGCAGCTGGCGAAGGTATTAATACAGTTGCTTCAGGCACAACTATTACCATTTCAGGTGAAGATGCAACTACCTCTAATAAAGGTATTGCAAGCTTCGAAGATAGCGACTTTATTGTAACTGCCGGTCATGTTAGAATTAAAGAAGGCGGTGTTTCGAATGCACAGCTTGCTAATTCTACTATCACCTTAGGTTCTTCTACCCTAACCCTAGGTGCAGCGACAACTGATGTTGACGGATTAACTTCTCTTATCGTTGATGATATCAAGATCGACGGAAGTGTTATTTCTAACCTTTCAGCTTCTAATTCACTATACATTGACCCAGCTCCAGTTGGTGATTCTGCCGGTGGCTTTGCTGGTCAACTTGTTATTCGCGGTGATCTAGTTGTTCAAGGTAGTACCACAACTGTTAACTCGACAACAGTTTCTATCAACGATCTAAATCTAGTACTTGCTGATTCTGCTGCAAATGCTGCTGCTGCGGATGGTGCCGGTATTACGATCGGTGGTGCTGGCTACTCTGGCACTAAAGCTACCATTCTATACGATGGCGCTACAGATCGTTGGGATCTCAATAAAGGTCTAGAGTTTGCTGATTCAATCGGTGGGACAAATACCGTTTATTTCTCTGGTACTAAACTTAGCCATGCTACTTTGGATCTTATTGCTACTTCTCTATTCGAGGGCGAAGGCATTGATCTATCTTATAACGTCGGCTCTCGTACCTTTACTATTGCAGCCGAAGATGCTTCGGTTACTAATAAGGGTGTTGCAAACTTTGACTCTGATCAGTTTACAGTTACCGGTGGTCTTGTTACTGTATCAGTTTTAGACGGCGGTACTTACTAATATATAAACAGTCTGGGATATTTTTATATCCCAGACTTTAAACTAATACCTTTTTTAAGGAAGATATAATAAATGTCTACAACTAAGATTATACTTAAAAAATCTTCGGTATCTTCTAATGCGCCGGCAGTAGGAGATCTTGATTACGGTGAAGTTGCTCTTAACTATGCCGATGGTAGACTCTATTATAAAAACTCTTCCAACCAAATTAAACATTTTATTGACTCTGATCGTGTTGCAATCATCGGAGCCAATCTTCAGAGTGGTATTCTTGCATATGCAGATAGTGCTTATACTACTCCTGCGGAAGTGTATTCCCTTATTGATTCAAGCTATTTAAATAATAAACACATTGACGCAAAAACGTTAAATGGTCAGTTAGGTTCTTATTATTTAGATTATAATAATCTAACTAACGTTCCAGCAGGACAAAATTTAGATTCTGATAACATTAAATCAATCTTTAGTGTTTCTGGTGATCTTTTATATGATTCTGCTACTGGTCAGTTTAGCTTTACAGAAACCCCTGAAATTACAGACTCTGAAGTTAGAGCATTATTCGGTGCTTCTGGCTCATTAAGTTATAATCAGGCAACTGGCGTATTTTCTTATACTGAGAGAACCGATACTCAGGTCAGGGCGTTATTCAATGCTGGCGGGGATCTTTCTTATGATTCCTCTACTGGTACATTTAGTTATAATACGGATTATTATACTAAGTCAGAATTCGATTCTGATTTTAATACTCGTTTTGGTGTTGCTACTACTGATAGTTTAGGTGAAGGTTCTACGAATCTTTACTTTACTGATAACCGTGCATATACTGCAATTGATAATCGTGTAACATCTGGATTTATTAATGGTCTCGGAGTTAATGCTATTACTCTTGATAGTGCTTCTCCCGGATATTACTTAGATTATACCAATTTTACAAATACACCAAACGTCCTTGATAGTGCTAATATAAGAAATATCTTTAGCGTTGCAGGCGATCTTGCATATGATTCTGCCACCGGTCAGTTCTCCTATACTGGGCGGACGGATCAAGGTGTGCGGGATCTATTCTCAGTTTCCGGGGATCTTGCATATGATTCTTCTACTGGGCAATTTAGCTTTACCCAAAGAACGAATCAACAAGTACGAAACCTATTCTCAGTAACAGGTGATATTTCTTATGATTCTTCTACAGGTCAATTCAGTGTTACAACTTATAAGAATACCGATTTTGATAATAGATTAGCTACAAAGTCAACAGATAATTTAAGCGAAGGTTCTACCAATCTTTACTATAAAGATAGCTCTGTTAGATCACTTCTATCTGGTGGTACTGTTGTTGATATTAGTATAAGTGGGGATCTTTCTGCTACTAATGCTGATATTACGGGTAATCTTAATGTTCAAGGTACTACGACGACCGTTAACCAAGCAACGCTGACCGTCTCTGATTCGAAGATCTTCCTTGCCGATGGTAACCCAAGTGATGCTATTGACGTAGGTATTTTCTTTAACTATTATGATGCCGATAGTTTATTTGCTGGTATTTTCAGAGATGCTTCTACAGAAGCTATTACAGTATTTGATGGATATAATCAGGCTATTGGTAGCACGATCAATACGAACCACATTAGCTTTAATCTCCCAACGCTGAAAGCTGGGGAATTTGACGGTTTACTTAATTGGACGAACCTTTATAATAAAGACAGCGTAAACTTTGCTTCGGTCACGGTTGAAAACCTAACGGTTACTGGAACGCAAACCGTTAATAACGTTGCTTCGGTTTCTACTGCCAGCCCACTTATTATTCTTAACGATAGTGCGACAACATACGTTGACGTGGGTCTTATTGGTAGCTATTACTCAGGCGGGCAAACACTAAACTCTGGTGTATTCCATGATGCTACAGACGGTCGTTGGAAATTCTTTAAAGGTTCAACTCAACAGTTTATCGATAGCACCTATGTTAATACAAGTGCTACAGGATATACTCTTGCCCCAGTACAAGCTTCAGAATTTATCGGTTCAGTAGCATGGTCTAATATCACAGGAAGACCTAATACAACTGATGACTTCTCTGAAGGTTCAATTAATAAATTTTATTATAGATCCAGAGCGGATTCCGATATCGGTGACGGTCATTTAACAGCTATCGGACTAGGTAACAATGCGACCTTTAGTTGGAATAACGTTGATCATACGGTTGACTTAGCTTATGCAGGAACAGGTGTTACCCTGCAAGTTGGCCAAGAACAACATATGTATGTTAAATCGACTGAAATCATTCCAGACGGTTCGTTGGTTATGTTCGATAGTGCCGGATTTGATACTATTTGGATTTCTAAGTGTGATCCTAATTCTGTAGGATTTGACCCTGAAAAGATTTTGGGTATTACTACTCAAGATTTTAATTCAGATGAAGCTGGATATATTACTATCTACGGTAAAGTTAGAGGTATTGATACGTCTGCATTTAATGAAGGCGATTTCCTCTATATGCATACTTCGACTAAAGGCGCTTTAACCAACGTTAAGCCCTCCGTTGGAAATCACGTTCAACAAATTGCTGTTGTTACTAAAAAAGATGGGATTAATGGTTCTATCTTTGTTAGACAAGATCATATTCCTGATACAGATGATATTCTTGAAGGTGAAACAAATAAGTATTATACTACAGCAAGATTCGATTCTGATTTTGCCGATAATACTACTACAAATTTAGCTGAAGGTACAAACCAATACTTTACTAATGCCAGAGCAAGATCTGCTATTTCGGTAACAGATGCTGGCGGGGATGGATCTCTCGCCTATAATTCCGGAACTGGTGTTATTACCTATACTGGACCTTCCGCTTCAGAAGTCAGAGCCCACTTCTCCCAAGGAACCGGTGTTACAATTACTTCAGGCCAGATCGCAATTGGACAGGATGTTGGAACAACTGCGGATGTTACGTTTAATTCGGTTACTGTAGATAGTTCTCCTATTTACGGTCAGCAATACGGCGGACTTTCATTCAATCATGATAGAAGTCTAGGAGATAGTACTGAAACCTTATTTGAATTTGTATCTCAAGATTCTACCACAGCCTCTATTATTGGTATCGGTGTTCATAACAAATATACGCATGCTATCGGAGTTACTCCTAATTCTCAATTCGTATTTGGTACTCAAGCTGCTGCAACTGGATTTGCATTTAGAAAAAATATGGGCACCAGCCCTATTGGTTTAACCACAGGTGACGATCTTCTTACAATCGCAGCAAATACTGGTAATACTTCATTTAAATCTTCAACTGAAGCAACCACAAAAACCTCGGCATCGGTTACGCTGGTCGGGGGTCTAGGTGTTGATAAGACTATCAGAGCACAGGATATCGTTGTTGCAAATAATATCACAGCAGGTACAAATGGCACTGGTAAGTTTATCGGGGGCGTAACTGGCACCGTTTCTAGCATTGCTAACCACACTACTACTGCTCTTGCAGAAGGCACAAATAAGTATTATACTACAGCAAGATTTGATTCTGATCTTGGTGCTTCGACTACTGACGATCTTCCACAAGGTTCTACTAATAAGTATTACGACTCTGCTACCACAACATCTACTGCTCGTCATGCAATTAGCATAAGTGATAATGGTGGTGACGGTTCTATTACATATAATGCTACTACTGGCGTTCTTACGTATACGGGCCCGAGCGCGGCGGAGGTGCGGTCGCACTTCAGCGCGGGTACGGGCGTAACACTTACTAACGGTCAAATTAGCATTGGGCAAGCAGTAGGCACCAACGACTCCGTCCAATTCAGCGGTATGACTGTTCTGAATAACGTGGTTATCGAAGGCGACCTTTACGTTGCTGGTACTCAAACAACTGTATCACAGTCTACGCTTTCTGTTAATAGCTCATTCATTCACGTTGCAGATAGTAATACTGACGACGTAGTGGATATCGGTATTATTGGTCACTACTCTGATGATGGTGGTACAACATCCCGTCACACTGGTTTTATTCGTGATGCTACAAACGGTGAATGGTATGTCTTTGATGGATTGATTCAGGACACCTTAGATAGTTCCCCACCTGCAACTACTATTAATATTGGAGGACCTGGTTGGAATCTTCCTACTTGGAACTTTGGTAGGCTACGCGGTCAATATCTTGGCTTCGATTCTGACTTCCGAGTATTCTCGACGAATTATACCGTATATGATTCCGATTTCACTGCTGTTTCAGCTGGTAGATATGCAGTAAATACAACGAACGGGCAGGTACAATGTACCTTGCCTATTAATCCTACAACGGGGGATTATGTTAAATTAATCGATGTATCTAACTGGAGTGGCGCTAATACGGTCTTAGTTAATCGTAACGGTTCGACGATCGAAGGATATTCTGATAACTTTGAATTAGATTTGGGACAAAGTATAGTTGAATTTATCTACATAAATAACACATGGAACATTTACTCATCTATCGGTCAAAGAGGACCACAGGGATTAAAAGGTGATTCAGCAGACGTTGCTAGTTTTGCAACACAAACACAATCAATCGCATATGCAATTGCACTAGGATAGGAAATTTATAATGGCTAAAAAGCTTATTAGAGAATATTATTTTACACCGGGAGTTGCTGGATCTGCAACAATTGAAGTTCCTGGTCGATATACTTTAGATAAACTTCTTTTGATTACTAACGTAACCGATAATGTTGTTTTATATAACTTTGCAGATGCTTCATTTGCCGGAACTACTGCCGTATTTACAGAAGCTGATGGTACTAACTTCCCTAGGATTACTCAGGCTCATGATGGTTATACCACATTTACTTTGCAGTATAATGCTTCTGCAATGAGTTCAACTGATAAACTACAAATTTATGTTGAAGATCAAGAAGATTACGGGCAAACAATTAGACCATGGGCATTTGGTACAGACGCTATTGAACGTATGCGGGTATCTAATCCACAGGCAATGATCGATGCTGACTTTGAATATGGCCTGCAACCTACTAAATGGGCTGGTTATGGTACTGTGAAAGGTTATCCATCAGTATATGAATTACCGGGTGTTGATCTAGTTGTTAGCACTATGACAACAGATTATCAGACTACTTCTACTACAAATAGTGTTATTACTGTTACATTCACAACAAGCCACGGTCTTTCAGTTGGTAATGTAGTAAACGTATCCGGATTAAATGCCGGTACGTCAGGATTCTCTCGTGCCGATGGTAGTTTTATTATCTATGCTGTTCCGTCTTCTACTAGCCTTAGTTATTTTGCTCGTGGCTTAGTAGGTACAGCCAGTGGTCAATCATTATATACAGAAGAAACTCTAGTAAAATTAGGGGCTTTATATGAAAATGCGAGTATTCCCGTAAGCAGCGTTTCATCAGATGGTTCTGATCCATCTGTAATTACGGTTAACTTTTCTGCCCCTCATGGTCTAATTCCAGGAACAAATATCCACGTTGATATCGCTTCTGGTACAAATGTATCATATGCCTCTGGTCCATTCTTTATTAAATCTACCCCTAGTTTAACTTCATTGACGTATACTGCAAGACCGGGTGCTTCAGTTACTTCTCCTTCTAATGCCACTTTCTATGCACTTTCTAACTCTACTATTGTTCATAGACCTGCTGATGGTGGTGTTATTCTTTCTACAAAAACCCCAACATATGCGGCTCAGGTGGTCCGTCAAACCAAACGGTATTTCAGATATCAATCTGGTAAAGGTTTCCTTTGGTCTTCGGGTACATTATTTGCACCGAACTATGATATCCAAAGCATTACGGCATCCGGAACTACTTCAGGATCAGAAATTACTGTTAAAACCGACGATATTGATCACGGCCTTCAGCCCGGCGCCGTCGTTCAACTTTCTGGGGTATTAACTAGTGGATATGAAGGCCAATATACCGTTGATAGTATTGTAGACGACTATACATTTAAAGTTTTAGCTACTGGAGCATTAGGCGATACAACTGCAGTTCTTGCGGCAAGATCCTCGGTTTACGTAAAATCTTGGATTGGTGCTGCGGTTCGTGGTGGATTATTCGATGACCAAAACGGCGTGTTCTTCGAATTTGACGGCAACCAAATGTTCTGCGTTTCTCGTACATCAACTAATAATATTTCCGGTACTTTGGCGGTCACTCAGAATAGTCAGTCAATTACTGGCACCAATACCAGATTCTCGGAACAACTCCATGCCGGTGAAAGAATTATTATCAGAGGTATGACCCACTTTGTTACACAAGTAGTAAGTAATACCCAGATTTATATTTCTCCAGACTATAGAGGTATTACTGCTTCAGGCGTGCGTGCGCAGGCGATTACTGAAAGAAGAATTCCGCAAGTGAAGTGGAACCTTGACAAATGCGATGGTACAGGCCCTTCCGGATATAACTGGAACTTTAATAAAATGCAGATGGTCGGCATTGAATATTCTTGGTATGGTGCAGGCTTTATTCACTTTATGGTTCGCGGTTCTGATGGTAAGTGGGTATATGTCCATAGAATTAAAAATAACAACGTAAATAATGAAGCCTATATGAGATCCGGCAACCTTCCGGTTCGTTACTCTATTGACAATGATGCGCCTTTAACTTACTTAACTTCTAATATCGATTCATCTGCTACGACAATTCCATGTGCAGATCTTCAGGAATTTACGGACACCGGTACCTTATATATTGACAACGAAATTATCAATTATACCGGGAGATCTGCTACTGACGGGCCCGGTAACTTTACTGGGTGTACTCGAGCCGGTACATTAGTACAATATCAACAGGGTTCTACTAATAACCTAACCGCGGGTTCGGCAGTTCCTCATACATCTGGAACCGGGGTATTAGAGGTTTCCAATACCTGTTCGCCGACCCTAACTCACTGGGGTTCAGCTTTAATGATGGATGGTGGATTTACATATGATCGTGGTTATATGTTTAACTTTCAACGTGAACATATCTATACAACTACAACTAAACTAACTCAGTTCTTAATTCGTTTGGCTCCTTCTGTTGATAACGGGCTAGTTGGACGACTGGGGGCTAAACAGCTTTTGAATAGATCACAACTATTGCTACAGGCTATTACAATTGCCGGAGCGAACGGTACTTCTTCAGGTGCTATTATCGTTGAAGGCATTCTAAATCCAAGGAATTATGTATCAGCAACGTGGCAAAGCTTAACATCCCAAGCGGATGGTGGACAGCCTAGCTTTGCTCAGATTGCCACATCGGTTACATATTCAACTGGAACATATGCTCTACCCGGTGAACAGATCTTCGGTGCGGTGTTCCCATGTGCAGATACGGGATCTATTTCTGAAACGCTTCCTCTTACCGATCTAAAAGAACTTACGGGCGCACCATTGGGAGGTGACTTTAAATTCCCAGATGGTCCTGACATTCTAGCTATTAATATTAGAACTACTACAGGTAACGCTCGGGTGTCAACAATGTTAAGATGGTCTGAAGCTCAGGCATAAAGAAAGAATAAAGAATGGTAGTTAAACTAAGCAGTTTCTTAAGCACGTCTCTAGCTCAAGGTCTAGATTCTGCTACGGTTACAAATATCATCGATGCATCGGTAATCCCGCTAGACTCCGGTACTAGCGGGCCATACTTAGCTGGGGTTATTCACGGTAATGGTATTATAGTAACCGGTAGTGGTTCTCATGAAGCTACTGCTACCATCAATGTAGATTCTTCAAAAGTTGCATATCTAACTTCTACCCAAACCTTAACGAATAAAACCATTAACCTATCAAATAACACTTTAGTTTCGACATTTAACCAGATTAATGCCGCCGTTTCTGGTGAAACTCTTGTGGGTATTGGTGCTACTCAAACTCTTACTAATAAAACACTAACGTCTCCTACTATTACTGGTCCTACTATTACTGGACCTGCATCTCTTACTAAGATTTCTACGTTCGGTCTTAGAGATACTACAACTACAAGTTATGATACAAGATTCGCATCGACTAGTACAACTGCTCTTACCCAAGATAGACTATTAACATTCGATATTAAAAATGGCGATAAGACAATTACACTTGGGGGCGGGTTAACTCTTGGAGGTGCATTCACTACTTCTGGTGCACATACAACTACTTTAACTACATCAGGAAATACTTCAGTTACTTTGCCAACTTCTGGTACTCTTGTATCAAAAGATGGCTCTGGCAATGTTACGATTGCCGGAACATTAACTGCAGGAAATCTATCTGGAATTTATTTAGGATTTGATTCTGATTTCGGAGTAGCAATCGCCGCATCTAGTACTACCGATTTATCCGAAGGAACTAATCTATATTATTTGAAATCAAGAGTCGATAGCGATATCGATTTAAGAGTTAATGCTTCGTTTATTAATACTCTAAGCGGAGTGGATGCTGATACATTAGGCGGACAAGCTGGATCTTATTATTTAAATTATAATAACTTCTCGAATACGCCAACGATCCCAACCGTGTATAATAGTACAATTAAGGTATTTGCTGGATCCGGTATTAGCGGAAGTGCAACGTTTAGCATTAACAATCCGCTTGATAGTGATATCACTATTACTAACACCGATAAAGGTTCTTCGCAGAATATCTTTAAAAATATTGCAGTTAGCGGTCAATCAACTATTGTAGCAGATACAAATGATGACACCTTAACATTAGCTGCTGGGGCTGGTGTTACTCTTACAACGAATGCAACTACTGATACAGTTACAATCGCGGCTTCGGCTGCTGTTCCTACTGGTACTACCCCGCCTGCATCTCCTTCTTCTGGCGCGCTTTGGTGGGATGATTCAGCTGGGGATCTTTACATTTACTTCCAAGATAGTGATACCTCCCAATGGGTTCAAGCTTCGCCTTCTATTCTCCCAGATGGCATCGTATCTAATCTTAAATTGGCCGATTCGGCTGTTACTACGGATAAGATTGCATTTGATGCAGTAACATATAACCGTATGCAAAATGTGGCAACAGCCAACCGGGTTCTTGGTTCAACGAGTGCCGGAGGGCAAGTTTCCGAGGTTCAGGTCAATCAAGCAATGTTGCAAAGTGCAGTAACGCTTGTCATATATAACTCAGCAGGATCTGCTGTTAAAACACTATACGGAGCAGGAGCATAATGGCTAGATTAAATTTTCCTGGCAGTCCTACGAATGGACAGGTTTATACTATAAATGGTAATACCTATACGTATTACTCTGATCCTGGTATTTGGAAAGCCACGTCATTTAAAGATGCTCCAAAGGGTACTGCTGCAACAATTACTATTGGCACTGTATCTCTATTAGATTCCGACCAAACGCCGACTGTAACAAATTCTGGTGATACAACCGCTGCGACATTTAACTTTGGGTTAACTCGGGGGATTAGAGGTTTAACCGGACCAACTGGTCCTAATGGACCTAATGGACCTACCGGGCCAACAGGGACAATTGCTGTTGGAACTGTTACTACAGGTCCAGCGGGTGGTTCGGTATCAGTTACAAACTCTGGTACATCAACGGCTGCTGTATTCGACTTTACTATTCCAGTCGGGGACACTGGATCAACCGGACCGACTGGTCCTACCGGTCCCGAAGGTCCTACGGGACCTACCGGACCAGTTGGGCCTCCAGGACCATCAAACGCAGATACACTTGATGGCATTGACAGTCTATCATTCCTTCGTAGTGATACTACTGATGCGTTTACTGGTACCGATATGCAATTCGGTACTTCTTCTAAAATATCATTCGGGTCTGCAACTAGACAGATGGTAGATCTTTATGCTTCTAGCTACGGTTTGGGCGTTCAATCAAACACTTTATACTTCAGATCCGCCAGCAGATTTAGTTGGTTTACTAGCGGATCGCATAGTGATACCGAGAATAATGCTGGAACCGGTGGTACGGTTCAAATGACGCTTACAGGTAATACTTTAACTTGTAGCACTTTCTCTGGTAATGCAACGTCAGCTAACTTTGCTGACCTCGCAGAAAGATATCATGCAGATAAAGAATATCCTATTGGTACGGTTTTAGGTATTGGTGGCAAAAATGAAGTCACACTATACCAAGTTGGGCTTCCTCTTGCAGGTGTTGTTTCCGAAAATCCTGGATTAAGAATGAACGATGATGATGAAAAGCAAAATGATCCACTTTGGCCGTTTATTGCTCTTAAAGGTAGAATTCCTGTAAAAATTCATGGTTTGGCTAAAAAGGGCAATTATATTATTGCAGGTGGGTCTGGATTTGGAATTGCATCAGAAACCTATCTCCCAGGACTAACCGTTGGCGTCGCTATAAATAGTGGTGAAGGTCAAGTAGAAGTGAAGGTATAAACCATGGGATCGCCCTGTCCTGCTAATAACCAATATTCAACAGTTGCTGCCGGCACTCTTATTGATGCCGTTGATTGGAATAATATTCGGGATCAAGCTATCAATGAATTAACACGTAGAGGTGCTTCTACTACAAGTACTAACTGGCCTGCTGCTTCTGCAGGAAATGCAATTACTGCTGCTCGTTTAAATAATCTTGCAGCAGATTTGACAGCTAGAATTGGTACTTTCCCCTATTCTACAGCATCGGCAGTAATTCAAGCTACTGAATTTAATCAGTTAACTACTCAATTGAATACTTGGTCAGCAGCATGTCTATGTAACTGTAACTTCTGCACTTGTAACTGTAACTTCTGTACTTGTAACTGTAATTTTTGTACATGCAATTGTAACTTCTGCACTTGTAACTGTAACTTCTGCACTTGTAACTGTAACTTCTGCACGTGCAATTGTAACTTCTGTACCTGTAACTGCAACAAGTGCTGCTCTGATCCTGTTGTCAAAGAAAATATTAAAGGACTAGATGGAAGGAACTAAGTGAAAGATGTTAGTAAAACATATTGAAAATAGTGATTTTTTTAAAAGAAATTTTTCAGAAGTTTCTAATAGTGATGATTTATTATTGTTTATGATGTGGGGATATTTAACTAACGATAATATCTGTGGGCAGGAAGTAGACGGAGTGGAATTTGATACCCCAGCATTTTATAAAAGTGGGGTTCAATATATTGAAGGTCCGTTAACAGAAAGGTTTGGAGCTGACAATGTTTCCCGGGTTCTTTCGGAATTTATGACAACTATTAAGAATAAACCAGATACTTCTAAAAATACTGCAGGTGGAAGATCCCGGCAATTATATAATCCTCTTAGCGATCTTTATAGCATTCTTTGGATATGGAGTGAAAAGAATAAATGAGCTGGACGAAACAGGAAAAGGCTTCTATTATTTTAGAATGCTGGAAAAAATCTTTAGATAGAGCACTGAGAATGGAAGTAGCGGGATCGCCCGTGGGTATGCCCGTATATTTTTTAGCTGAACTTTTAGTAAGAATATATCCTGAAAATAATGCTTGGCAAGATTTATTAGATAACAAATATGTTGAACATTATGCTATTGCCGGTGCATCGAACATGGCATTACTATTAGAAGATTTTAATGCTTTCGGATTTGATTTTATCGAAGGCGCTGATCCATCCAGTCTAAAAATTGGTGACATGCCTTTATATAATCGTACCGATCCTGATCACATTGGTAGACATACGACATATCCTGCGATTTATTTAGGTGGGGAAATGTTCCCGAGCTCTATGTGGGGCATTATTAGAATCGAAGATTATGATTTTCCTCCTCATTTAGTTGCAAACATCTATCCCAATTTCAAAGGAGAAGGCGAATTAATTAATGGTAAATACTGTAGACCCCACGGTCCAGATGATAAAGCCTCATGGGATGAATTTTGGGGGGATCTATAATGACATTAGTTTCGGATAAGGGTATTAATCAATTAGCTCTTACAGAAGTTAGAGGCTTTTTAAAACCTGGGATGGTAATAGAAGTAGATCCAGAAACACCATTACCAGATATTTCAGAATGGAATAAGTATGGAGCAAAGATCGTTACAAATAACTTTCTTATTATAATGAGTAAAAAAGAAAATACTACTCGAAAGCCTATGCCCGGTACTTTTAATTATGCTGCTGAATGTTGTATGTGGAAAAATAGAAGTTATACCTATACTTTAAAATATGACGGGGTCACTCGAAGCGAAGTTGAACAATTTCTAACTGATAATGGAATTGAATGGAAAACAAGAGAGTTTGAAAAATATGGAATGGGCGGATAGATTATCTACTGTTGGAATTTACAAATATAGTTATAAAATAGATTCGCCTTTTAGACCGAGACACGAAGAAATCGGTGTACTAGCACATGAATTAGAAAATGTAGATCCTCTTTTAATATGGATAGATAGTGATGGTACTAAAAGAGTCGATCATCGAGGATTGGCGGTATTAACATTAAAAGCCAATCAAGAACTTAGACAAGAAGTTCTAAGTTTAAAACGTGAGTTAGAGGAGATTAAACTTGCATATAGAAATCAACACAACAAGTAAATGTAACTTAAAGTGTACCTATTGTTCTGAAGGCGACGCCTGCGGTTTATCTTCTGCTTTTCAGCAACATACTGAATTAAGCGCTGGGGATCTTATCGAAAAGATCAGCGGAGTAGATGATAATGACATTAACATTTACTTCTGGGGCGGTGAACCCATGATGAATATGAAACTTTGTATGGATGTTATGAAGGGTCTTATGGATGACCGTAGAGTAACATTTATGTTCTATACAAACGGGGTTTATATTAAGAAATACCAAAAAGAGTTGCTATGGCTTCGCGATGAGTTTATGAAACATCCTAAAAGAACTCGTCAGCCAAGGCTTCATATCCAGATTTCTTATGACGGTGAGCCAATTAATAGTAAAGAGCGTTTGACTACAGGCGGTGTTTCTACTAAATATTCTGCGAATGTAAAAGATTATTTCTTATGGTTAAAAGATAATGGGATCAGCGCTTCTCTTAAGCCAACCTTATCAGGGCATAATTTTAAATATATGTATGAAGCCTTCCTCGACTTTCAATCAGTTGGCGAAGATTATATGCCTACACCGGACGTTCACTCTACTGCGTCGAAAGAAGATCGCGCAGAGTGGTTAAGTGATTTAAAAGTTTCCTTACTTAAAATCGGGCGGCACATTTTAGATAATAATATGCGACTTACTACTTTCGGTTGGTTTAGACAATCGAGAGCAAACTGTTCTGCAGGTATCGACGTTATCTCTATTGATCTTGATGGTCAGAGTTATCCCTGTCACGGGTGTATGTACAGGAACCAAAGCGATCACGCTTTAGGAAATGTAATGAAAGAAGATCTAAATGAAGTCATTAAAGATATGTCCGCAAAATATAAAAGCTATCTGGATGACTTTAATAAAAATACAGAGGTCTGGTGCAATAGTTGCTCAAGCCCATTCTGTCTAAAATGCCCAGCTTCTTCTTATGAGAAATCTGCTAAAAAAGAAAAAGGATATGGTACAGCTTGGCAGGATAACCCAGCTAATACCGGCATGTGTTCAGTATTTAAAACCGCTACGCCTATTATTAATGCGGTGATGGCAGCAAGACCTACTGGACAACCGATGGCCATTCCGCAAACAACTTATCAGTTTGTAGAAGTAGAAGCAACTGATCCTAGATATATTCAAGAACGTACTGTTCAGAAATCTTCTCCGAATAAAAAACACGTAATGATTCCTGCAGAAGTTAAATCTAGCATTAGTGCTAAAAAAGAATTTGTGATTCCGGGGGAATAAATGTTTACATTAGAATTATCTACAACGGAACAATGTAACCTTGCTTGTCCTTATTGCTATGTTGTGAATAAACCGACATTTCTTACTAAAGAGACTTTTGATAATTCCGTAGATGAATTACAGGAATTAATCCGTAGAAGTAATAATGATGAATATGCAGTATCATTCTTTGGTGGAGAACCCATGCTTAATTGGGAATTAATTGAGCATGCTACTAAATATTTTAAAAGTGATCCTAAATGTAAACATCTAGTTATTATTACTAATATGACTATGATCGATGAGTATAAAAGCCAATTTATTGAAGATAATGAAATCTCAATCTCTTGGAGCTTTGACGGCATTGGATCAAATGAGTCAAGACCTTTAATTCGTAACCATAAAGCGAATGAAGGGTTTAACGATATTATGGAGATCTATGAAGCCAAAAAAGATCTTGTTCTTAAGCATGGTAGATCCGGTTGTAAAGTTATGATCTATCCCGGTAATGCGGGAACAATGACCGAGAATTTAGAATTCTTGGTTGATTGGGGTGTATGGAATCCAGATTTCTGTATTGTTCGTGATAATGTTTGGAGAGAAGATCATCTTAGAACATTCTATCAGGAACTAATTAAATTAACCGATAGAACCATCCAATATTTTAAAGATGGAAGAAACGTTTCGGTTGGATTCTTATCTCTTGCATTACAGGATATGACTATCGGTCTTGCAAAAGGTAAAAGACCATTCGGTTGCTTTGCAGGTTATTCCGGTGCGGTTCTAGTACCAGAGGGAAAATTTTATCCATGTGCTCGCTTCGCATCTAAAAAGCTTATGCCAATGGATGGTGCTACGTACGATTATGAATATTGGCAAAATGCATTATCAAACTTAAACCATAAAAAGTGCGATACATGTCGCCTTCGTCAAGTTTGTAATATGGGTTGTACCTATTCACAGATTAATAATAACAATGCGCCAGTCGATTCTGTATGCGAGTTATTTCATATGATTAATGAACAAGCAATGAGATTATTAAGAGAATGTAAATATGAACCTGCATTCCAGGGTTATGTTAGAAATCTAATGAGGAGCATGGGATGAGACCTGATCTACCTGTACCAATTCTTAAGAAAGAAGTTATCGATCTTGTACAGAGTACAAAGCAGCTGATAAATAGCATATCAGAGGATGATGCTAGTAAGATTATGTCTGCTGAAAAACTGGCTCAAGATTTACAAAATCGAGTGGCATCCAAAAAATTAGCTCGAGTCGATATTACGTATATTAAAGATGAAGAAGTAATTCAAAACCATCTATATGATTATCAAATTGATTTCACTGAATTTGTAACAAATATGTCGGAGGCTTTAAAAGGTGTCAAACGCCCCGAAAATTCAGGATGAAATTTATTACGATAATAAACATAAAAATGATAAAGAAGTTCCTGATACTGCAGTAAACGTTTTATATTTTACGAATCAATGTAATCTTGCATGCACATATTGTTATGAGGTATTAGAAGGTCAGCCTAAACAGATTATGACCCGGGCCAAACTAAAGGCTGCTATTGATAAAGCTATTGATAATGAACCAATGGAATCCCAAACTTTATTTGTTATGTTTGGTGGTGAAGTAACTCTTGAATGGGAAAATTTATGCTGGTCTATGGAATATGCTACTAGAAAGAAATCTAATGTTCATTTTAATGTAGTGTCAAATGGAATTCGTTGGACCAAACCTAAATTTTTCGAGGAATTTAAAAATTATATTGCCGCCCATCCAGAGATTAATCAAAGATCCTCTTGGGATATTTCATACGACGGCGTAGGTAATAAAGATAGAATATATAGAAGTGGAAAAGAATCTTCTACTGATGTGATTGAAGCTTGTAAATTATTAGCAGGTTTACCTATTAACTTTAGAATTCGTTATACTATTCAGCAGCATAATTATCATTATTTTGCTCCAGATATTTTACGTATTCAAAAGGCGTTTAATCCAAAAAGGGTTATTACATCAATCGTAGAATATTTAGATGAAGAACAAAAAGAAGTAGTAAAGGCACAAGCAGATAAATTAAGAGAACTGTGGAATACCGGTAAATTAGAACATCCTATATGTTCATTTTTCTGTGATACTTGTGATGGTTGTACGGGTAATCATTCTAGAAAAACTTATTACGCTGCTGAAACTTTTGCTACATTGGGAAATGATGAAAATATGTTACCATTTGACCATTTTATTAAAGAAGGGGAAGTCTTGAATGGCTGAAGAAAATGAAAATTTGGAAGATGAAGATTTTGAAAATCAAGTTCTTCCGCTTGAAGTAGTAGAACTAATTAGTGATACTATTCAAAAATTTGGAGAATTGAGTAGACACCAGAATAACAAAGCAGCTATCGCCGGCTTTATGATTCTTAAACATATTGAATCTGCGGTTGATTTGATGAGACATTTTGGACCAGTTGCACAAGTTCCGAAAGCTGGTGTAGATTTTTTAACTATTAATAATCCAGCAGATGCACATCAGCAAATGCAAAATTGGCAATCTCAGGGGATGATGACAGATGGTCGTAATCCTAACCAAACTATTTGTAACGATCCCCCACATCCTCATGTAAATCAACAGGGATTATTGAACGAAGAAGCTTTAAAATATAAAGAATTTCTTGAAGGTACTGGTGGGGAATTTGTCGATGCAGTAAAAGATTTGGATAAACTGCTAGGAATCTAAAATGGAAGTCACGCTGGAAGCTGTTAGAATATTTTCTGACATACTTAAAGATATAGATGAAGAAAAAAGAAAAAGGGTGGTCGATGAACATCGGCACCTTATGGCTGATAGTGCGTATGAAAGAATGTATTATGGATTCCATTATTCTGAACAGGTTAACCCCTATACTGAAGAAGAATGGATTGCTATGAATCAACCTACCCCGAATACACCGGATCTTGAAACCCCAGATCCTACCCCCGCAGGTGGTAAGTCCGAATTAACTGAGCCGCAACATAGAAGAGCTACTGGTGATGGTATTCATAACCCGGAACTAGAAGATAATGCTAATTGGATTAAACGTAATCCAGTTAAAACTAGACAAGCAAAATTGCAAAGGCAGAAAGATAAATCATGAATCAAATTTGGAGAATGTGGCCAGGCGGCGATGCCGCTATTGTCGATGAAATTGTAGGTATCTGTGAACAATATCCATTGGTCGAAGCTGGTATTTCTGAAAAAGGAGTTAAAGCGGATTATAGAAGAAGTGATATTCGGTGGGTAGGCGATCAGGGGATTAAAAATAGACTTTTAGAATATGCACACCAAGCGAATAGAGCCGCCTTTGGATTTGATATTTCTTATCTAGCCGATATTCAATTTACAACATATACCGAAGAAAAACAAGGTCATTATGATTGGCACATTGATACTTTTTGGGATAGCAATTCTAATTATGACAGAAAGCTTTCAGTAACAGTTCAATTGTCAGATCCTAGCGAATACGAAGGCGGATGCTTTGAACTTGATCCTCAGTATGAACAACCGGATCCTGAACATCTTAAAATGAAAGGAACTGTTCTAGTATTTCCTTCATTTATTCGTCATAGGGTTACTCCAGTAACAAAAGGAGTAAGAAAATCTCTTGTCGCATGGATAGAAGGCCCCTGTTTTAGATAATAAAAATTATATAAATAGTACTAAAACGTAATAGGATTTCTACTATGGCAGTTACAACCAGAGGTCAATTATCAGACTACGCACTAAGGAAACTTGGCGATCCTGTCATTGATATTAACGTAGACCCCGATCAGATCGAAGATCGCATCGATGAAGCTCTTGATAAATATCGTGAGTTCCATATGGATGCAACTCGAAGATATTTTCTGAAACATCAGGTAACTCAGGATGATATCGATAATGGTTATATTTCGGTCTCATCTAATATTACTGCGGTAAAACAGATCTTTTCTGTATCAGAATCTTTCGCATCTGGTAGAGGTATGTTTGACATCAAATATCAGATGATGTTAAATGATATGGCCTTTATGTCCACTTATGCCGGTGATCTTGCATATTACGAACAAATGCAGCAGTATCTTTCATTATTGGATACTACCCTTAATGGTATGCCGCTAATTGAATTTGCTAGAAGACAGAATAAGATTTATATCTTTGGCGATGACCTTGGTACTGATTTGGCCGTAGGAAGCTGGATCGTAGTAGAAGCTTATACAATCATTACAGATACTGGTATTTGGGATGATATGTGGCTTAAGAAGTATACTACTGCTTTAATTAAAAGACAGTGGGGAACGAACCTTATGAAATTCGACGGGGTTCAACTTCCAGGTGGTGTTACTTTAAATGGTCGAATTATTTTCGAAGATGCCATTCAAGAAATTGAAAAGCTAGAAGAAGAGCTTAGACTTACATTTGAATTACCCATAGACTTTTTCGTGGGATAAAACGAATGGCAACTAATCCATACTTTAAATACGATGTTAGATCCGAACAGAATCTCTATGAAGATATAGTCATAGAGAGTCTAAAAATGTATGGACAAGACGTCTACTATCTTCCTCGCGATATTGTAAATGAAGATAAGATCCTAGGACACGACGTTCCTTCTAGATTTAATTCTTCTTATAAGATTGAAATGTATGTAGATAACGTTGCTGGATTCGACGGAGAAGGTGATCTATTCACTCGATTCGGTATTGAAATCCGGGATGCTGCTACGTTTATTGTTGCTAGAAAACGTTGGCAACAAACTATTCAACGTTATGATAATGATATTAATGCTCCTCGCCCAGCTGAAGGAGATTTACTTTATATTCCTTTCTCGAGAAAGATCTTCCAGATCATGCACGTCGAGCATGAACAGCCATTTTACCAATTAAGAAATCTTCCAACTTATCAATTACGTTGTGAACTCTTCCAATACAATGATCAAGACTTTGATACTGGCGTTGAAGCTATTGATGCAATCGAGCGCGAGTACGCGTACACGTACATGCTTACATTAAATGACAGCGGTCAGGTTGGTACATTTGAACTAGGCGAAATTGCTAATATGGTTCTTTCTTCCGGTATTACAATGTCGGGAGAGGTTTCAAGATGGAGTGATTCTGATAATAAACTTGGACTTATTCACGTTGGAGCAGATAGCGGTGGATATTCTGAATTTGCTACTGGTCGTACTATTACAGGCGTCAGTTCTTCGGCGACTGGTACTGTTACACTAGTAGAGGAAGAAGGATTGATTAAAGCTTCATCAACAGTCACCGAGCAAAACGAGTACTTTGATACATTGGTTGGCTTCCTAGACTTCTCAGAAAGCAATCCATTTGGAGATCCACAATAATGTTCGGGACACACTTTTATCATCAGCGTTTACGTAAATCAGTAGCAGCCTTTGGGTCGCTATTTAATAATCTATACGTGATCCGTCAGAATTCTTCTGGTAATGTAATCAGTCAAGTAAAAGTTCCTCTTGCATATGCACCAAGAGAAAAATATCTAGAAAGAATTCGCGCTCAACAAAATCTAGACACTGATCAATCAATTGCTCTTAAACTTCCCAGAATGTCATTTGAGATTACATCTCTTCAATATGATTCGACTCGTATGGTTGCAAAGACCAATAAGTTTTCTGCATATGATACAGATACGAATAAAAAAGTATTTTATGCTGGCGTTCCTTATAACGTATTTTTTAGCTTAAACATTTATGCTGATACGCAAGATGATGCTTTACAAATTGTGGAACAAATCATTCCATATTTTAGTCCTCAATATTCTCTATCGCTTAAACCTTTTGCAAGTTATCCTAATATTAAAGAAGATGTTCCAATTACTATTGTAGGATCTACCTTCTCTGATGACTTCGAAGGTGCTGTAGAAAGCCGTAGAACTATAACATATACATTAGATTTTGAGATGAAAACTATGTTTTATGGTCCTATCGGTGATAGTAAAATTATTCGCGAAATCCAAACTAATTTTTATTTAATGGGCGATTCTGATGGTAGAGTAAGTAAGTATACTATAGTACCGAATCCATCAGATGTTGATCCAGATTCGGATTATGGATTTACTATAACTACAATTAATGATGTGCCATAGGAAATGATATGGAAGATTCTGATAAACAAGTACAAGATGATTTTGAATATTCCCGCAAAGTTTACTTAGATCTAATCGCTACGGGTCAAGAAGCATTGCAAGGTATGCTAGACGTAGCAGATCAAACCCAGCACCCAAGATCTTTTGAAGTTTTAGGTGGACTAATTAAACACATCAGTGATGTGAACGATAGACTTATGGACGTACATAAAAAGAAAAAGGATATGCAGAAAAAAGATATTCCTGCATTACCACAAACTACAAATAATTTATTTGTGGGTTCTACGGCAGAACTTCAAAAAATGTTATTAAGTAGTAGACAACAAAATGATAATGTAATTGATATAAACGACTATAAGAAAGATGAATGATTCATATAATGGTAATGCCAGCATTAAAGCAGATGGCGTTATCCATAATTTCACGCAAAGAGAAATCCAAGAATATGTTAAATGTTCTCAGGATGCCAGTTATTTCGCCAGAGCATACTGTAAAGTAATTTCTCTGGATAAAGGTCTTGTGCCGTTTGATCTTTATCCATATCAAACGGAAATGTTTGACCATTTTAATTCGAATCGATTTTCCGTTGTTCTAGCATGTCGTCAGTCTGGTAAGTCTATTTCATCTGTAGCTTATCTTCTCTGGTATGCTATCTTTCATCCAGATAAGACAGTTGCTATTCTAGCCAACAAAGGTGATACCGCGCGGGAGATGCTCGCCCGCGTGACCCTTATGCTAGAAAATCTCCCATTCTTTTTACAGCCTGGTACAAAGGTTTTAAATAAGGGTTCATTAGAATTTAGTAATAATTCTCGTATCATAGCACGAGCGACTTCTGGTAGCTCGATTCGCGGTATGTCCGTTAACCTACTTTATCTAGACGAATTTGCATTCGTAGAACGTGCTACTGAATTCTATACTTCAACATATCCTGTTATTTCATCTGGTAAAGACACTCGCATTATTATTACCTCTACCGCAAATGGTATTGGTAATATGTTCCATAAAATATGGGAAAGCGCAGTACAAGGTGTAAGCGAATATAAACCATTCCGAGTTGATTGGTGGATGGTACCAGGAAGAGATGAAGAATGGAAGCGGAAGACTATTGCAAATACTTCACAGCTTCAGTTCGACCAGGAATTTGGTAATACATTCTTTGGTACTGGGGATACGTTGATCTCTGCGGATACTCTTATGTCGCTTAGATCTATGCCTTATAAAATGAGAACCGCAGATGATGTTTTCATTTATGAAGAGGCAATTAAAAACCACGAGTATATTATGTTAGTGGATGTTGCGAAGGGAAGAGGTCTGGATTATTCTACTTTTAATGTGATCGATGTAACATGTAGACCTTGGAAACAGGTCGCGGTTTATCGAAATAATACTATCTCTCCTATCCTCTTCCCCAATATTATTTATAAGTACGCAACTTCTTACAACGAAGCTTTAGTAATTATTGAGAATAATGATGCTGGACAATTGGTATGTAATGGTCTTTATATGGACCTAGAATATGAAAATATGTTTGTTGAGTCTGCGATTAAAGCGAATTCACTCGGCATTAATATGAATAGAAAAGTAAAACGTATCGGATGTTCGGGATTTAAAGATGTACTCGAGAATAAAAAATTAGAAATCGTAGATCAAAATACAATTCTAGAAATTAGTACGTTTGTAGCCAAAGGTCAATCCTATGAAGCTAGTGATGGTAACCACGACGACCTAGTAATGAATCTAGTTTTATTTGGTTATTTTATTAGCACTAGTTACTTTGCGGATATTACTGATATTAATATTAAACAAATGCTATTTGAACAAAATATGAAAGCCATCGAGGATGATGTATTACCATTCGGATTCATTAATGACAACGAAGATGAAATTGCGGCAATCGAACAAGCTCGTAAAAACGATGATTGGGAGTGGGCAATTGATCCAACACATCGAAATTTTTAAATATTATAAATAATAGTAATGAACATTCTTATGATGATTATACGTATAATTTTTAAGGAGAACATCCAATGGCATTAGGAATTCCTTCCGCTTCTCCTGCAGTAAACTTTAGGGAGATTGATCTAACCGGATCAGTTCCTAACCAAGTCGGATCAACCGGCGGTATTGCAGGCAATTTTAGTTGGGGTCCCGTTGCTGAGCCAATCCTAGTTTCAAATGAAGCTGGTCTTGTATCGGTTTTCGGTGCGCCAACCACAGCAAATACAATTGATTTTCATAGCGCATCATACTTCCTAAAGTATGCTAATGCACTATATGTAGTTAGAGAAATTGATGGCGATTCGGCAAGCGATGCTAGCGCCAGAAACGCTTACGCCCCAGTTTCTTCGGCAGGCGATGCCGCTACAACTTCCCCACTAGTAAAGAATAAATCTGATTTCGATATTCAAGACGTTAATCTTGATGATTATTCTGGCGATAGCGATGGCAATGCAGTTCGCGGTCATACACTTATCGCTCGCTATCCCGGCACTTTAGGCAATAGCCTAGAAGTTCAGATTTGCCCAGGTGATTCAGATGCTAACGCAGTGTTTAATGCATGGGCTTATAAAAATGAATTTGATGGGGCTCCAGGTACATCTGATTACGTAAGTGCTAGAGATGGCGCTTGGGACGAAGTCCACGTAGTAGTCATTGATAAAAACGGAACTATTAGTGGTACAGCCGGAACTATTTTAGAAAAATATCCATATGTTTCTACTGCATCAGATGCAAAAGATCATGATGGTGATGGTAATTATATTCGAGATATCATTAACGAAAGATCTAATTATATCTATTTTTCCTCGTTCGGTTCTTCTCTATCTTTCGACAGCGACGAATGGGGTCTTTCATCAAATCTAGGTACTGCTACTACAGCCGGTTCGGCTAAAACTTATACGAACAATTTGCCAGTTAGAACTTATACTTTAGGCAATGGTGTAAATAGCGGCACTCTAGCTCTTGCAGATCAGTTAAGAGCTCAAGATAGATTTGAGGATCCTGAAACTCTTTCAGTAGATATTTTAATTGCACCTCCAATGGGTACCTTTAACGATCAAGTGTCTGCCACTAATGATTTAGTAGCTATTGCCGCTTCTCGTAAAGATTGCATTGTAGTATCATCTACTAATAGAGCCGGTATAATTAACACAGCAAAAGCGGGTATTTCTACTAATATCGCGCTCTGCGCTAATTCGTTTACTAACTCTTCATATCTTGCTGTGGATGGTAACTTCTTTAAAATTTACGATAAGTATAACGATCAATACATCTGGATCCCAGCCGCTTCTTCCACTGCCGGCTTAATGGCAGCTACTGATGCAAATGCTGGACCTTGGTGGTCACCTGCCGGTCAAAGCCGCGGCCAATACCTAGGTGTTACAGGATTGGCTTGGAACCCCAATAAAACTGAAAGAGATACTCTCTATAAAGCCGGGGTTAACCCTATTGCTACTCTTGTCGGTCAAGGTACACTTCTATACGGTGATAAAACAAAACTAAATAGACCAAGTGCATTCGACCGTATTAACGTACGTAGACTGTTCCTCAAGATTGAAAAAGATATCGTAGCATATGCTAAAACAGTTATGTTTGAATTCAACGATGAATTTACTCGTTCAGAGTTTACTTCGGTAGTTGAAGCATATCTAAGAGATATTCAAGCTCGTAGAGGTATTCAAGACTTCCGCGTCGTATGTGACGAGACGAACAACACTGCTGCAGTCGTTGACAACAACGAATTTATTGCGTCTGTGTTCATTAAGCCTTCTCGGTCTATCAACTTCATTACCCTCAACTTCATCTCGGTTCGCTCTGGCGTTTCGTTCGAAGAAGTTGTTGGCAGAGTATAATAGGAGATACCGAAAATGGCTCAAGTTACCAACGTCTTAGATTTCAAAAAGAAACTAATCGGGGGTGGCGCTCGCGCCAACCTCTTCCGCGCTGAGATTACGAACTCGCCACTAGGTGCGATTTCTGAAGAATCCAGCTTCCTTATCAAAACTGCAGAAATGCCAGGTTCAACGATTACTCCTATCATTATTCCATTCCGCGGGCGTCAGCTTAAGGTTTCTGGTGATAGAACGTTTGATCCATGGACTGTTACAGTTATCAATGATGCTAATTTTACCATCCGTAAGTTCGTAGAGCGTTGGATGAGCTTAATTAACAATCATGAAGATAACCAAGGTCTAAATGATGGCTATTTCGGTACGCTCAAAGTTCATCAACTGAATCGCGATGGTTCAGATACTAGAAGCTATGAGTTTGTGGAAGCTTGGCCTTCAGATCTAGGCCCGATCTCAGTGTCGTACGATAACGAAAACCAATTGGAAGAATATCAGATTACGTTCCAGTATCAGTACTGGACTACTCCTGATCTAATCAAAGGTTAATTGGTCTTATAAATAATTTGGAAGGGCGGAAACGCCCTTCCTAACCCGTGTGATTAAGGAAACAGAAATGGCAGAAAATAGTATTCGCTTATTTGGCTTTGAGATTAAAAGAGCCAAAGCTCCTCAGAGCGAAAAAGTAGTATCAGTTGTGCCACCTACCGATGAGGATGGTGCAGGCTATGTTACAGCGTCAGCTTCTGGGATCTATGGACATTATGTAGATATTGATGGTGATCATGCAAAAGATAACCATCAGCTGATCCTAAAATATAGAGGCATTTCGATGCATCCTGAAGTAGATATGGCGATTGAAGAAATTGTTAATGAATCTATTTCGGTTTCAGAACTTGAATCGTCTGTTGATCTTGTATTAGATAAAGTGGAAGCTTCTGACAAGATTAAGAATTCGATGAAAGAAGAATTTGACGATATCGTTTCAATGTTAAATTTTAACGATAATGGTCACGATATGTTCCGCAGATGGTATGTGGATGGACGCCTAGTTCACCATATCATCGTAGATCCATCTAATTTGAAGGCTGGTATCAAGGAACTCAGATTTATTGATGCTACTAAGATTCGTAAAGTTCGTGAAGTTAAATACAAAAAAGATGAATCTACAGGTGCACAACTTGTAAACGGAGTCGAAGAATATTACATCTATCAGGAAAAACCTGGATCAAATACAAACAATGCTGTCAAGATGACGCTTGATTCTGTCAGCTATGTTTCTTCAGGTTTATTGGATGAGACACGTAAAAAAGTAGTTTCATATCTTCATAAAGCTCTTAAGCCAGTTAACCAGCTCCGCATGATGGAAGATTCGCTAGTTATCTATCGTCTCGCACGTGCGCCTGAGCGTCGTATTTTTTACATCGATGTTGGTAACTTGCCAAAGAATAAAGCTGAAGAATATCTAAAAGGTATTATGACTAAGTATCGTAACAAGCTTGTTTACGATTCTGAGACTGGTGTTATTCGTGATGAACGGAAACACATGTCAATGCTTGAAGATTACTGGCTCCCACGCCGTGAAGGTGGTAGAAGCACAGAGATTACTAGTCTTCCTGGTGGTGAAAACCTTGGTCAGATCGATGACGTTATCTACTTCCAGAAGCGTCTATATAGATCGCTTAACGTTCCTCTAAATAGACTTGAGCAAGAGTCACAGTTCTCACTTGGTAGATCATCAGAGATTACTCGTGATGAGGTTAAGTTCCAAAAGTTTATCGATAAACTACGTAAAAAATTCTCTAAATTGTTCCTAGAGCTATTAAAGAAACAGCTTGTTATGAAAGGTATAATTACAGAGGAAGATTGGCAACAATGGAAGAATGATATCGTGGTTGATTACATCCGCGACAATCACTTTGCCGAATTAAAAGAAAACGATATCTTGCGTGAAAAGGTACAGACACTGGATATGGTTAACCAGTATGTTGGTGAATACTTTACTAAAGAATGGGTACTGAAAAACGTATTAAGATATGACGACGACGATATTAAAGAACTAGAGAAAGTGTCTGCTGAAACTGCTGCAGCAAATGATGAAGAAGAACGGAATCAAGCTGCTGCAGCGCAACAAGATCAGGACAATCAAATGGCTTTAGCTCAAGCTCAAAGAGAAAAAGAGCAGGCTAAGAATAAAGAGGATCCTAATCATGTGACAATCAGAGGTAATGCCTCAAATATTGCTAAATTAGTTCAAAATAAACGTTAAAATTTTAAAATGTATAAATAATATACAAGGAGTATAAAATGAGTGAAATTGAGGATATGATTCAATTTGTCATGGACGATAACTTTAATAAAGCCAATGACATTTTTAAAAATGCTATTGACGATAAAGTATCGGATGCACTAGAGCAAGAAAAAATTGGTTTAGCTGCAGACATTTTTAATGGTGGTCGCGTAGTTCAACCCGAAGAGGAAGAACTAGAAGGCGACGAAATTGTAGTCTCCGGCGAGGAAGACGATGAAGACTTTGAAATTACAGATGAAGATCTAGAAAATATCGATTTTGACGATATTGAAGACGAGGATTAATTAAATGAAGCTGATCAGCGAATATGTAGAAAACGATATTCAATGTATCGTAGAAGCAAAAGAGAATGGCGAAAAGAATTTCGTCATTGAAGGTATTTTTGCTCAGGCTGATCAGAAGAATCGTAACGGAAGAATTTATCCACGCCCCATTATGGAATCGGCGGTGAACAAATACGTTACAGAACAGGTTTCCAAGGGTCGTGCCGTTGGGGAGTTAAATCACCCAGACGGTCCTACCATTAACTTGGATAAAGTATCTCATAAGATTACTGAACTCAGATTTGAGGGAAATAATGTTATGGGTAAGGCACAAGTACTAGATACTCCTATGGGTAAAATTGTAAAAGGTTTACTTGAGGGCGGAGTACAACTAGGTGTGTCGACTCGTGGTATGGGAAGTCTCGAGCAACGAAATGGTGTTATGTATGTCAAGGAGGATTTCCACCTTGCTACCGTAGACATTGTTCAGGATCCATCTGCACCCCAAGCATTCGTTAATGGGATTATGGAGGGTGTTGAATGGGTTTGGAATAATGGCATCATTGAGGCACGAGAGATTGAAAGAATTGAGACTGAAATTAAGAAAACGTCACGCGCAGGGCTTTACGAAGCACAGGTTCGTGAATACAAGAATTTCCTCTCGTTGATCAAAAATAAATAAGGAGTTAAACATGACTGATCAAATTCAGGAACAGGATGTTGAGCTTGATGATATCGAGGAAGCTCACGATCCTAAAAACGCTGAAGCTCAGTCGGTTGCCTCAGTAGATAAAGCTGCAGCCACCGGCCCAGGCCAAGCTGCTACCCGTACTGGCGATAAAAGAAATTCCGAGCCAATGCCAAAAACAAAGGCTGGAATGATTAACGCCATGTATACAAAAATGTCTGGAATGAACAAGCAGTCGCTTCAGGCAATGTACAAGGGTATGCACGAAGACGTGGAATTTGAAGAAGAAGAAACAGCTGTTGTTTCGGAAGCTCAGATTGACGTTAATTCAGAACTCAAGCATCTTGTCGACAACGAGGCTACACTTTCTGAAGAGTTCAAGGAAAAGACCGCGGTTCTATTTGAAACCGCTGTTAACGCCAAGATCGCTGAAGAAGTTGAGCGTCTCGATGAACAGTACAAGGAAGAACTAGCTGAAGAAGTCAAGACCATGAAAGAATCAATGGTTGAGAAAATCGACAGCTACCTAAACTACGTGGTCGAAAACTGGATGGAAGAAAACAAAGTCGCCATTCAGAACGGTCTTCGTACAGAAATCGCTGAAGGTTTCATGAATAGCCTTAAGAATCTATTCACTGAATCTTACATCGAAGTTCCAGAAGGCAAAGTTGACCTAGTTGATGACCTAGCTGGTCAAGTTGAAGAACTAGAAGAAAAACTCAATAAGACAACCAAAGACGCTATCGGTCTTTCGGAAGAAATCGAAGTTCTCAAAAGAGAGCGCGTGATCGCCGAAGCCGCTAAAGGTCTTGCTGATACACAAGCTGAAAAGCTTGCTGGTCTTTGCGAGAAAATCGAATTCGAAGACGAAGTTTCTTTCGCTAAGAAAGTTGCTACTGTTAAAGAGTCATTCTTCAATGAAACCAAGACCGAAGCTAAAGCGATTGAAGAAGCTGCTGACGAGGGTGATACCGAGGAAGTTGCTATCCCATCAATCATGGAAGCCTACGTTTCTGCTCTTAGAAAAACACAAAAATAATTTAATTAAGGAGTAATGACAAATGCAGTCATACGATAAACTAATGGAGAAATGGGCTCCGGTTCTCAACGAAGAGACCGCCGGTTCGATCTCCGACCGTTATAAGAAAGCTGTCACAGCCCAGCTTCTTGAAAACCAAGAAATTGCTTTCCGTGAAGAAGGCAATGCTATGAACTTCCTAGCGGAAACCCCAACCATGAACACTGGTTCGGGCATTGCTAACTGGAACCCAGTTCTTATCTCGCTCGTTCGTCGCGCGATGCCAAACATGATCGCCTACGACATTGCTGGCGTTCAGCCAATGACTGGTCCTACCGGCCTTATCTTCGCTCTTAAGTCACGCTACAAGTCGACACGCGCTGGCGTCTCTTCGGGTGCGGAAGCTCTCTTCTCGGAAGCTGCTGCTGGTTTCAGCGGCGACTCAGGCGTTACTGCTCAGGGTTCGGATCCATCGGGTCTTGGTACTGCTCTTGACGGCGACGGCGACGGCACGATCTCTGACTCGATCTCCGATCCAATGGCCAACATTGCTACCCTTTCGACCGCTGCTGCTGAAGGCCTCGGCGGTGCTGGCGGTCAGTCGTTCGGCGAAATGGGTTTCAGCATCGAAAAAGCCACCGTTACTGCCAAGTCACGTGCGCTCAAAGCTGAATACTCGATGGAACTTGCTCAGGACCTTCGTGCTATTCATGGTCTTGACGCCGAGACAGAGCTTGCTAACATCCTAACAACGGAAATCCTTGCGGAAATCAACCGCGAAGTTATCCGTACTGTTAACTCGCAAGCTCAGCTTGGTGCTTCGACAGCTAACACTGCTGTTAACGGTATCTTCGACCTAGAGACAGACGCCGATGGCCGTTGGTCAGTTGAGAAGTTTAAAGGTCTTATCGTTCAGCTCGAGCGTGAAGCCAACCAGATTGCTAAAGACACTCGTAGAGGTCGTGGTAACTTCATCATCACTTCTTCGGACGTGGCTTCGGCTCTTTCGGCTACCGGCATGCTAGACTACGCCCCTGCCCTCAACACTTCACTTGCTGTTGATGACACAGGCAACACCTACGCTGGTACACTAAACGGTCGCACAAAGGTCTATATCGACCCATATGCTACTAACGACTACATCAACGTTGGTTACAAAGGTACTTCGGCTTACGACGCCGGCGTCTTCTACTGCCCATACGTTCCATTGACCATGGTTCGTGCCGTTGGTGAAGAAACCTTCCAGCCAAAAATTGGCTTCAAGACCCGCTACGGCATGGTCTCGAACCCATTCGTTGGTGCTACTCCTGCTAGCGGTCTTGCCGCTGCTCGTAGCAACACTTACTACAGAATCTTCCGCGTCGACGGTATTCTTCAGTAAGAATAAAAAAGGGAGGGGAATTAACCCCTCCCAATCTATCTCCTATAAACTGGGCGGCGAAAGCCGCCCTTTTTATTTACTTAATACCCATCTTAGCTAGAGTCTTAGGACCAACTACACCATCAGCAGTTAGACCATTAGCTGATTGCCATGCAACAACTTTTGCTCTAGTGCCAGGACCGAAGTCGCCATCAGCTGGAGTGATGCCCAGAACCTTTTGCATCTTTTTAACGAGTTCGCCCTTGCTACCTTTTTTAAGGATAGCTGTAGCAGCGCTTTCAGCAGCCGGAGCAGCTGCAGGAGCAGCACTAACCTTACCACCAAGTACTTCCATAGCATGAAGATAACGCTTTTGACGATCTTCAAGACCGATGTTTCCACCATTGATTTTTTTGGTCATTTTTGCTACATCATCAGTATCAGCAATAGTGTTCAGCTTGTTCGTATCCCAAAACCAGCAAGCAGATTCTACGGCACCAGCGGGGGTAGCAACATATTCAGCAGCTTCCTCAGCTGTCATACCAACTGACTTACCAAAGCGAGTATAGTTGTCACGACCAGTAAGTTGCTTCAGACCACGACCGCGGAATAACCAGCCGTCACCTGGATTAACGTTACCCATCTTAGAGCTACGGAACTCGTCTTGATACACATAGTTCGCAATCTTTTCGGGCTTACGCTCGTACTCAGCTGCATCACGTTTACCTGGTCCGAAATAACGACCAAAAACAGAATTTAGAGCCTTCGCAGAATAGTTAAGATTTTCCTCAAGGTTTCTAAAGTTGTTTGATTCGTGCGCACACTGAGAAATGAAATGAGCAATACGCCGTTCAGTGTCGATACCATACTTGGGCAGAACCTTTACAAGTGCTGCATGCCAAGCATCTACTTCTTTGTTTCCGGGGATTAATTGAGCAAGATGCTCTTTTTTTAATTCAGCCATAGTAATGTTCCTCTGTTAGTAAACACTGCTATTTATACTTTTGCTAATCAGTGTATTTGTTCGGAACAGCCGAAGCGTCCCAAACATATGGATTATACGTTGGATCGCCAACGACCACAACATCGTCGTCGCCAACTTCGGTCCAAACACGATCATCCATCCATTTGTGGTAGTATGCAGGACCACCCCAGACTCTCCGAGCCCGTTGGTAGGTATCCTGATCCATTCCAACATAGTGTACAGTTCTAACCATTATACACTCCTAAGACTACTTTCTACCGCACCCCTAGAACCGAGCTTCTAACACATTCGGATCCCCCCTTGGCCTTCAGTTGGATCGGATGCAGCAGAAAATAGTCTTTATATAATCTCCTTAGCGAAACGACTTACCAGAAAATTTTTCGAGGATACCGTAGTACCAATCCTCATTAGCATCACGAAGGATAGCGAGAGGAGCTTTACCGGTTTCCATCTCAGCGAAGTAGCTTTCAACAGTGTGGTTAGTGATCAGTTCTTTAAGGAAAATCGCCTTGGTGAACGGACCGCGGTGCTTGAAGCGAGCAATAAACCTGCGCTTGGCGCCAACACCATAGGAAACGTATTCGCCGTCTTTGTTGATCAGTGCTTTATCGAACTTGGTCATGATGTGTTCCTTTTGTTGATATAGTAGATATAAGGTCTTTCGTTTGATTTGTAAACCCCCTTTTTGCATTTTTTTCGATTTTTTTCCAACTTTTTTTCATATAAATACATGTAAGCAACATGAGGTTTAACTATGGCCCTTACGAACAACATCAACTACCTACAGCCTACTGGATTCAAGCTTGTGGTGGATAGACGTCGCTTTGCCAATTTTGCATTCTTTGCCCAGTCTGTAGCACACCCAAATGTATCTGTCAATGAAGCCATTACAAACTTCAGAGGTTACAGAGGGGTTCCATTCGCTGGTGATGTATGGGAATACGGTACACTTGAGGTTAATGTGATTGCAGACGAGGATCTTCAGTCTTACAAAGATCTATATAACTGGATGAAGTATAACATGGACAATGAAGAAAAGCCAAAAGAAGACGCTAACTCTACATACTCGGATGTTACTCTAAGCATCCTAACCAGTAAGAATAATACAAATCAAGAAATTCGATACGTTGACTGCTTCCCGACTAACTTAGGTAATATCCAGATGGAAGCAAATGCTGATGCAACTACTATCGTAACTTTCCCCCTTACTTTGAAATATACATACTTTGAACTAGTCTCATAAAGGATTGAAATTTGATTGATCTACAGAATGTGCTAAATGATTGGCAGAAAGACTCTGTCATTGATGATATGAACCTAGACGAAGAATCCCGCCGGGCAGCTTCGTTACATGCCAAGTATATCCAGCTCCATGCCCTATCAAAGCTACAGCTAAAAAAAGCCGAGATGGAGCAAAAGACTATACTGAAAGACAAATGGTTATATTATGGTGGCAAAATGGATGCCGCTACTATTGACGACAAGGGATGGAAGTATGATCCATTCGATGGTCTAAAAGTACTTAAAACAGATATGGACCGCTTTTATGATGCGGATCCTGACATTCAGAAATCAGAAGAAAAGATTGAATATTGGAAGACTACCGTTGACACACTAAAAGAAATTTTAGATAGTGTCAAATGGAGACACCAGACAATCCGTAACATGATTGAATGGCGTAAATTCCAAGCAGGATCGTAATGGAAAAAATTCTTGTACAGAAGAATAGCCACGTAAACTTACAGCTAAGTTGTAATAGTGGTATTGCCATGGAACTTAACGAATTCTTTTCGTTCTTTGTTCCTGGCTATAAATTTATGCCCGCGTACAAGAATAAGGTATGGGACGGTAAGGTTAGACTTTTTAACCGTAACACTTACGAGCTACCCGTTGGGTTATATAATTACCTAGTTAAATTTTCTAAAGATCGTGGTTATGAAATTGATCTAGAAGAAGGTACGGCTGGATATCCTACTGATAAAAATACTATAGATCCTAAGAATCTTTCTGAGTATATTCGTAATCTAGAACTTAGGTCTAAGGGTAACCCCATAGAAATTAGAGACTATCAGTATAGCGCTGTTTTTAGGGGCCTTACGAATAAGCGAGCGATCCTTTTATCACCTACTGGATCGGGTAAGTCTTTAATCATCTATACCATGATGAGATATTTCACCGAGCATCTTAGTGAAGAAAAAGTATTGGTCATTGTTCCTACCACATCTCTAGTGGAACAGATGTATGATGATTTTAAAGATTATGGTTATGATGTAGAAACGAATGCACATCGAATCTATTCAGGTAAAGATAAAGATACACGTAAGAAGGTTATTATTTCTACTTGGCAGTCTATCTACAAGTTACCTGGCAAATGGTTCGAACAATTCGGTGCAGTATTTGGAGATGAGTGTCACGGGTTTAAATCAAAGTCCCTGACCTCTATTATGAATAAGTGCAGATATGCTGCCTATCGATATGGTACTACCGGAACGCTAGATGGTACACAGACACATAAACTGGTTCTAGAGGGATTATTCGGTCCTGTGTTTGATGTAACAACTACTAAAAAGCTACAGGATGATAACACCCTAGCAGATCTAGACATTTCTATGTTAGTCCTTAATCATCCCGAGCCCGTGCGCGCGACGTGGGGTAAAAGGACATACCAAGATGAAATAGATTATATAGTTAGGAACGAAGCAAGAAACCGGTTCATTCGAAATTTGGCATTGGATCAAAAGGGAAACACCCTCGTACTATTCCAATTCGTTGATAAACATGGTCGACCGCTGTTTGATATGATAAAAGATAATGCAGCTGAAGACCGAAAGGTTTATTTTGTAAGTGGTGATATTGATACTGAAGATCGTGAGGCGATCCGCGGAATAGTCGAAAAGCAAAAGGATTCTATCATTGTTGCGTCATTTGGCACCTTCTCTACTGGTATTAACATTCGCAATCTCCATAATATTATATTTGCAAGCCCAAGTAAGTCACAAATTAGGGTATTGCAGTCTATTGGAAGAGGTCTTCGACAGTCTGATTCCGGAGTTAACACAAGATTGTACGATCTGGTCGACGATATATCCAGAGGAAAAATGAAAAACTTTGCTTTCTTGCATGGGGCAGAAAGATTAAAAATGTATGAGGATCAGGAGTTTAGATATACCATATATAAAATAAACCTAGGGGAATAATACATGGACCTTAAACAATTTAAACTTAGTAGTGGTGAAGAAATCATTGCGCTGGTCGTAGAATGGCCAGATGAAGATAGTTTAGATATTGTTATCCGCAACCCTTTAAAGGTTCATTCTATGTTAGGACCTGACGGAAATTTTTACCACCAGCTTAAGCCTTTTATGGTATATCAGTTTGCTGAAGATAATTTAATGATTCTAAATGCTGGTACTATTATTGCTGAAGGGAATCCGAATAAAATCGTAACAAAGCAGTATGATAGGGTTATGAAAGATCTTTTAAAAAAAGATGAAGAACCTGAAGAAGATCCTGTTATAGTAGATCCTAAAGAAATATTCGAAGAAGAAATGGATCCTAAAGAAATATTTGAATTACTACACGGAAGAAAGACTATACATTAATGGAAAGTGAAGCAGTTGGTATTGGACCTATGGCGGGATATGCAGTGGCCGTTAACACTAGTTATTCGGCGGCTGAATCTTATCTTGAGAATAATGTTGATAGAATGGAAAAATTTCCAAATTCAGATCATCATTATAAAATGAACAATAAACTTAGATACGCCGGACAGTTTTTAGATGAATTTGAAGAACTAAAGGAATATGTATTTTCCTTAGATGGTAGTAGAACTTTTCATTCTGCTATGATTAAAAATTTTCTATCTTGGCATGATATTATTATTAGACTTTCATTTAAAGAAATATTAACTTTAGAAAACACATTAAAACAAAATCCTACTGTTCCTGGCATTCAATATTTTTACAATAGATATAACAATCATCCCAACAGTGATTATTTTTTCGATATTATAAAAACTATGCTAGAATCTATTCCCGAGGATTATTGGATTAATCAAAAGGTTGAAAGTCAACTTTCTAATTTTAAAGTGTTTATTGAAGGGGAGGTTTCGCAGGATAGTGGCCCCTTAGCTCAGAAAATCAAGGAATACGTGGGGACAGTATTCTATCCTGCCCAAAAAAGTCTTTTATATTATACCGACTAAATTTATTTTGTAAACCCCCTATTTTGGGGATTTACGATTTTTTTCTCCTGTGGTAGAATTATATAGTTATGAGAGGAGTAACATTCAATGGCCAAAAAACAAAGCATTCATTATGTTAACAATGCTGACTTTTCTAGGGCTGTTGTAAAGTATGTTGAACAAATCACCGATGCAAAGAAACTCAAGCAAGAGATACCAATCGTACCAGATTATATTGCAGTCTGTTTTCTAAGAATCGCAGAAGGACTTTCACATAAATCGAATTTCATCCGTTATACCTATCGTGAAGAGATGGTTATGGATGCCGTTGAGAATTGTCTAAAAGCCATTGAAAACTACAATATTGAAGCTGCCACACGTACAGGTAATCCAAATGCATTTGCATACTTTACACAGATTTCCTGGTATGCTTTCCTTCGCCGGATCGAGAAGGAAAAAAAGCAGCAAGACGTTAAACTACGATACATCGCAGAATCGGGTGTAGAAAACTTTATTGACGATGAAGATCTAAACAATCCTATTATGAATTCCTTCGTGGATCAACTTAAAGATCGTATTGATAAGGTTAAAGACTATGACCAAAAGGTCAAGGATTATAAGAAGAGGGAAAGACGTAAACGCTCAGTTAAGGTTGATTCTGATCTATCGGAGTTCTTTATATGAAGGTAGCAATTATCAATGATACTCATTGTGGCATTCGCAATAGCTCTGACGTATTTCTCGATAATGCAGAGAAATTTTATTCTGATGTATTTTTTCCTTATCTTTTGGAACATGGTATTCGTCGGATCATTCACCTTGGCGATGTTTTTGATAACAGGAAGTTTATCAACTTCCGTGCTCTTAACAATTACCGTAAGAACTTTCTTAGTAGGCTAAGAGAATATGGTATGCACATGGACGTTATTCCTGGCAACCATGATACGTATTATAAGAATACCAATGATCTAAATGCATTAAAGGAATTACTCGGCCACTATATGGGCGAGGTAACTATTCATATGGATCCTACGGTAGTAGAATATGATGGGATGCGAATTGCTTTGCTACCATGGATCTGTGCAGATAACTATGATCGATCTATACAATTCATTAAAACCTGTAAAGCGGATTGGCTTGGAGGACACTTAGAATTAAATGGATTCGAGGTTATGAAAGGCGTCCAGCACCATGGAGGAATGGAGGCAGATTTATTTAACCGATTTGAACAAGTCTTATCAGGCCACTTCCACACGGCATCGGAGAAGGGCAATGTCAAATATCTTGGGACCCAAATGGAGTTCTACTGGAACGACGCACACGACCCCAAACACTTCCACATTTTGGACACGGCTACGCGTGGCCTTGAGAGAGTTCGTAATCCCCATACTCTTTTTCAGCGTATCCGCTACGATGATACTGCAGGGGATCCGATGGATTTTGACTTCGGGTCAGTAGAGAATAAATTTGTAAAAATTGTGGTAATTAACAAGTCAGACCTATTTACATTTGATAGATTTGTTGATACAATACAAGCACGTAAGATTCACGGTCTGCAGATCGCCGAGAACTTTAATGAGTTTATCGGTGAAAATGTAGATGATGAAGGCATTCAGTTGGAAGAAACCGAAACGCTTCTAGATTCCTATGTAGACGGTGTAGATACTGATCTTGATAAAGATCGTATTAAATTGAGTATGAGAAACCTATTGACAGAAGCACAGGCGCTTGAGATTGCATGATAAAATTTAAGACTTTGCGATGGAAGAATTTCCTAAGCACTGGCAATAACTGGACTGAGATGGATCTAACGGCCACTAAGTCCACGCTTATTGTTGGTCAGAATGGTGCTGGTAAATCAACAATGCTAGATGCATTGTCTTTTGCCTTGTTCGGTAAACCCCATCGTAACATCAACAAACCTCAGTTAGTTAATACAATTAACAACAAAGACTGTAAGGTTGAAGTAGTTTTCACAGTAGGATCTTCCACCTTTAAGATTGTTCGTGGACTAAAGCCGCAAGTGTTTGAGATCTGGAAAGGATCGGATCTGGTCAACCAAGAAGCTCATTCGCGCGAATATCAAAAGGTACTAGAACAAAACATCCTAAAAATGACACATAAGTCATTCCATCAGATCGTAGTCCTTGGTAGCTCTTCGTTTATCCCCTTTATGCAACTCTCCGCACAACATCGTAGAGATGTTATCGAGGATCTTTTAGATATCAATGTATTCTCTAAAATGAATGTATTGATAAAAGAAAAGCAGGCGTTGATTAAAGAATCTCTAAAGGATTTAACATATCAGCTCGATCTAAACCAGAATCGTATAGATACTCAGAACAAGTATATTCGTGACATTAATGCCATGAACGAGGAAGAGATTAATGAAAAACAATCTACTATCCAACAGACTCGGGACGAGATTAAGCGGCTCCAAGCAGAAAACTCGACGCACTCTGATTACATTTTACAACATCAGGAAACCGTTAATGAAGCGCTTAAAAAAGGTCACGACCAAAAGCAAGCCCTCTTACAATATCGGTCCACTTTTAATCTACGAATGGAAGCCCTTGTCAAGGATGCAAAGTTCTACGAGTCGAACACCTCATGCCCGACTTGTAAGCAAGAAATTACCGAGTCCCTCGTTGAGACAAAGCTTGCGGAAGCTAGAAGCAGCGCATCGACGCTCAAATCGGCCCTTGAAAAAGCAGACGAAGAAGCAGCAAAAATTACGAAAACTATAGACGAGTTTACACTTAAAGCTGAAGAGATTCGTAATACACAGTCTAAGATCAATGCTAACAATCAAGAGATCGGTAGACTACAAAAGACTATTGATGCATTAAATAAAGATATCGAGCGCCTGACCGCGCGCGAGGGCGATCTTGGTACTGCTAAGTCGGATCTGGAAACGATGAAGACCGAGCGAGATAACCTACGCGAAGAAAAATTTAAGCAGAATGAGACCTATAGTTATAATTCTGTTATTGCAGAGATGCTAAAGGATACCGGTATTAAGACCAAGATCATTAAGCAATATCTTCCTGTGATCAATAAACTGGTTAATCAGTACCTACAAACATTGGACTTCTTTGTACACTTTAACCTCAACGAAGAATTTAGCGAGACTATTCGATCCCGCCACCGTGACACGTTTACGTATGATTCGTTTTCTGAAGGTGAAAAGCAGAGGATCGACCTATCATTGCTGTTTACTTGGAGAATGATTGCCAAGATGAAAAACAGTATTTCTACCAACCTATTAATCCTTGATGAGACCTTTGACTCTTCATTGGATCATGATGGGGTGGATAACCTAATGAAGATTCTATACACCCTTGATGATGAGACCAATACCTTTGTAATCAGCCATAAGGGTGAAATACTAGACAATAAGTTCCAACGTAAGCTTGAATTTGTAAAAGAGAAAAATTTCTCTAAATTGGCAGCTTAACGGTTTACACATCGTACGTTATATAGTATAATGGAACACACATCATACGGAGTTTATAATGCAACTAAATGACACCACCATTCAGGTTCTTAAGAACTTTGCTCAGATCAATTCTAACATTGTGATCGACCAAGGCAATACGATTAAGACCGTTTCAGAGGCAAAGAACGTCTTTGCAACTGCTACCCTAAAGGACACATTTCCTTCTCGATTTGGCATCTATGATCTTAACGAGTTTCTAGGTGTACTAAATCTTGTCGACAGTCCGACCTTTAAGCCCGATGCGGGCTTTGCTACCATTAGTGATGGTAGCGGTAGGTCTAAGATTAAGTACTATTTCTCTGACCCGGAAATGCTCACATCACCTACTCGTAACGTAATTATGCCACCAGTTGATGTAGAGTTCCGCCTTGATACTGAAACCCTTTCCAGGATTAAGTCTGCTGCATCTGCTCTCGGTCATAGTGAGGTCGCAATTACTCCATCGAACGGAGTGATTACGATGACAATCTTTGACAAAGAAAATGCTACTAGTAACACATTTTCTATTGATATCCCCGGTAAATATGAAGCAGGCACCAACTTCTCGCTGGTGTTCAATATCAACAACCTAAAGAAGCTTATCCCTACTAACTACAACGTAGCGATTTCTTCCAAACTTATTTCCCATTTCACATCGGAGGATTCAGACCTTCCGATTGAATATTTCGTAGCGCTAGAAAAAACATCTAAATATGGAGATTAATCATTATGTCTGACCTTGCAAATAACGCCAACCAGGTTGCTCGCAGCACCATCGCGGTTATTGATACTATCACTGCTCGTGGTGCCTTTAAAGGGGAAGAGCTATCTACTATTGGCCGTCTCCGTGATCAATGCACCAATCTGATCCAACTGGCCGAAGCAGCACTGAGTGCAACTGAATCTGAGTAATCTTACTCTATTATATTATGAAAAGGTGAATATATGTCGAATGACTTTTTGTGGGTAGAAAAGTATCGTCCTCGTAAGATCGAAGATACTGTTCTCCCACCTAGTCTGAAAAAGACTTTTGTGGAGTTGGCTTCAACTGGCCAACTCCCTAATATGCTGTTTACAGGTACGGCGGGTCTCGGTAAGACCACTGTAGCTCGTGCATTGTGTAACGAGCTTGGTCTTGATTACCTATATGTTAACGGATCCGAAGAAGGTAATATCGAAACCCTTCGTGGTAAGATCCGTCAGTTTGCCTCTACTATTTCACTACAAGGCGGCTACAAAGTAGTTATCCTTGATGAGGCTGATTATCTTAACCCACAGTCTACTCAACCAGCTCTTCGTGGATTTATCGAAGAGTTTGCTAATAACTGTCGGTTTATCCTTACAGCTAACTTTAAGAACCGTATTATCGAACCCCTGCACTCACGGTGTTCGGTATACGAATTTAATACTACCCGTAAGGAGATGGCTGGTCTTGCGGCTGTATTCTTCGAGCGTATGAAACACATCCTCGAATCTGAAAAGATTCAGTATGATACCAAAGCAGTTGCAGATCTAATTATCAAGCATGCCCCTGATTGGCGTCGTGTTATTAACGAATGTCAGCGCTATAGTATTTCGGGTAAGATTGATTCGGGCGTGCTCGCGAGCGTGAGCGATACTTCATACGAATCTTTGTTCACTTACCTAAAGGATAAAGACTTTAAGAATATGCGTAAGTGGGTGGTAGATAACATCGACACAGATGCTTCTGCTATCTTCCGTGCGATCTATGACCGTATGAACGATAAGGTCAAGCCGCAATCTATTCCTGCACTTGTACTCATACTTGCAGATTACCAATATAAAAACGCCTTTGTCGCAGACCACGAACTAAACATCGTAGCTTGCATGACAGAGATTATGTCCAACGTGGAGTTTACATAATGGCTATCATTTATGATATTGAAACGCTGAGCCAAGATCAGCATCGAGGTGTGATAGTATCAATTGCACTTCTTAACTTTGATATGAACCGTCTTATGCATGGTAAAGCATATGAGTGGGATGAACTAATTGGGGATGTACAATTCCTCAAGTTTGATGTAGAATCACAGGTAAAGAAATATGGTCGAACTATCTGTACTGACACTTTGAATTGGTGGAAGAATCAAGGTCCAGAAGCCCAAAAGCAGCTAACACCAACGCCCGATGATGTTGATATCTCGGAACTATATAGTTGGTTTGTATCCAATACTTCATCTGATGTAGATATGGCTTTTACTCGTAACAATACGTTTGATCCGGTATTTGTTCAGTATATTTGTTCCCAGTTTGGAGATCCTATGCCACATAAGTGGTGGGTTATTCGTGATACTAAAAGTCTATTGAATGGAATGACTTGGGGGCAAGATATTAGTGATAAGTTTATTCCTGATGGGCTTGAATCCAAATTTATTGCCCATGATCCTAGACATGATGTAGTTATGGATGTAATGCGTATTCAATATGTGTCACGACTTCTAATTGATGAAATCCCATTCTAATGAGTGAATTTACAAAATCTTATAATACTTTAAAAGGCACTTTACTGCGGACCGGCATATATACTATTGGACACTTTTTAATTGCTGCAGCTTGTGTTATGTATTTCACTGGCGCACCGTTTTATATTGCTTTGACGGATGCTATAGTAGAACCATTACTAAACGCGGTATGGTTTTTTGTGCTAGATAGATTATGGACGGCTAAATGAATCCTTATGATTACCTAAATTCTATTAATATGACCAAAAAGGATATCATGGTAGATGATATCACTGAGAAATCATATATCCCGTTCATGATCAATAGATCGCTAAGTTATTTTCCTGATACGGTTCTTTTCGCTAATGAGATGAACCAATACCATCACCTTGATAAAAAACTTCAATTTCATTTTTTTATAAATACTATTAGAAAGCGGAAGCGCTTCTCAAAATGGGCTAAGCCTGTCAAAGAAAGTGATTTGGAAGTTGTCAAGGAATATTATGGCTATAGTAATGAAAAAGCCAAACAAGCCTTGACCCTTCTAAGTGAAGAACAATTAAATTTATTGAAACAGAAGGTTTATAAAGGTGGAAGAAAATAATTTATACGAATGGGACCCAAGCAAAATGCTTGAGGTAACCCTCGCCGAGCCAGACGATTTTTTAAAGGTAAAAGAAACGCTGACCCGTATTGGTGTCGCTTCTAGAAAAGATCGCAAACTATACCAATCATGTCATATTCTACATAAACAAGGTCGCTACTTTATTGTGCATTTTAAGGAGCTATTTCTCCTGGATGGCAAGAAGTCGAATCTTGAAGAGAATGATATTCTGCGTCGTAATACTATCGCTACATTGTTAAGTGACTGGGGTTTAGTAACAGTAAATGCTAAAGCCGGTCTTCAATGTGCACCATTACGCCAGATTAAGATCCTTTCGTTTAAAGAAAAAAACGAATGGGAACTGTGCCCAAAATACAACATTGGTAATAAGTAATACCAGGTATTCTTCTAGAGGATAAGTATATGGGTATAAATACACTTGCTGATGCGGAATTAACCGGTCGGCGTAATGTTCTTGCTTGTAAAAAGGAGAAAACCATGACAGGCGTACAATCACTATTTCCACGTTCATCTTTTGTTGGCTTTGATCATTTGCTTAATGAACTAGACTATGTAACAAAACATGCACAGGATAACTATCCTCCCCACAATATTCTTAGAACCGGTGAAACCGAATATCTAATCGAATTAGCTGTGGCGGGATTTAGCAAAGATGAACTCACCATCGAAGTTAAGGATCGCACCCTAACTATCCTTGGAGAACATGCGAGTAAAGGTCGCGAGTACATTCACCGTGGTATTTCCACTAAGAAGTTCAAACGCACCTTTAGGCTGTCCGAACACGTAAAAGTAAATGGAGCAGACCTGATCGACGGAGTACTGTCAATTGTATTGAAGTATGAAGTCCCAGAAGAAATGCGTCCTCGTAAAATCGAAATCGGTCATTACGAGGGATTAACAAATGACACAACACATTCTAACACTAAACAACTACTTACTGAATCCACTAACTAATCTTACTAGTGGATTTGTTAAATTCTTTGCAAAAATCAATGAGGCTATTTCAATAGCTCAAACACGAAAAGCAATTGCTTTAGTAAAAGAGTATATGTGGGCTCAAAGAGTTTACAGAGAAACTTTCAACGGACTGTCAAAACTATCGGACAGAGAGTTGCAAGACATTGGTATTTGCCGTGGAGACATTCATTGGGTTGCAATGGAAGCCTTCACTAAAAAACAAGTTGAAGAGAACCCCAATCTTCGTAATTGGGTCTAAGAGATGGGGTGGTTACCTAATAAACCCGCGGGGAGCTACGGTTAGCTCCCCATCTACACAAACACAAACACAAAGGAGAATGTCATGAATGAGTATATGACAAATATGTGGATCGATACGATCCAGAACGCTAAGAAATCCTGGGTTGATACCTGGATTAAAGATGAATCGATGAGCAAGCCTCTTAACGACTTCATCAAAGTTCAAACCGAATTCACTAAAGATGCTATGAAACATACCAACGCATTTGCGAATGCCGCTGGTGCAGCTATGGCAAAGGTGATGAAATGAACAAGAATCCATTTGAAATCCGTGCCGAGATGCTAGCTCTTGCCAAAGACTATATGGACAACCAGTATCACATGAATGTTGATTTTGCTCGTAATATGTTTGAGCAGGGTAAAATTCAGTTTGACGAATATCAAGATGCCATGCATATGTATTCCATGGAAGATCTTATGGCAAAGGCCAAAGAGATGTATACCTTCGTTTCTCATAGAGATTGATCTTAATAAAACAAAAAGGGGGGGTTTACGAATCCCCCTTTATTTTATATAATGACTCCATCTATAGGAGGTATTGCATTTGTCATTTTATACATCAGTCGACGTTCTCGGTAATCGTGTAGTTTACCGTGGCTATACTGACAACGGCACTCCAGTGTCACATCGATATGAATTCGAACCTACACTCTTTCTTCCATCTAAAAATGAAACCGGCTGGCGCACCCTTGAAGGCTATAACGTAGAACCTATTACGTTGCCGTCTCCTAGCGCTATGCGGGATTGGATTAAAGACAAAGAAGGACTGGAAGGCTTTAAGTACTATGGCTGTGATCGTCCTGTCATGCAGTTTATTCAAGAAAAGTTTCCCGGTGAAATCCCCTTTAATCGTGGCCACATCAATGTAGTTAACATTGATATCGAGGTCTACTCAGATGATGGCTTTCCTACCCCAGAAGAAGCCCGACACCCTATTACGGCTATTACCTGCAAGTCGTCTCGTTCCTCCGTGTACCACGTTTGGGGCACGAAAGAGTATGATGTAGAAAAATCCCCGCATAAACATCTTTTAATCCAGTATCACTACTGCAAAGACGAAGTAGAGTTGCTCTATAAGTTCCTAGTCTGGTGGAAGAAAGATTATCCCGATATTATTACCGGATGGAATATTCGATTCTTCGATATTCCGTACATCGTTAATCGTATCACCCGACTTGGCTCTGAGAAAGCAGCAGAGTCTCTTTCCCCGTGGGGATCTGTACGTCAAAAGCAGGTTCAGTTCAAGAACAAGAACATGGACTCTTATCAGTTGACTGGGATCAGCCAAATGGACTACTATGACCTATTCCAAAAGTTTGGTTATAGCTACGGTCCACAAGAATCATATAAACTGGACCACATTGCCCATGTGGTTCTTGGTGAGAATAAACTATCCTACGATGAATATGGTAGCCTCCGCAATCTTTATAATGAGAATCATCAGCTCTATATCGACTATAACATTAAGGACGTAGAACTAGTAGAACGTATGGACGAGAAGATGGATCTTATCGGTCTAGCATGCACACTGGCCTATAAGGCTGGTGTAAACTTTACTGACGTATTCGGTACTACTTCCATCTGGGATTCTATTGTCTATCGGGACCTAACCCTTAAGAATATTGCTGTTCCCCCCATGAAAGATCGTGAACGACTGGCTAATATGTCGGTTGGATTCGCGGGCGGGTACGTGAAAGAGGTTAAGCCTGCCATGTATGAATGGGTAGTTAGCTTTGACCTTAACTCTCTATACCCTAACATCATTGCTCAATGGAACATGTCGCCCGAGACTCTTATACAAACTACCCGGGTGCCAGATAACGTATCTCGTGCGGCTAACGATTCTAAGTATGATAATTCGTTCGAAGGTACGTTTCCTCGAATTGTTAAAGCTTATTATGCTGAACGTAAAGAGGTCAAGAAAGAAATGCTCGCAGCAATGCGTAAGCAACAGAAAGACGGTACAAGTAAAGAACTGGAACGTGAGATTGCCACGGCCCAAAACAAACAAATGGCAATTAAGATCCTTATGAACTCTTTGTTTGGTGCTATTGGTAATAAGTGGTACCGATACTTTGACCTTCGTGTTGCCGAGGGCATTACCCTTACAGGTCAGCATGTTATTAAGTGGTGTGAACGAGCTATTAACTCCGAACTGAACAAGATCTTAGGCACTGACGACGATTATGTTATTGCTATTGATACTGATTCGGTTTATGTTAACTTTGCACCATTCGTTAAAAAGTTTAACCCGGTTGATCCGGTTAAGTTCCTAGATGAAGCATGCGAGAATCATTTTAACCCCATGTTCGAACGGTCTATGAAAGATCTGTTTGATGATATGAATTGCTTCGAAAACCGTATGGTTATGGAACGTGAGGTTATTGCTGACCGTGGCATCTGGCAAGCTAAGAAGCGATATATCCTTAACGTACACAACTCTGAAGGTGTTCAATACGAAAAGCCTAAGCTTAAGATCATGGGTATTGAAGCTATCAAGTCTTCCACGCCCGAGGTCGCGCGCGGATGGATGCGCGAACTGTTCCCTGTTCTTATGTCAGGCACCGAAGCCGAAACCCAGGCATATATTCGTAAATGTAAGGAAAAGTTCCGTAAGCTACGCCCAGATCAGGTTGCTGCACCACGTGGTGTTACCGACATCGATAAATGGGTAACATCTGATGGATATAAAAAAGGTTGTCCAATTCACGTTCGCGGGTCAATCCTCTATAACAAAGCATTGGCGGAAAAACGACTAGATAAGAAATATGAACTTATTCAAAACGGAAATAAGATGAAGTATACATACTTACGTCTACCGAATCCTCTAAAAGAGAATGTTATCTCGTTTATGGATTACCTACCTCCCGAACTCGGTCTGGATAAATATATAGACTACGATCTACAGTTCGACAAAGCATTCTTGGATCCGGTCCAATCTATCTTAGATTCTATTGGTTGGAAAAGTGAACCCAAAGCAACATTAGAGGATTTCTTTGGATAAAAATGTGTGGTATAATATGAATATTGATGGAGAATATAATGTCTAATTGGCCCGATGATATTGCTGCTATGCACCATAAGTTTGGTGTAAGGCAGTGGTTTGAAGAGAATAAACACGATAAGGATCTTATGGCAAAGTATCTTGCCTTTAGGTTGTCTATGTGTAAAGAAGAGTTGGATGAAACCCTTACTGCCGTAGACAATAAAGATCCTGAAGAGATTGTCGATGGTCTAATCGACCTTTGTGTATTTGCTATCGGTACACTAGACGTATTTGGGGTAGATGCAAATCAAGCATGGAATAAAGTCTATAGGGCAAATATGACAAAAGAACCGGGTGTTAAACCGGGCCGTCCTAATCCATTCGGTCTTCCAGATCTACTTAAACCAGAAGGTTGGAAAGCTCCTAGCCACGAGGATAACCATGGCAATCTCCCTGACGTCTTTTAAGAGTCAATATGACAATGTACCAAAGCAGATGGACTTCTCGGATTGGGCGCACTTCGAGAGGTTCTTATTCGCATTATCTAATCGACCTTTAGGAGGTAAAAAAGATGCTGAACTTATTTCCCCGGCTGTCTATGTTCCTAATACAACTAGAGCCAACAAAAACGTACTTACTTGGGCAGGTTGGGCTGCTGTTGATGTTGACGACATTGAGATTCATGGGGACGTAAAAGATGTTGTTGATAATATGTGCGGTTCTTATTCCTATATTTGCTATAGTACAGCCAGCAGTAAAATTGATAAACCAAAGTTTCGAATTGTCTTCAGACTCTCGCGATATATTGAGTCCGGACAGATTAAACACTTCTGGTGGGCACTCAACAATTACCTTGACAGTGCCGGAGATCGTCAAACTAAGGACCTTAGTCGAATGTACTACGTACCTGCGACGTACGATAGCGCTTTCAATTTTATTTTCTCTGGTGGCAGCGATACCCTTGACGTTGATGCTCTTCTTTCTAGATTCCCGTATGTAGAAAAACAGCATAGCAATAACTTTATGGATAGACTACCTGAAGCTATTCAGCGGTCTGTAATCGAACATCGTAGATCGAAAATGGAAAACACCAACTATGTTTGGTCTGGTTATAATGACTGTCCATTCTGGCCACGTAAACTTGCAGACGAATACAGAGCAATTACTGAAACTGGTTGGTATCATAAGATGTACCAGATTATGGTAGCTACGGCTGCTAAAGCAATTACTAAGGAATACCCAATTACTGCATCTCAGATCGCGAATCTATGCCAAGAGTTTGATCGTGAGAATGGTAATTGGTATGAAAATCGTCCGCTAGAGGTTGAGGCGGATCGCGCACTTGAATATGCTTACAAAAACGTATAGGAGTATATAATATGTACACACTTGAACTAAAAGATGATGGCAATGGGGAATTGCTTATTGAATTTCCTGATGAACTGATGACCTCTATGGGTTGGGAAATTGGCACTGTATTAGTCTGGGAAGAACAAGACGATGGTGCTTGGACAGTAAGAAAGGCGGATGAGGATGAAGTCGTCTAAAAATAAACCTGGACTATTAAAAAGAATTTTTAGTGATCATTATACCGTTACTCTCTATACACAAGAGGATGACGGTACGACTGGTGTTATGTCCTACGAGTTAAAGGAATTAAAAAAAATTACTTCAACCTATTTCAAGGGTGTTACGCTTGAAGGTGCAAAAGTAGAATTTAGAACTCATAAACCCTTTGATTATAGAGTGGTGAAACATTATTAATGCGTATTATTGCCGGTCCCTGTCAGCACGAATCATTAGAACAATCTTTAGAGATCGCAAAAGCTTGCAAATGGGATTGCGAACAGTTTGGATTTGAATATGTTTTTAAAGCCAGCTATGACAAAGCTAATCGCACCTCTATGAATGGAAAACGGGGTAAAGGTTTACCCCAAACAATGTTTGATTTCAGGGAGATGAAAAAGAACATTCCGGATCTTAAGATTCTTACAGATGTGCATAGTGTCGAAGATGTTATGTTCATTCGAAATCATTTTAGAGATAGTGTTGATGTTATTCAGATCCCAGCCTTTCTATGCCGGCAAACTGATTTAATTCGTGCAGCTGTAGAAAGCAATAAGATCGTTAATATTAAAAAGGGACAGTTCCTAGCACCATGGGATGTTGCAGGCATTTTGTCAAAAACTGAAGGCGCAAAAGAAATTTGGATTACTGAAAGGGGTACTAGTTTTGGATATAATAATTTGGTGGTTGATTTCACCGGCCTTGACTATATGCTTAATAACTTTGATTGTCCTATTGTTTTGGACGCCACGCACTCCGTTCAAAAACCAGGTGGGCAAGGCAGTTCTAGTGGCGGCAATCGAGATTATGTTCCTGGGCTATGTCGTGCAGGCTCTGCTTTGGGTATTAAAAACTTCTTTTTAGAAGTACATCCTGATCCTGAAAATGCTCCATCCGACGGACCTAATATGGTTAAACTTATGGATTTTCAAAAGGTGATTGATGGTATCGATAGATGCCATTATACACCAAAAGAAACAGCACCTATTGATAGAAATTATAGGAATTGGTAAATGGCGACCGCTATCCTCATTCCGGCTAGATACGGATCAACTCGATTTCCAGGTAAACCTCTAACTATGCTTGGTGATCACCATATGATCGTCAGAGTATATAATGCATGTAAAGAGGCCGGTCTTGATACCTATGTGTTGACTGACCATCCTTTAATTATAGATTTATTCCCAGATAATAAATTAATTGTAGATACAGATCCATATGAAAATGGGACTGAGCGGTGTGCCGGCGCTGTTAATAAATCTGCATTATTATCTCATTATGATCGATTTATTAACGTACAAGGTGATATGCCGGATGTTACTTTAGAGATGATCCAAAAAACCGAAAAGATGTTAAATTATTATAAAGTCTCTACGGTTTGTGCATTGATGCCGGAAGAAGAACAAAATAATCCTAATTCGGTTAAACTGGTTAGAGCTGGGGATAAATGTTTGTGGTTCGGCAGAGGAATGACTGGATACGGAGATTGGCATTTGGGGGTTTACGGATACCACAAAGATGTGTTACAATTGTATCCGTACATGACTGGTACAAAAGAAGAACGCGTCGAAAAATTAGAACAACTACGTTGGCTAAAAAATGGACATGATATTGGTGTCTTACCAGTAACCTTTAATGGTATTGAGATTAATACACCAGAGGATGCGAGGAAGTGGAATGAAAAGAACAATGGTAGATCCACCTAGTGGATGGAAGTATGGATTTCCTAAACCGTTGCCTGCAGATTATCCAGAGGGGGAAAGTATTATCCCTTGGCTGTTGAGCGAAGGCTATCCACAATTCGAGATTGATAAAATGCCTAAACACTTCTACTGTCGTTATTGGGAGGTAGATGAATGAGATTTAGTAGATGGAATGAACACGGGATTAAGATTGAGGTAGAAGTCCATGATGATAGCACACTTGATGAAGTGCTTGAACAGTTTCAGAACTTCCTTCGTGCTTGTGGATATATGATTGAATATAACAAAGTTCTTGATATAGTGGATATGGATGAATGAAAGTAATTGATTTATTGGCAAAAGCACTTGAGCACGAAGCGGTTTGGGATCTTATGGATGCTATGGTTGTACACCGTTTGAAAGAGTCTCGCGACATGTATACAATGGAACGTGAACGACTTGATAATATTAAAGCTAATCGTGAGCTTTTGCTACACGAAGAAGAAGACTGGGAATGCCTGGTCCAAGATATTCATGCATTGAACAGGGTGATTGATATCTATGGCGAACAATGATTATATTGTAGTAACAACTATTTCAACACATCGTATGCGTTATGTAATGCACAAAGATGATTTGAGTAAGTTGAATACAGATGTTACCCCAACCGAAAAAGATCTAGTTGATTGGGCACTAGATACAGTAACTATGCAAGAGTGTGAAGAGTTTTCACAGGAATGGCTTGGTGAACAGATCGTAGATCACTACGAATGCACTGAAGATGAAATGCTGACATTCTTTGATCGTGACAACGACTATTTAAAGGGTTGGGATCGTGATTATAAGATCGAGCATGTTCGCAAATGTTTGAAAGGTGATGGGAAATGATCGCAGGAAAAGTGTGGGGTACGACTGAACTAATTGAAGCTAATGGTGTGCTCGAGTTTCATCGAATTGAGATGGAAGCTGGTGGTGTGTGTTCTAAACACCTTCATGAGTATAAGTGGAATGGCTTCTATGTAGAATCAGGTCGTATGCTTATTCGTGTATGGCAAAAAGATTATGATCTGGTGGATGAGACTGTACTAGGCCCTGGTGACTATACAAAAGTCAAGCCTGGTGTCTATCACCAGTTTGAGTGTATTGAAGATGGTGTAGCATTTGAACTTTATTGGGCCGAGTTTAACCATAACGATATTAAAAGAGAAACTGTAGGACATAAATAATGTGGATGTTGCTTTGGATTCAGTTAATTCAAGGGACTGTTATCGTAACAGATTTAGGTGAATATGAAACATTTGAAGAATGTTTATACGATATGCACGAGGCTGAAATTGCAATCAATAAAACCTGGGAAGGTATGGTCTGCGTTCAAGACGTAGAAGACTATAAAGGAACTTAAATGTCTCTAGTATTTTTAACCCCATCCGCTAATAGCCAAATCGGCAAGCTTTGTCAAGAAAATAACTGTCATGCGATTAGTTTGAATATCAAGGGCGGAGGATGTGCCGGGTTCGAATATGAATGGGGTACAATGACCGAATCTGAAATAGAAAAGAACGATATTCTGATCCCCTGTGAAAATGGTAATTTTGTAGTAGGATCAACAAGTTTAATGTTTCTACTTGGTTCCACTATTGATTATACAAAATCCATTATTGGATCAACATTTGAGATTTCAAATCCGAATGCGCAATCTTCTTGTGGCTGCGGCGTGAGTGTTAATTTTGATATGGATAAAGTAGCAGAGAATGCAGCTTGATGTAAAATCAAAACCAGACCTTAATAAGTTCGTTTTCGACGTAGACGGAACTCTCACATATAGTAGACATACAATTGATCCTAAGTTTAGAGACTGGATGATTGATTTTGCTAACAATCATTTTTGTTGTATTGTAACAGGATCTGACCGTCCGAAAACCTTAGAACAAATCGGCTCCGGATTATATAATTCAATGCAGATCTGTTTCCAGTGCGCAGGTAATGATATTTGGCACAAAGACAGAAGACTTGAAGTTCGTAAAATGGAACTTCCTATGGAAATGTTTGACGCATTTGACGACTTCCTCCAGATAAGTCAGTTCCCAGTTAAAACCGGGAATCATGTAGATGTAAGACCGGGCCTAGTTAATTTTTCTATTATCGGTCGTGGATGTACTATCGATGAACGGGAAGAATATAAAGAATGGGATGCCGTTCATTACGAAAGACAAGCAATTGCTGATTATTTGAATACGTATTTTCCTGCCTATGATTGCCAAGTCGCAGGAGAAACCGGTATAGATATTGTCGAAAAGGGATATGATAAATCCCAAATCATTCATAAATTTTCCCCATATGATAACATTCATTTCTTTGGAGACAAAATGGAGCCAGGGGGAAATGATTATACGCTCATGCTAGAAGTTGCAAATTCTGGCAGCCATGCACATCATGTAAAGAGTTGGGAAGAAACATGGAGCATCCTAAAAAGCCTATCGTAGGTATTACCTTTAGCACTTTTGATTTACTTCACGCGGGGCATATAGCCATGCTCCGTGAAGCAAAAAGTGTGTGCGACCATCTAATTTGTGGTTTACAAGTGGACCCAAGTTATGATAGAATGTACAAGAATCCACCAGTACAAACCCTAGTGGAGCGGCATTCCCAACTTGCCGCTGTTAGTTACGTAGATGAAATTATCCCATATCAGACAGAGTCTGACGTTATGGATATCTTAGAGATGTATCCTATTGATATCCGTATTATTGGTGATGAATATCGATCCCGTGACTTTACCGGTAAAGAAGAATGCCGCGCACTTGGTATTGACATTTATTATAACAAGAGAGACCACAGGTTCTCTTCTTCAAACCTGAGAGAAAGGGTATACGAAAGTGAACAGAGTAAGCGGGAGAAATCTGAGCGAGGGCTTGAAAAACTTAAGGACTTTGTTGTACAAACAGGGGTATACGATTCAGACGGGAAGCTGGCAGGGTACGACCTCTCCGCCTACCTTCCTGGAGATTCTTCACGCTGACCTAGTAGCACCAATGTATACTGATGCCAAAGAAGCATCAGACGGTCTAAGCGCTACACAACCCTGGGCCGACGTACACTTTGACGAACGTACCGGCGGTGTACCACTTAATCCTCCCCCATCCCACACTATGTGGCTCAAGGATACAGACAAATATATGTCTGAGGGCCAACAAGCGTTCTCTCATTCGTATCCCGAACGTATGTGGGCACCAAGCATGGACGGTATTCGCTTCAAGACTGGCAACCTTGGCGATGCCGTTGAATTGCTTAAAAAGGACAGTACTACCCGTCAGTGTTATGTTCCTATGTGGTTTCCCGAGGATATCGTAGCTGCTAATCAGGGTGAGCGTGTACCCTGTTCATTCGGTTGGCACTTTATGGAACGCGGCGGTGAACTACACTGTTCATATCACATGCGCTCTTGCGACGTGGTGCGTCACCTACACAACGACCTATACTTTGCTAATCGTCTAACTATGTGGATGATTGAAAAAAGTGGTATAAATGCCAAACCAGGGTATTTACATTTTAGCTCAACTAGTTTACATTGTTTCGAGAATGATCGATATGCACTAAGACAGCTTGCCGGCATTCAAGAATACAATTGGGATAACTTCGAAGGAGCAGCAGTGTAATGTGTGGTTTCATTGCAGCAATCAATACAGATGTTGATGTAGAATCATTACTGGATAAAATTGCTTATCGAGGACTACCGGGTTATAAAGGCTATGAACGTAATGGTCCTATTCAGCTCGGCCACGTAAGTCTACCATTTGTTAATCTAGATCCTGAAGTCGCTATTCAGCCTCGTCCTGGTAGTAACTCACTATTTGTCGGTGAAATCTTTAACTACGAAGATTTTGGCTTCGATAATGATATCGATTGTGCATGGCAAACCTTTTGGATCAAAGGTATTCGTGAGTTTAATCGATTCGATGGCTTCTGGACATACGTAACTGTTATGGACGGCGCACTGTTTGGTGTTACCGATCATCTTAGTATTAAGCCTTTGTATTACCGTACTGACGTAGATGCTATGGCTTCTGAACCAGATGTACTAAAAGAATTTGGTCCTGTCACCCGTAACGAACTGTTCCATTCAAATACTATGAAATGGGGCTATGATCCAACTGGTGGTACTCCCTGGAATGAAATTAAACAACTTCCTCCAGGATGCCTTATTCATAAAGGGCAAGTGCACAAGTACTGGAATTGGAAAATGACCTCGTGCACTGACCTGCGCACTGACCTAATCGAATCAGTCGAACGACGCCTTGGCGGTCAGCGTGAACTGTCTATTCTACTATCTGGCGGCCTAGATTCTACCATCATTTATAAGATTATTACTGATATCCTCGGTCGTGATGTTACAGCCATTCACGTCGATAATGGAGAAGAAGACTATGCTAAATTGGTTGCAAAAGATATGGTCGAAGTACAACTTCACGGCGTTAGTGACATGGATAGCGTTGCTATACATCAGTCTCCAGTTGATCTTGGTTCTACCAAACCACAAATTGCTATGGCAGGAAAACTACATGACCTCGGTTTCCATGCAGTCCTAACCGGGGATGGTGCTGACGAACTATTCGGTGGATATCGTCGTGCAAAAGAGTATGATAGCCAAGCTTCGGATATTTGGTGTGAATTGCCTTATTATCATCTACCTAAATTGGACCGTACGATGATGCATAGCACTATTGAACTTCGTGCTCCATTCCTGTCGCCTAAGGTCGTCACGCACGCGCTACGCACGCCGTACGAGCAACGTAATGGCGAAAAGAAAGTTCTTAAAGAAGCTTTCAAAGATCTTGTCCCACAAAAGATTCTTTCGCGGGACAAACATCCTCTTAAGACTGATGCAATCCGCACAGATCCTATGCAACAACGCCAAACCAATGAAAAAATCTGGAGTGAACTTTATGGATAAATGGGACGTCCGCTATATTAACCTGGCCAAGGAAGTTTCTACTTGGTCGAAAGATCCTTCCAGCAAAATCGGTGCAATTGCGGTAGGCGGGAAGGGTGAAGTACTATCTACAGGATATAACGGCTTCCCACGACACATTTTGGATATGAATGAACGTTATGCAGATCGTCAGATTAAGTATAAATATATCGTTCACGCTGAAGCAAACTGCATCTATAATGCTACTTACAATGGTGTATCCCTAAAAGGTTCTACCATGTACGTCTACGGCTTACCCTGCTGCAGCGAATGCGCTAAGGCTATTATCCAAGTAGGTATTGATCGTGTTGTTATGCACGGGGATCCTTTCAACGAACGTTGGCGGGAATCTGTCGAACAGACTCTAGAAATGTTCAAAGAAGCCCAGATTGATTGGGAGTTTATCAATTGAAAAGAATTGCTATTATTGGGCACGGATTTGTCGGTAAAGCTGTTGACTATGGCTTTACCAATGACCGTGTTGAAAAGGTTATCATCGATCCAATCTATAATACTACAGTAGAAAATAATCTTGGCATCCTCGGCAGCTGCCATTTTATTTTTGTATGTGTACCAACACCATTTGGGGAAGATGGCACTATCGACGCAACTATCTTTAATAAGGTAATGAAACGCCTTACTAAGAGTATGCTGATAAACACTATTATTGTAATCAAATCAACTGTAACTCCTGATATTATCCGACATTGGGACGTTGGCGGGGTTGTATATAATCCTGAGTTTCTTACAGAGGGATTTGCCAAGGCAGATTTCGTTCGTCCTAAATTCCATATTATTGGTGGTGATGTAGATGAATGCTGGGCATTAAAAGATCTATATGAAAATTATAGTCTATGCGATCCAGCACCATTTCATTTTATGAGTATGGCAGAAGCTTCTTTAGTTAAATATGGGATTAACGCATTCCTTGCTACTAAGATTACATTTTTTAATCAACTATATGATGCTGCACAAGATATTGGAGCCAATTATTCTACCATTATGAAAGCCATTGCATCAGATCCTCGTATTGGTTCTTCACATACTAAAGTTCCCGGCTTCGACGGTAAGCAAGGATATGGCGGAGCATGTTTTCCAAAGGATACAAATGCGCTAATTAATTACAGTGATAGGTTTACATTAGTCGAAGAATGTGTTAGAATTAATAATGAGTATAGAGCCCAATATGATTTAGATGAAAGGGAAAGACAACAAAATGTCACTTACGCAAATGAGTAATTTGGCCAATAGTCAGACTTAACTCTGTAAGAGATGGTTGACTGGGGTATGTCTAATATGCTACTGGCATAATGGGAACTAATATATTCTTTATCGTCTATTATAATAGGTTTTCTACCTCTTCTGTGGAATTTACATCCATTTGGTCGGGATTTTCCTCTTTTATCATAAGTATGACCACCCTGGCCTTCTTCCCGACATAGATTTGCATATTCAGAAGATTCTACGATATTCCATTTATCAGAATAATAAATGCCCCATCTACGTATTTCTTCATTGGTTTGACATTCTTTTAAAACAGTAGTAGTAACATCATTACCATGTTTTTGTAAATGTCGAGACCAAACAATACCCGAACCTTTATATTTAAAAGGATTTGAATTGGTTTTACCGAGATACTTTAATCCGGTTACATTATGGGTCTTAAGATATAGATAGTACATGCTGGAGATCTCCTTGTGTTTCTAGAGTAGATGGGTGTTCCCGCACCGCGATCTACACTTCTATTTATAATAAAAAAGGGTTTTGGATATGAAAAAATTTGAAGATTTACCCCAAGAAAAACAAAATGATTATTTACGAAAAGCCAAATATTTGGTAAAATATAATTATGTGGAAGGTAAAAGTATTGAAACTCTTGCCGAAGAAATTTATAACAAGGAGAATGATACTAGATGAGTATTATGGATAAACTTCAGAAAAATAGTAAGATTAAATCAACATCTATTCTATCTGAATCTAAATTTTTTAATGAAAGGGATATGGTTACTACCGATGTTCCAATGATTAACGTTGCGCTGTCTGGATCTGTAGATGGCGGTTTAAGTTCGGGTCTTACAGTTCTTGCTGGTCCGTCTAAACACTTCAAGACGTCGTTCGCACTGCTTATGGCGGCTGCATATCTGAAACAGCATAAAGATTCGGTTATTCTTTTCTATGATTCGGAGTTCGGTTCTCCACAGTCTTATTTCGAACAGTTTGGTATCGATACCGATCGGGTATTGCATACGCCTATCACAGACGTAGAACAACTCAAGTTTGACCTAGTTAACCAACTAGAAGGAATTGAGCGTGGTGATAAAGTAGTAATTGTTATTGACTCGATTGGTAACCTTGCATCTAAGAAAGAACTCGAGGATGCAATTAACGAGAAATCAGTTGCTGATATGTCTAGAGCAAAAGCACTTAAGGGCCTGTTCCGCATGGCAACACCTTATCTGACAATGAAGAACATTCCTATGATTGCAGTCAACCATACATATCAAGAGATGGGATTATTCCCGAAAGCGATTGTGTCTGGTGGTACAGGCATTTATTATTCAGCCGATAACATCTGGATCATCGGTCGTCAGCAGGAAAAGAAAGGTACAGAGATTGTTGGGTATAACTTCGTCATTAATGTTGAAAAGTCTCGATTTGTTAAGGAAAAGTCTAAGATTCCTATTACTGTTTCCTGGGACGGTGGTGTTCAGCGTTATTCTGGCCTTCTTGACGTGGCTCTTGCAGGTGGGTACGCTACTAAACCTTCGAATGGATGGTATGCAACGGTTGATATGGAAACTGGTGAAGTTGGCGGCAAAGTACGGCTCGATCAAACTCTAGAAAAAGAGTTCTGGGATCCTATCTTTGCTAATACCGACTTTAAATCTTTTATCGAAAAACAATATAAGATTGGTTATGCAGCACCAGTAAATATGGATGATATCATTGATGATGAAGATGCATGAAAACGTTGACTATGAACTAGTCCCAACTGAGAATGAGTTCTGGCAGATTCGCATTTTGTCAGGTGACTTTGTAGAGACTGTTATCCAATATACAACCCTTAAGGTAGTTGATGATCATCTTAAATTTAATTTTGATCTTATAAGTTCCCCGGTTGCCGATCTGGATAAAGAAAATGGGGATTTACAGTCCGTGGCAAAAGATATACTATTCTCACTATTAGAAGATGCTTCAGCATGAATGCAGAAAGCCAGAAATACTGTGCTTTGTGCAAAGATGAACTTTTTCGTGGGTTCGACGAATATAAAGAGTTTAGGTATAGACGAGAAGACTCTGATGAGCCTGGTATAGTCTCAATCGGTATAATATACCTGTGTGATCATTGTCATAGTATCGTTGATAAATTTAATTCCGAGGTAAATGAATTTGATGAATATTAATCTCGAGCAGACTATTCTCCGCAATCTGCTAGTAAACGAGAAATATACACGTAAGGTTCTTCCTTACATTAGACCGGAGTACTTTGAAGGAACTTATCGAACATTATTCCAAGAGGTTGGTAAGTTTGTAGCTAAGTATAATAAACTTCCAACCCTCGAATCGTTTAAGATCCAAATTGATGAGGCAAGCATGGGTGACGAACAGTATCGTCACGCTGTAGAGGTCTTGCCTAATCTATTTGGTACAGAAAAGGTTGACGACGAATGGTTAGTAAACACCACTGAAAAGTGGTGTCAAGACCGTGCAGTCTATAATGCTATCATGGAATCCATTACGATTATTGATGGCAAGCACCAGTCGCTTACTAAAAATGCATTGCCTGATATTCTTACAAAGGCATTGGGCGTATCCTTTGATGCGAATGTCGGTCACGACTATATTGAGAACTGGCAGCAACGGTTTGACTTTTATCATACCAAAGAAGAACGGATCCCCTTTGATCTTGAAATGCTAAACAAGATTACCAAAGGCGGTCTTCCAAATAAAACCCTCAATATTATCCTTGCTGGTACTGGTGTTGGTAAATCATTGGCTATGTGTCACTTTGCTGCAGCCGCGCTTGCCGATGGTTATAATGTTCTCTATATTACTATGGAGATGGCGGAAGAACGCATTGCTGAACGTATCGACGCCAATCTTATGGATGTACCAATCGATCAGCTAGATAATGTACCTAAGGATATGTTCTCACAGAAGGTTGCTCGTATTGCTAAGCAAACTACTGGTAAACTAATTGTAAAAGAATATCCTACTGGTCAAGCCAATAGCTCACACTTCCGTGCACTATTGAATGAACTAAAGCTTAAAAAGACTTTTAAGCCAGACATTATATTTGTAGATTATTTAAATATCTGTGCATCGTCACGGATGAAAGCTATGGGAGGATCTATCAATTCTTACACATATATCAAGGCTATTGCCGAAGAGCTCCGTGGACTTGCGGTCGAGTTCAACGTACCGCTCGTATCTGCAACGCAAACGACTCGCTCAGGTTATGGTAACTCAGATGTTGGGCTTGAAGACACCTCCGAGTCTTTTGGACTACCCGCAACAGCAGACCTCATGTTCGCAATCGTCTCAACCGAAGAGCTCGAAAAACAAGGACAAATTGCCGTAAAGCAATTGAAGAATCGTTATAATGATCCAACTACATATAAACGATTCGTATTAGGCATAGATAGGAGTAAGATGAGGCTATTTGATGTAAATCCTGATGAACAAACATTGGTAGAAGATACACCTGCATTTGATAAAAGCGAAATGAACGATCGCTTCAAAGATTTTAAACTGAATTAGGAGAATATAGAATGGGTAAAAAAGGCGGTAAAAGTAAAGGATTTATCAGTCAGGGAATTCACAGCAACGTATCGACGGCTACACGTCGTGCTGTGAGGGCTGACTATATGGCTTCTGCTGATAGAGTTATTAACCAACGCAAAGCCTTTGATAAGGGTAAGCGTACTATGGTTACTATCGAAAATCCGAATAAAGAGGAAACCAATAAACGTTTTATTCGGGTAGAAGGTAAGTATTGGTTTAAACCGAAAGAACTACCGCAAAAGAAAGAAAAGAAGTCTCGATTCGCTTGGGAGAATGAAGAGTGAAGGCTAGACTAATTGGTTATACCCAACCGGTTAATATGATCGGCATTGATAATGCAAAAGATCTTATTGCCTATTGTGCTCGTGTATCAAATCCCTCGAATCAGCTAAATACAGAAACTGGCGAAAAGCTTATTCGTTATCTGATCAAACATAAACATTGGTCACCACTAGAAATGGCTTCTGCCACACTTGAGGTTGAAACCACTCGTGATATTGCTAGACAGTTTTTGCGGCATAGGTCTTTTTCTTTCCAAGAATTCTCACAGCGATATGCAGACCCCACCGAAGATCTACAATTTGTTGTCAGAGAAGCACGACTGCAAGATGAAAAGAATCGTCAGAATTCTATAGAAACTGATGATGAACAAATCAAAAAAGCTTGGATTATTAAACAGGAACAGATAATTCATGAAGCACGAATGGCATACAAATGGGCAATTCAGGCCGGGATTGCCAAGGAACAGGCGCGCGCTGTGCTACCAGAGGGGAACACAGTTAGCCGTCTCTATGTTAATGGTACCCTTCGCTCTTGGGTACATTACATTGAACTTAGGTCTGGAAATGGTACACAAAAAGAGCACATCGAGCTCGCGAGAGAGTGCGCGTACGCGATCGCGCGATGCTTCCCAATGATAGAGGAGTTTATTCAAAATGGGTAAAAAGATTTCGACTTTCTATAATAACAACACATCTCTAGGACATTGTGAGATCCATGTAAATTATAAAGAAGAAATGTTTTATATCAAATATTTTGACAATGAGGGACGTAGGTTCTTCACTGAGGAGTTCCCCGGTAAGTCTATGCGATATGTAGAAGATGCTGCTGAAAATTGGTGTCTGGGCATAAAAAAATTAGCATAATTTGTAAATAGGGGGTTTACATCCTAAATCGGTTGTGATATATAAATATTACATAAAAATCCGAGGCAGGAAACATGAAGAACGTAATCTCCTTTGCCCTGAATGCTTCCATTGTGGCATCCATGGCATTCGCAGCCGTATCTTCTGCTATGGCAGCGCAAACTCAACAAGATAAAGAATGTCTTGCATTGAATGTCTATTTCGAAGCAAGAGACCAGAATCTAGTAGGTCAAATTGCAGTAGCCCATGTAACTATGAATCGTGTTAAGAATGCTTATTTTCCAGATACAATATGCGATGTAGTTTGGCAAGATAATCAGTTTAGTTGGACTCATGATGGTAAATCTGATGTTCCACGCAATGCAGAAGCTTGGGAAATGGCTCAGGCAATTGCATCTCTAGTATACTATCAAAAATACCCCGACATTACAAATGGGGCTGAATTCTACCACGCTGACTATATCCGAAAGCCGCAATGGGCTTCGCATATGGAGCCTTCTCGTAGGATTGGCAATCACATCTTTTATGTCTGGGATGGAAGTTGGAATTAAAGGTTTACACCCTCTGAATAATAAGGTATAATATTAGTATGAATCCTAAAATTGTATTGGTTGGTCATGGTCGTCACGGTAAAGACACCGTAGCAGAGCTTTTAGCTATGTTCTACGGTATGTCTTTCCGTTCGTCCAGTGAATTCTGTGCTGAACATGTCGTCTTCCCGGTCCTTAAGCATGAATTTGGTTATAAGACTGTAGAAGAATGCTTTAAAGATAGACATAAGCACCGTAAAAGATGGTATACTCTCATAGCAAATTATTGTGCCGAAGACCCAACGCGACTTGGCCGCGAAATCTTTAAAGAGTCTGATATTTACTGTGGTCTTCGTAACAAGCGTGAATTCACCTTTATGAAGAATGCTGGTGTATTCGACATTGCTATCTGGGTCGATCGCTCAGAGCATGTTAAAGAAGAAAGCAAAGAAAGCAACAGTATTGAACCGTGGATGGCTGATTTTATTATCGATAATAACGGTTCAGTAGATGATCTTACTCTTGGTGTTAAACAGTTGTTCGATAATCTATTAGGTAAGAATGCACCTAAGGTTACCGAAATGTCACATCATCAAGAATTTGCACCAATGGGGATCATCAACCTAGACAACATATGATATAAGTATGTTTGTAAACGTTGAAGCAACGTGGACACATTCTGGACCTGGGGGCGGTACCCAGCGACTCCACCATAAGCACATCGGTACTAATCAATTATTAGTTTAGGGCGGATTAGTTAAAAGAATGCATGTTTAACTGCCGGTGTGCTTATGATGGGGTCGAAATAGGATCGACAGGTGTGAAGATTGAGTGGAGTTTACCGGATGATCGCGTATAGATCAATTAAACTAAATGCAAACGATAACTTTGCTCCTCTGGCTTTAGCAGCCTAAGAACTGCTTTTTGCTAAGTGGGTATGGGTTCCACCTAGAAACAGAACGGGCCCAATTTCTCAAACATAAAGGAAGTCTAATATGGAAGTTCTAAACAAAGTTAAATCTGTTATTGGTCAAGTTGCTGAGCTAGGTGTCAGTCTCTTGGCTCTTGGTATCGTTCTGGAAGTTCTTGGGATGCCATCTATCGCTGGTGTCAGCGTCATTGGCAACGTTTCTGCTATTGTTGCTGCTCTCGGTTCTCAAGGCCTTGTTGGTCTGATCGCTGTTTGGGTTCTATATGAAATCTGGTCTCGTAAATAAGTAAATTAAGGAAATCTAAAATGAAACTAGCTGCTTTTACCACTGCTGCTCTTCTTGCCGCTTCTGCTGCTTCGGCTGCTGAAATCGGTAATACCGGTCTATTGCTAAATACTAATGCTGTTGCTGAATACACTGTCAACGCTGGTGACATGTCCGTTGTCGTAACCCCTGAAATTGGTTACACCAACTGGGGCTTTATTTTCGCTGCTTCAACTGATGTTGTAGTCTATGACAACGAACTCGTTCTTATGGACGCTTTTGGTTCGCTTCCAGTCATTGATCTTTCAGCCTCCTATGGTCTAAATGATATGGCCACTGCCTACGTTAAATCTTCATGGGATCTTGATGCCATGGATATGGGCGAAATTACACTCGGTGTTGCTTTCTCGTTCTAATATATAAGATATTAGAAATAAAAAGGGGTGGCGAAAGCTGCCCCTTTTTTTTATGAATAGAATTTTTTTTATATAAATAGCCATGAATGAATAATAATCCTCTAGGAAAATAAAATGGTTAAATATGTTTTAAGGATTACGTTGCTATTATTTGGTATAGTGTATGCATCTGCATCTCTTGCACAAGAGGTAACTTGTCCGGAAGGTTATATTTGTACTCGTACAGACGGTACTAGCACAGTAGACTCTACTTCTACTACAACGGTTATTTCACCACCTCCTTCGGCTATATCCCCATCCATAAATTCTGCTAATTCGGATTTATGTACTATTGGGGTGGCAGGAGCAGTTCAAACGCAGATCTTGGGTATTTCCGCTGGTACGGTGTTTACCGAAGAAAACTGTTTAAGATTGAAAAATGCTAAAGTACTATATGATATGGGCATGAAGGTTGCTGCAGTATCTGTAATGTGTCAAGATCCAGATGTATTTTCTGCTATGATGAATGCTGGAACTCCTTGTCCATTTGATGGATTAATTGGCGATGAAGCGAAAGCAGCTTGGGCGGCAAATAGTGGTGATCAACCGGCTGAGGGAGAAGGCGTATTAAAAGGAATGAGCGATGAGACTAAATCTACTGCGGGTGGTCTTGCCACTGTTGGTGGTTTGTTACTCCTCCTCCTTGCGCTCTGAAATAATCCCTGGCGTTACTGGGAATGCCGCGGTCAATGGATATTATTGGTATATGCCAGATCTTCTACCCCCACAATCGGGGTTAGTTATTGACGGTGTATTATTTCGTTATACCACAGTAAAAGATCCGGATGCTGACTTACTGGTAACAATTAGAAACAAGGATAATGATGCAGTAGGATATATCTACACCCACACTGATGATTGGAGTGGGTTGCCTGGTAATACAATAGTTGGTTATGATCCGCTAGGCGGTATATTAGGAACTAGATTTGGAGATGGCGAAATAGTCACTGAAGGCGAAGGTGAAGTAACTGACGCCACAGTAAGATATAGATACAGATATGACACCTGTATGGTACCTCTTGATGATCCAAGATGCCCAGGATTTGAACAGGCTTTATATGATTACTTACTTGAGAATGGACTTTTAAATAATCCTGATTTCAATGATCCATATTACAATGAATGGGTTCAAAGACAATTAGAACAAGAAGTCGATGTTGAAGAAGAACAAGTTGTTATGGAAGAAAATGCCGATGAAGAGTCCGAGTTAGAACAGCAACTAGATGCAAAAACTAGTATTGCTGAATTAGCTGGAACTATTAATCAGGCCGAAGTAATATTACAAATGGGCTCAGTCCCAGCTTTTGAACAGTATTATGCTACGAGTATTCCTGGTGGTACTTATCAGGATGTTTTAGTATTAGTGGATTCACAATTGCCAGATAATGGGAGTGTACTTAGAAGCCTAGCGAATGATGCTAACCACCGGGCGATGGTACGTTCACAATACGAAAACAATAACGGAGAGAACTAATGTTCAAAAAAGTTTTTGCTGTTACTGCTGTTTTGGCTGGGTCAACACTCACCGCTTCAGCTAATAACAGCCCAATTTATGGAACTGTACAATCTAAATGTACAATCCATACAGATATCAATGGTGTTTACGCACAGCCAACACCAGACGAACTAACTACTGTTACTACAGATGGTGGTGTAATGCCAAAGATCAGATATGATGTTGCTTTGGCAGATTCATATGTCGCCAAAATTTCTTGGCCAAATGAATTCCAAAGCTCGCCATCTCTATCTGATACAGTAACTTGGACTGGCGAAGTCGAGGTTGCCGAAGTAACAGATGCTGCTATGTCGGCTTACGATACAAATAAAATTGAATATAATAATACGACTGAATTCGATCTAACTGAAGCTGGAACGGTTTGGTTTAAAGTAACATCAACAGCCAATTATGGTTATGATAAAGCATTTCCTGCTGGTAACTATGTGGCCATTGTAACGGCGGAGTGCATCGCCCAGTAAGGGAACTTATAAGATGAAAAAATTATTATTAGCTGCAGCACTAATGTTTTCTACTGGTGCTGCAGCTCATGAAATGACACCTACCTATTTTAAGATTATTCCTACCCCATATAATAACATTTATATGAGTACAGTAGAACTATTTAATCGTAGGGAAGATGCTGATAGATATCAATTCGAAGTTTATACTGAAGATTGGGTACCAATTGAATTTGCATCGTTTGATCGATATGTAAAGCTTGAATATGGGCAAGGGATAGAAGCAAAACTATATTTTAGAAAATCTGACATTAATCGAATTACATATATTTGTTCCAGATCTATGGCAGATAATATTACTAATGTAGCTTCTCTTATTTGTTCTAAGATTGATGGAGAAAAGTGATGAAATATTTGGGTTTAATCCTACCAATGTTTATTGCAGGTTGCGTATCAGGTAATCTCCCTGATCCGGCTATAGCACAAAATCTATTACCGAATCAAAGCGGTGCGATTAACTTAAGCATGCCGCAAGCCTCTACTAATAATATGCAAGATAGGATTAGAGCCGGTGACTTAGAATGTGCTAATGCTATTGGTTCGGCTACTAATCTAGAGTTCGGAGTAATGGGCGTTATTAATAACGGTGATTGGTATTACAATGATCAATATCTAGATCCTTTCGCTGATATTGGTGTATTTGCTCGTATCGTTATTCCGCTTGGTGCTAAACCTAAAGAAAGAATCGATTGTAATAGACTATTCGAATTAGAACTACAAGCAAGACAAATGGAGATTTTAAAACTGCAAGAAGAAATCTCAGCACTCAGGGCTTTACAGTTCGAGGAGTAAGAATGGCAGAAGATAAAGACTTAGGCGAACTAACAGAAGCGTTCGAAGAAGAAATAGAAAATCTTAAAAATACCAAAATGAAAGTATTTGGTATTACTGTAACGCCGACTACAATTGGTGCAGCCTTTGCTATTATCAGTTCTATTATTGGCGGACTTTATGGTGCATTCCAAGTCTATAATGACTATATGGGGATGAAAGAAATCATTGCCAATATTGATACTGATGCTATTGAAGCTCGTAATAATGAAATAGAGATTAAACTAGAAGAAGCGATCGCGTACACGCGCGATATTAAAAACGGCCTAAGAGACGATATTCTACGCATTGAACAGACGACCGATAGAGTTGAAAGAGATATGCGAGAACTAGAAATCCGCGTAGGTCAATCTTTAGAAGATGCAGAGGCAAGGATTAAAGCAACACAGGTCTCAATTGAAGCGACTCTCGAGGGCGTGCGCGCGGACATGAACCAGCAGGAAAAAGATGTAACTGCTTCTATTCGGGAAGTCGAAGGGACTATCCGCGAATCAGAAAAGGACGTACGTGATACAATGCGGGATACAGAGGAGCGTATAGATACTAATATGAGAACCCTTAGAACTGATCTTGAAATGAGATTACAAGAGGCATTGGATAACCCACTAGCAGGCAGATGACATTAGTTTTTATCATTATTATTGGATTAATCTGGAGTCAGATTATATCTCATTTTGGAGCGTCAATTTTATTACATCGTCATTACTGTCACCGACAGTTTAAAGTGCCTGTGTGGTTTGAGGTTATGGGCCTATTCATGTTATCTGTCGCTTATATTAGATCCCCTATTGGGTGGATAGCCAGTCACAGAATGCATCATCAGCATAGTGATACAGAAAAAGATCCCCACGCTTGGCAATACATTGGTAGATGGAAGGTATTGACTACAACCTGGGACGTTCCCAAGATACCCATGAAATATGCAAGGGATCTGTATAGCAATCCACGTTTAGTTTTCTTTCATAACCACCATAAAAAATTATTACTGGCTCACAATGTTATTAGTTTTTTGATCAGCCCATATTTTTGGTTAGCGTATGCGGCCATTCCATTTGTATTTGCAAAGGTGGGCTTTGGCCTTTTAAATACTTATGGACATTCCGATGAAGGTGGATCTAATAAATGGTGGTTAAACTTCTTTGTAGCAGGTGAAGGCTTTCACAGAAATCATCACGACAACTGGAGACGTGTAAGACTTCATAAATGGGATACCGGAGGGTGGCTTGCAGAAAAGCTCTTTGTTAAAAAATAGTCAATGGGTTCAATCTCCAATTTGGCCCGATGTATATGATCTTCTAAATTCCATAAGAATATCGGATAGCTATTATCAAAGAGGAACTGGGGCTGCTAGTTATGATCTAGAAGATACTATTAATCTACACAGAAAATGGGTAAGTAGTATTATAGATCTTTCAGATTTTTCTTATGCCTATGTTACATCTGGAGCTACAGAAGCTATTAATCATTGGAGAATGAGTGATAGAAGACCATGGCAGTATTTTGAAGGCGAGTATCAGTGGCCACAAATGATATCTGGCAATGGCGTGCAAGTAGAAGAACTTTTACCAGATCACGTGTTGTACATTAGTAATCCAAGATGCTACGATGGAAACATATTTGAATTTGATAACATCGATGTGCCTATCATTTTAGATTGCGCTTATATTTCTTCAACCCCTATTAAAAGAATAGTTGCACCTGTGAATACTGAACAAGTAATGTTTAGCTTTAGTAAGGGGTTTGGATTGATCGGTCAAAGATGTGGACTAGTGTATACCAAAAAACCTCATCCTACTTTACATCCACTAAAAAAGGTTGAGTGTTTTAATTATTCTGCTGCTATTATTATGAAAGCTATAATGAACAAATTCACAGTTGATGAAATGTATCATAGATATAAAGAAACCCAAAAACAAGTTTGTTGGAAATATGATTTAAATCCTAGCGATACTTATTTTATAGGTACCAGTACTGATGATTATTATCAAACACGTCGTAGGTATCGAGATATTGCAAGATTGTGTATAACAGGAATTGAGTAATGAAAAAACATAACTTACCGACTTATGCTAACTTAGGTCTAGAGATTGATCTAGAATTGTTAAGAGAGGCTGCAGATCAACTTGCATCCAAGTATACTGATGTAAGATCTGCCAACCCAATGCTGTGTGATAATCACATGGAATTAGTAAAAAACGTTTATGATAACTTTGAACAGATTAATCTCACTGAACCCAGTGAGCTAATGCCTTACACTGCCAGTATTAAAGAACGACTTAGACGTAGAGAGGAACATCTATACAATGTTCCTACACCAGAATATACTGGTAGTTATTTTGAAAAGATTGTCACACAATTGAAAGCTAAAGCTAGCAGAATTCGTATTACCAAACTTGCTCCGGGCAAAACAATTCCATTTCATGTTGACTATGATGTCGATTATGCCGTTAGATGTATTTGTCCAATCTACGGTGGTAATAATGTTGTTAACTTATTTAAACGTGATGGAAAATTAGAGGCATATAATTTAGAAGACGGAAACGCTTACTTTTTAAATATTGGTTATCCACATGCTGTAGTGAATATGAGTGATAAACCAAGAATTGCATTAATGTTTAGTTTGGATGGAACCGATGACCTCACAGATTTACAATTACAATGATCAAGAATTAAAAGAATTAATTAATAATGTTATGACCGAGGGTTGTGCATTACTATACGACCAAGAATTAAATGAACAGCAGTATGTTTCAACCTTTAAACGTATTGGGGAATGTGAAGCACCTGGCTTATTCATGAATCACAAAGACTACCCAGAAATCTTTTTTGTCACCGGAGAAAGAGACTCAGAAGGCAAAAAGATTGGTATGTTTGGTGATGGAGAGCTTGGATGGCACAGCAACGGTAACAGTAGGCATCTCATTGATAAGATCCTTATTGGATTGTATTGTATCAAAGGGGATGTTAATACAACGCTGAGCATTTGCAATACCAGTCGGCCGTTTTACGATATGAGTGCTGACGAACAAGAGTATTGGAAATCAATTACTATCAGATTAAAATTTCAAAACGATACAATGTATCATCTAGATGAAGATGATCCAGAGCTTGAGTTTATGAGTAAGAACAAAGGTAGTATTAGACCATTAGTTGGTCAGCATCCTCATACGGGTGTTGATTATTTTTATTTCCCTTATCACTTTATTATTGGGGCATGGGAAGGTAAAAAGAAAATTGATCATGAAGAAATGATCTCAAAATTAAAACCTAAAATTTTCAAAAGCAAATACCAAGTGCATCACGTATTTGCTGAGGGTGATCTTTTTTTAATGGATCAATTTATGACTTTGCATAGACGCACACCTGTAATGGGTCCAAGACTTCAATGGCGAATTGCAAGTGATTACGGTGTGATATGCAAAACTTAATTGATTATTCTTATGTGGTTAAAAACTATTTTACCGTAGACGAATGTAATAATATTATTAAAAAAATAGAATCTGAAGGGATCTTGAGAGATAATGGTTCAATATATCCCCTTAATGGACATACAGAAGATAAAGATCTTATAACAGAACTTCAAACAAAATGGGAAGGATTAAAAGAGAAATATACTCGATACATTGAATCATTATCAGTTATTTCCCCGAATATTTCTGGCAACACTAAACCAATATTCGTTAAATATGTCGTAGGGCATGGAATTGAAAATCATGCAGATCATATATTCATTCCGTTTTGTAAAAATCACATTTGTAGACCAGTTTTAAGTGCTGTTACGTTATTAAATAAAGACTTTGAAGGCGGAGAATTTTATATTCTTGAACAAAAAATCGATATGGAAATTGGAGATACTATAATTTTCCCATCAATGTTTTTATATCCACACAAGGTAACTCCAGTATCAGATGGCGTTAGATATAGCATGGGAGTTTGGTTTTGGTAGTACCTTTTCCCAATTTAGAAAACATACAAGATGGACACCAAGTTCCTCTAAAAGAAAACTACTATGTTGCTTCTATGGCTTATTTGGATACACCGCAAGCCAGACCCATATTTGAGGCACAAGCCGATATTATTATCGAAAGACAATGTAAAGGTATTGTCGATGTGGGTTGTAGATTAGGCAATGTCTTAGATGTTCTTTATGAAAGAGGATATACTGAATTTCAATATATGGGCTTTGACACCTCTATTGAACCAATTGCGTTAGCTATAGACAAATGGAAAGATTATAATAACATCGAATTCAGAAACGAAAGCTGGAATGATAAGGCATCTTTTATCGTTGACTTTCCAGTGGACATGGTATTGTTCAGTGCTGTACTCTTGTATAGACCTAATGATCACTTTGAATTTTTTACAAAGGTTGTTACAGAATACTATAAATCCCCCAATGCTCTTATTCAAGAACCCTGTGTAGAACAAAGACACTGGGATAAAAGACTAGTAATGAATACAATCCAGCAAGAGTTTGATGTTTATAAAAAAGCATATGATGTACGATCTATCTTTTTAGATTTAGAAATATTTGCTGGTAAGAGAGAAATTCTGGATGTACAAATTCACTCATGATTTTTTCAATGATAGAGGAAAGGTTTGGTCTTCTCTTCAGCTTCCTACTAACTTAAATTGTTTAGAAGTTGGATGTTATGAAGGCAGATCTACTATATGGATTCTGGAGAATCTTGTCGGCGATCAAGGTAAACTAGACATTGTTGATGAATTGCATCATAGCTATGTAGACAACTTATACCACAACGTAAAGCAGTGGGAAGATAAGATTACATACTATAAAGGAGATGCTTTAGAAACCATTGGCAAATTACCCCACGAAGAGCAATACGACTTCATATATTTGGATGCAGCAAAGTCAGCTGCAGATAATGCAGGAGCTTTGTTTTTATTGGAAAGGCTATTGAAGATAGATGGCATTCTAGTCGTTGACGATTATTTTTTCGAGTTAGATGATGATTCCAAAAAATGGCCGATGCTTGGCATCAACAGTTTTGCATCATGTTCTCAATTGTGTAAATTGTTTCAAATAGAACACGGCCAAGCATTTTTTCAAAAGATACAGTCTAAGGCCATTTACAAATGAACATAGAGCTATTAACTTTTTTCTATAAAGGACAGATCAATCCCGATCTAACAAATCACGATTTGTTTAGATGTGAAAATGCTATTGATGATTTAACCACATTTGCTGCAAACGATAGGCTGGGTGTCAATTACTCGAGAGAAAGATTGAACCTGCATCGCATGCATCTATACAATATATGCTTTGACGGTGAACAGCCAATATTAGCCAGTGGTAGTGAAAAATTATCTGACAATGTTGTTAGAGTGTTTAGTCGTTATTATTCTTATCCTAACTATCGAACAGATGGTACTAAACCTTTAGAGAAGGTAGACGACTTCAAAGAATTGAAATATAGTTTGGAAATACTAAGAAAAGAATATCCACTAATTATATGGAGCAGAGATCGTTCTGGTAAATTCTTTGAAAGATTAAAACGTGGCAGACCAGATATATTTGCAGACTGGGAATTGTATAAAGATCCTGTAGAATTGATCTACAAAGATAGTTATCAGAACATATTTTACACTGGTGATATTAGTTACATTGATGAGGTAAGATATTCAAACACATCCAACAAGATGGATTCTCTCTTCCCATGATGCATTTACAAAAGTGTGTTTTTTAGTAGTGTCTACCAAATAGTAGTTTCCATCTGCTGGATATCGTTCTACTTTATCGTCTAATACCATAAAGCAATTATCATTAGTGACTAATGGAATGTGCATTCTAGGAGTTGGATCTTGATGATAAGAATAACAACTGATCGGCGCCATTCTCATTACTCGGGTTCTAGTCATACCTAACTGTTTAATAATTGAGTTGGTATAGGGTATATCGAACAATGGAACTGTAAACATATCTTCTGTATGATTTACGTTTTGAAGTTTACCAGTGCCATAGAATGGATCATCAATTCCTTCTACCCCCTGCAGGCATACCTGAAGACCGGAAGGAACAATTATTAGCTCTTCTAAGATTCTCTCAATATCTACCATGCTAACCTCAATTGCATATGTAATCTATATTCTTGTTTAGGGTGTACACTGTGATACCACATGCTGTTTTCAATTTCTAGGACTTCCCCTGGACCATATGTAATTGAAAAAGTACTTTGTCGTGGATCGGTTTCAATTTCTTTATACGGTCTTGATTCCCCAGGCTTTGCCACATCTTTTTCATCAACTATATCGTAGAAGTAAGTGGTGGTTTCACCTATGATGGGAACTAAAAGATTGCCTCTGCCTATAGCCGGATCATCAATATGAGTCTCTAACGTATCTGCGGGGTTCCACTCCCAATAGCAAACATGATAATCCCATTCGTGACCATCCCATCCAATGGCCTTCGTAAGCGGAGCAATCTTATTAAATGTTTCCCATTTCTCTCTATCTTCTACATACCAAAAATTATGATTCCATAAACTCTCTTTTACCAACTTCAAGTTGTAAGTTGGATTAAGCCTTCTTTCCATGGCTTCATCATACATTTTATTTACATCATATGGATTCTTATGTATCCTATACGAAAACGGTGTCATGTATACCTTTTAATTTTAAGAATTGATTGATTTCATCAATCTTGTATTTACTTATTCTACCAATAACCTGTCTGTGAAATCCTACCACAAGATAATTATTCAAATCGGATAAATTATACTGTTCCAATTGATCATGATCCCAAAAGGTTTTGTATCTTGATATATCTTCTTCCGAAAAGGATGTTAGATAATTATATAATATAAATTCGCTAGGCATAACCGATTGAGAAATAAACCATTCAATAAATTTATCATAATCGGATATTCGATCAAGAATTGCTTTATGAAATACAAACGGAGTATCTATTGATAGATGAATCTTTTTAGGAGTCTTTCCAAAATAATCTGAATAACATTTTACTGTTTCATCCCACCAAGGTAAAAGAGTACAGGTCCGACCAGATCCGATTTGATCTTTAAAATGGTTTAATGACGTATGATTAATAAAAAAATTTTTAGAATCTAAAATAAGATAATCATCTTGAATGTCTTTAAAGGCCAAATACTTTAAAGCCATTTGCGTTACCCACCCTTCATAATCTAAAAATTGATGATTGTATTCTGGATGTTTCCAACCAATCTCTAAATTACTAATATCATAATTAAGAAAAACTAAAGTGTGGTTTGTATAATATTTTTCTATTCTTTGTTTCCATAAATTCAAATCATATTGTTTTTCATTTATGATAACATAGTGTGTGCATGGTTCTAGATATTTTTGAATACTTTCACATTGTATAAGAAACCAAGTTAAGTCCCTTTCACACGTTACCGTTAAAAGTTTCATTCCATCTCTCTTCAAAAATTATCTTAAACTGATCTATATCAGGAGCACTATGATATCTAATCATTAAGATCTTTCGTTCTCGTTCAACAATGTCTAACGCATGAACAATTTCAGTAGGATTAAATATCATGGGTTTATCAATTAATACAGACCCTATCTCTTGAACTGGATTATCATCATATATGTTATAAAACGGATCGACATATGAAGTCTTTAATAGGTGTTCTTTCTCTTTATAGAATCTAAGAATACCAAGACCTTCTAAGGGGAACAGTAAAGTATAATATTTACCAGGATGATCTCCGTGCTTATCAGTGTGCGGCTGTAAACCTATCCCCTCATCTTTGTAATAATAGTATCCAGTTGATCGCTCATCTACATGTGGCCAAACACTCTCTATCTTTCTATACAAATCAAAGAAGAATTCTGACTTAACATTTTCTTTCCACGGCACAAAACTTTGTGCAGGACATAGCGTGTAGGTTCCTGCGTAACTATTAGTCAAATGCCAATTGAGATCTTTTAATAGATCTTCCTTAGGATAAGCTACATCAAGAAATCTATAACTTTGGTCTATCTCTTGATCAGTAGTATACTCTACCATTTTAAACATCCGTTGATATAGTTTTCTATATTATCCCAGTGGTGTCTGGTTCCCGGTCTTTCATATATTGATCTATGAAACTTGATAACTTTATGATCAGACGGAACCTTAGGATCATAAGTGATAAAATTGCTTGGCTGTCTACGCTTCTCAGGAAGACCTAATATCTTTACACAATAGTCATGAATAATAAATTCTGACATAAATTTGTACGACATAAACCATTCAATAAATTTTTCTTTTGATCCAAAGTGCTCAATAATTTTATAAACAGCTTCGTGTCGAATGACTTGTGGTGTTAAATAATCGTTGATTGTATCTCTATCTACATCTCCGCCAAACCTTTTGGCAACATCTTCATAATAGTCTTTTTGAAAAGGATGAGTCCATAAACTTTTCTTTTCCCACCCTGTTCCAAAATCATCATATTGTTTTGTGTCAAGTTCATAAGCACTACAAGGATACATAAAAATGTCTTTAGTATCACAAACAACGTAATCTTTATTGTGCTTGAGCGCAAACAGTAATTTCAAAGCTTGTTGTAAGACCCAGCCATATCCAGCATGAAGTGTGTCTATGCATTCTACAGCACTATCCCATGACATAAATGGATCATTACGAGGAAGATATCTTGTCTGCTCAATTGGAGGAAAGGTTGCTATATCTGTTGCTGGCCAGAAAACTACCTTGTGATTGACCATTCTATCAACAACCGGTTTAACGCCATTGATAAATCTTTGCACATCTGGTTCGTTTACAATAATATTAATTGTTGTGGATTCTACATGTGCCTCAAATGATTTCAATTGAAGTTTACACAGTTCTAACTCACCAAAATATGATATAACAACTATCTCATGATTAACCATTTATTTCTTCCTTTAACCATAGTGCAATGAGTTCATGACATAATTTATTAGGATGCTGATCGTATTCAGAAACTCTTAAATCTTTATCAGATAATTTCTTATCTGAAAAACTCATTAATATAATATTATTTTCATATAATGAATCGTATCGTTTAATAAATTTACATTCCCTTTTCATAGTTTTATATTCATAACTATTCAGGACCTGCTGTTTTATATTATATCTATCAATAAAAAGATGATTAACTATTGGTAACATCTGGAAGAAATATAATTCTATATTGCGCTGCTTACAAACTAATCTTAAATAATCCAATGCGTATAGTTGTTTTTTAAGACTGTGGCGATATGCTTTTTCTTCTTTAACTTCCACCAATCGTACTATTTCTTTTAAATCTCGAGTTTGTTTTAAATAGATAGGATTCGTTTCTGGATCTTCATCACCCCACAATTTCATTACCTCTAGTCCGGTTTCCTTTTGCATTATAAAATCCCACATAAAATTATATCCGAAAAGAGAAAACCTAGTCCATCCAGATGCAGCAATGATACATCTTTTTATATTACTATTTTCCTTTATAGCCTCTATGGCCTCTTCGCATATCCTTTCGTTTGAGTATCCGCTTTTGGCAACATTTAATACACTCCAACCCATTTCATTGCCTAATAACTCAGGCCATTTTGGCCAGCTAGTATCAACATCAGGCGCTGCGTGACTCTTGAAATTAGCTGCAGTAAAACTACATCCTGAAACAACAGTGTCATACATAGATATATACCTTATGATTTGGAGGATTGTTATGCAATATATATGCGGACCTGAATGGGATCAAAGGGTAGTCAATATCCCAACCGATAAAAAGCCCGGTATTATTATGTCTGGCGGGATTGATAGTTTTGTCATGTATCATTTACTTGATAATCCCATAATCTTTAATATTGCAAGAGCTGACGGGTTTGATAGTAGCGCTAGAGTAAAGGCTATTACCAACAAACCCGTAATCGAAATCGCAGAACTTACTACTGAACATTGGGCAAGAGTGCCCACGGCTATAGATTATATTCTTAAAAACTATGATATTGATAATCTATATTATGGTATCAACCATACTCCTCCCCTTGAATACTTCCCAGAGTTTGCCACATCTGACAAGCCAGGTCGACCCTGGAACATTGCTACTCCCAGATTGCAGACCCCGTTCTTACACCTATACAAGTACCACATTATCGATCTTGCTAACCAACTATCTATAGATCTATCACAGACGAGAAGTTGCATCAGAAAAACATCTGGTGAAGAGTGTGGGGAGTGTTGGCAATGCAGAGAGAAAAACTGGGGATTCGAACAACTAAAAAAGTGAAAAAAATGTAAAAAGGGGGTTTACAAACGATTCGAAAAGGCTTATATTAGTAGTATCAACAAGGAGATACCTCATGTTTACTTACTCTGAAGAGCTCTTCTCGGACTTCCACAAGGACACCTACGGATTCCGTCCTGGTGGAAATGATGAATTCTACGATGCCACTCCTGAGCGTAAGCAGGATATCTGGGACAATATGGAGCAAGATTTCCTCCAGGAAATGGTGCGTGAGGAGAAAGCGAAAGCGGAAGCTATTGCCAACTTTGAAGCTTGGATCGAAAAGTGCTACGAGTATGCTGATGGCCGTCCTGCGCGTGAAGATGTTCTCCGCTGGATGACTGAAGGTGAAAAGTTCTATCACCAGCAGGATGTTGAGCATTGGGTCTGGAAACAAGGAATTCTGTTCACCGACTATGGGAAAGAACTCGTCAAAGAGTTGATGGGCATTGTTAAGTTTGAAGAATGGGAGGCTGCATAATATGGACAGTGAAATCGAAGACGACGGTTTTATTACCGTTTATCCGGAAAATATTCGTAGAGGGATCATTCCCAAAGATTCTAATAAACTTCCAGTTCACGGATCCCCGCAAGATCGTGGAAGTGCGGATCGTTACTATGGTCGAAAGTTCAGCCCCCATTGGTATCCCGAAGGCACCGGCTTTGGCCGTCGAATCGAAATGGATGAAATGACTTCGGATGAAATCTTCCAATATGCATACGGTTGGAACCACGAGGAAGATCGTAAGGATTGGGGATGACCTTAATTGTCGGATTAAATCCTACCAAGGCACAGTACCGAAAGGGATGTGCTTGGTATCGTTTACAAGACTGGATCGATGACCTCGGGGTGGGTATTGTAGCATTTACTAATCTATCCCATGACCCTTACTGGGACAAGCGCGCGATCGACCGCGAGTACGTGCTCTCGTGCGTACGCGGGCACGAGAAAGTAATAGCCTTAGGTGGACTGGTTTCTAAATTCCTTTCTCAGCTTAATGTAGAACATTTCGTGCTTCCTCACCCTTCCCCACTAAACCGACAGATCAATGATCCAGAATTTATTTCGAAAAAACTGAAAAAATGTCGTAATTATTTGAATTAGGGGGTTTACAAACGATTCGTAATACCTTATATTACTACTATCAAACACACACACTTGGAGATATATTATGGCACATATGGTTGAAACGATGGCTTACGCTGGCGAGCTGCCCTGGCATGGACTGGGTGAAGAGGTTAGCAACGATCTTACCCCCGCTCAGATGATGCAGAAAGCTGGCGTCGATTGGGAAGTTCACGCTGTTGAATCCTTCATCGAGTTTAACGGTGAACGTAAGGCCACCGGTCAGAAATCGCTGGTTCGTTCCACTGACGGGCGCATCCTTACCAATATCGGTGAAAACTGGAATCCGGTTCAAAACGAAACCGCTTTCGAATTCTTCTCGGAGTTCGTTCTCGCAGGTGACATGGAAATGCACACCGCTGGTTCTCTTCGCGATGGCGAGTACGTTTGGGCACTTGCTAAAGTAAAAGAATCGTTTGACGTTTTCGGTGAAGATAAGATCGATTCGTACCTTCTCTTTAGCAACCCCCACAAATACGGTAAATCCATCGACGTTCGTTTCACGCCCATTCGCGTGGTTTGCAACAACACTCTTACTATGTCTCTGAATCAAGAGTCTAAAAACAGTGTTCGTCTTTCTCACCGCACTGAGTTCAATCCTGATATGGTAAAAGAAACACTTGGTATTGCTCATGAGAAATTTGCCAAGTACAAAGAAATGGCACAGTTCCTTGGTTCGCGTAAGGTTACCGCTGAATCGCTTATTCAGTACTACAACACTGTGTTCCCGAATACTTCGCGCACTGAAACTCCGAAAGAGGTTACGGTTTACGAAGATCTTTCCCGCAACGCTAAGCTTTGCTACGATGCTCTGGAAGTTCAGCCTGGTGCAGAATATGCTGCCGGTACTTGGTGGCAGGCTTTCAACTCGGTGACTTTCGTTACTGATCACATTCAAGGTCGTAACGCAGATAACCGTCTCCACTCTCAGTGGTTTGGTCAGAACGCAGCACGTAAGGTTGTTGCAGCAGAGCAGGCAGTGGCTTTTGCCACTGCCGCCTAAGAGGAATATAATGTCACGATCCACTGTAGTTGCATGGGCCCTAGCCATCTCTGGCTGGGGCGTTGTAATCGATTATCATTTTTTTCCCAAATCCGGACTATATAACTTTCCACATGAAAAGTGTGAAATGATGTATCCTGATCCTGACTATGAAGGTCAGTCAGAATGTCTTTGGATCCTAACTCATCCGGACTATTATGACTAAGTACGTACACGATAATCATAGACACGTATATTACCTCAACGAGGGGATTTACGGAACTACGCTAAAGCAGTATAGTAAAGATGACGGTGTTCCTGCGTCTGAGATTCGTCTTAGTCCCAATGACCTTGTCAACTTTAAACAGATGCTCAAAAAAGGAGGATGGTATGAGCAATCAACGAGCCGGTAAGACCCACAAGGCAGCTCTTGGTGATGGCATGCAGGACATGAAACTTAAGATGTTCTTTCGTGACTGCGCAGAAGTACTCGATGCCGAAGGTCAAGAAGACGCTGCATTTTACTTCCATCAGATCGTAGAACATATCATGGCAGGAAATCCTTTGCCCCATGACAACAAGCGTGAAGCAGCTCGAATCTTGGGTCTTTAATTTTTTTCGAAAAAAATGTAAATAGGGGGTTTACAAATGAAAAGTAAATCCTTATATTAGTACTATCAACAAGGAGATACTGATATGATCATCAACGAAAACCGTACTGATTCCTATATGGGCACTGTGGACCTTTCGGACGCTGCCGACATGAACATGGTGGCTATTGCTCGTAAACTGGTTAAGGAAGCAAATGCCAAGCTCCGTGAATCCGGTAAACGTCAGATGTATGTCAAACTTCAAGGTCGTGGTCACCGTCAAGGCGTACGGCGCTATAATCAATCTCTACCGCTGAAATACGCGACAACTGCAGACGTTTACATCTACAATCGATAAAATTTTAACCCGGGGGTTTACGAACTCTCGGGTTTTTTGTATTCTAAAAATATCATAAATATAACTAAACAATGATAACAGAGTACAAAGATGCCAGTAGCAATGACTCCTCAGGAATGGAAGAAGCCTAATTCCCAAACCGGGAAACCTAGGATTGACATTCTCGTTGAGGCTATTAAGAATGGCACGAAATTGGTTACAGTTGATAATAAAGAGGTCGTGATCAAGAACGATAAACAAAATCTGCAGTCTGTAGAAATGTTTAAGATTACCGGGAAACCATTCGATCTTACTCTAAAAGCCGGAACTAAAATAAGTTCTTCTAAAATTGGTAAAACTGCGATCTTTGGTGGCGGGGGAGCAGGCAAAGGCGGCGGAACACTTCAGACAGCTCTTGCCGAAAGTCTTCAGTGTCTATATTGTGCAGCGGTGATGGGTGAACCCTTAAATAAACCAGTAGAATACTTTACCCCCTCCGTTCTTAAAAAGCATGCCGGTAAGACTTATATTGGTGGTACTACGGTAGATGCTGCGATTAAATTGGATGAGACATGGCATCTATCAGCTTACTGGACGGCCTCTTTACTAAGATCTAAAGGATATACTAAAAGCTCTCATACCTATCATCGCGATGATCCCAAAATGAAAGCAATCTATAAAGCGAAAAAGAATGCATTCCAAAATTCTAATATGTCTGTCCTTTCAGATGATAAATGGAATCCTGGTGATATTTGGGCAATAGATACCTCAGTGGTTTTAAATAATGTACTTGATGACACAACCATAACTAATTTAAATACGGTTCTTAAGACTTCATTTGACGATCGTAAGATTGTAGGAATTTCTCTTAAAAAGGTTATAAACGCTGCTCAGATTAAGGCTTCTGTTTTAAACGACGGCAAAAGACCTTTAGATAAACATAAACTAACTGATGCATCCTTGATGGCAGATAACATTAGTACTGCTACATTCTTTCGTTCTAAGGGCGCTACGTTGATCGTCGACACTAATATTAAGATTGGCTTTCGTACGCCATCTTATCTTGGCCCATTGAATGCTGAGATCGAACTCGCTACCGCTCGAGGAGGAAGAGCAGGATTAGAACAGATCATTGACGCTGCTAAGAGATATATGCAATATACTATACCAGACAATAATACTCTTAAGCAGCAAGCTAAAAAAATTATAGACGGGGATGAAAATACAATTAAAATGTTTTCTGAAATGGCGACACACTGTGCAAAGGTTACAGATGCTGAGTTCAGAGCAGAATTAACAACACAGGATATTGACCGTATACATAGTAAGTTGGGATCAACCTACGTCGTATACGGTCTTAAAAAAGCTACTCAAAATAAGGCTAATGATTTCGTATCATATATTATGAATTATGCTGGATCGAAGTTAGAAGAGTCTTCAGTCTATGTAAAGGTTTATCAATAATGGCAAAAAGATTTTTAGACAACTCAGATTTAGCAGAGCGGATTAATATTGCTAGAGGCCAGGTTCTAAACACCTCACATATTCATAAGTTTGGTGCCGTTCCAGCTATGTCGACCAATACGACTGGCACAATCTGGGATGTAAACGATACCGTATATCCATGGTCTACATGGGCAACCCCCGGGGTTCTTACTATCCCAGCAGTAAATGCCGGTGATAACGGTGATAAAGTTATTGTGTATGGATTAGATCAATACTATGATATGATCGAGGAAGAATTTACACTTTCATCTTCAGGCACAGTAACTGGAACCAAAACATTTTCCCGCGTATATCGTGCTTATTATTACGATAATACAACCAATACAGGTAATATTAATATTCAAAGAAACGGTACTACTGTTGCACGTATTACGGCAGGTAAAGCGCAGACACTTATGGCAGTATATACGGTCCCAGCTGGTTATACTGGATATCTAACTCAAGGTTCTACATCAATTCAATATGGCGGCGATGCTACCATCGATATGTTTGTAAGATATTATGGTCAATCATCATTTAGAATCGGACATAGCGGTGAGGTTGCTGGAACTGGAATGCCTTATCATTATGAATTTAGTGTTCCTATTGTCATTCCGGAAAAATCGGATATCGATGTTCGAACCTCAGTCAGATCCAATAATGCTCGTGTAACAGCAGCCTTTGATATCATACTAATTCGGGACGCTTAGTATTCTATCCTGCCCTAAAAGGTCTTTTATATTATACCATAAATTTTAGTTTTGTAAACCCCCAAAGGAGTAAACTATGACTTGGGTAAACATTCCAAACAATGCCAATTGGCAGTATGATAATAATCCTCCTGAACCTGCTGCATCTAGTGCACAGCATAGACTGTGGGAAAAGCAAACATCAGGGGTTAGAACTGATGGAACGCACCAAGTCTATACTAGAGTCCGTAGGGTTGGAGACGGTGATATTAGCAGAGGCGAACTCAGTAAATCTTACTGGGACGCAAAATAATTTCATATAGGGGATTTACAAATCCTTCTAAAACAGTTATATAGGTACTATGGAAAACTTTAAAGCACATATCACTGAATCGAAAAATACCCACATGACACACATCGAAGATCGTGTCATTTACGGTGGGGTAAATGGAACACGCCAGGCAATCTTTGCCTTGCGAAATCTCCGAGATATGTTAGGAGGTCATGATGGTAAAGTCTCTGTTAAGTGGGATGGTGCCCCTGCTATTTTTGCTGGTATCGATCCTAGTGATGGCGTATTCTTCGTTGCGAAAAAAGGGATCTTCAATAAGAACCCCAAAGTTTATAAGACCGCTGCTGATGTTGATGCTGACACTTCTGGCGACCTTGCTAACAAGCTTAAGCTTGCTCTACAGTATTTGCCCGAGCTCGGCATCAGAGGGGTTGTTCAAGGGGATTTCTTGTTTGGTCCAGGAGATGTAAAGGCGCAGACAATCAATGGCGAAAAATATATTACGTTCCATCCTAATACTATTGTTTATGCTATTCCTGCTGATAGTCCAGCGGCCAAAACCGTTAGAGCTTCCAGAATTGGAATCGTTTGGCATACAACCTATAGTGGTACTACCTTTGAATCCATGAGAGCTTCATATGGCGTAGACGTGAGTCAATTTAAAAAGTCTAGAAATGTTTGGTCACAAGATGCGATGCTTCGGGATCTTACTCGATATAGTATGAGCAAAAAAGATACGGAGGAGGTAAATGAATATCTTGCACAAGCTGGAAAACTATTTAACCAAATTGCTGGAACGACTCTCCGGCAACTCGAATCACACCCCGAACTACCTCAGTGGATCGAAACGTTCAACAACAGTTACGTCCGACGGGGGGAAGTTATCACAAACACCGATACACACGTCAACAATCTTATCAAATGGATCAATGATAAATTCCAACGTGAGATCCTGGCACGTAAAACGGCATCTGGAAAGGCCACCCAGCAAAAAAAACTAGACGATATTTTGAAATTTTTCTCAACTTCGAATAAAAAATCTCTAAAAAATATATTCGAATTACAAAAAGTTATCGTTCTAGCGAAATTAAAACTTATAAATACTTTAAATAGATTAAACAATGTTGATACATTTGTTAAGACTAAAGATGGTTTCAGAGTCACAGGACATGAAGGCTTTGTTGCTATCGATAGACTAGGTGGTGACGCTGTTAAGATTGTTGACAGATTAGAATTCTCGTACAACAACTTCAGCAAAGATGTACTTAAGGGATGGGACAAACCAGGAAGAAACTAAATGGACAATAATAAAGTATCCTTTAAACAATTCGTAGACCTATACGAGAAAAAAGTAGAATGCCCAAAGTGTAAGGGTAAAGGTTGCGAGCATTGTGATAACAAAGGTTATCATATAGTCAATGAAGCTTTAACAATGACGCAGAGACGTCGTAAAGCTGTACAATTCCGCAGAATGAAGGGTAAAATCAAGATCGGCCAGGAACGTGCTAAAATGCGCGTTGCCACAATGGACCGGTTAAAGAAACGTGCGCGCAAGGCCGCGAGAAACTTCCTGGTTAAAAGAATTACAAAGGGCGTTCCTAAAGGTGAACTAGATTTCGCCCGTAGAGAGGCTATTGAGAAAAGGGTAGATAAGATGAAGAGCAAGATCGATCAGATCGCTCGCAAAATGCTACCGCAATTACGTAGAGCCGAAATGGAACGTCGTAATAAGAAACCACAGGATGACCAGAAGTAATGATTAATTCATTCCGTAACTTTCTAGTTGAAGAAGAAAAGACGGTATTTTTTACGTTTGGTAGGATGAACCCTCCTACCATTGGTCATGGAAAGTTGCTAGATGTTTTGGCTTCTAAATCTGGATCTAATCCTTATAGAGCTTTTTTATCGCAATCTTCTGATCCCAAAAAGAACCCTTTAGATTATGGTTCTAAAATTAAATTTGTACGTAAGATGTTTCCGAAGCATGCTCGTTCGGTTATGCTAAATCGTAACGTAAAGAATGTTATGGATATTGCTACGATTCTCTATAATGAGGGTTATAAAAATATCGCAATGGTAGTGGGGTCAGATCGTGTCGCTGAGTTTCAGACCCTTCTTAACAAGTATAACGGTGTTGATGGTCGACACGGTCATTATAATTTTAAAAAGATCACTGTAATTTCTGCTGGTGAACGTGATCCAGATGCTGAAGGTGTCGAGGGTATGTCAGCTTCTAAGATGCGCGGGTTTGCATCTGATAATGATTTTGCTTCCTTCTCCCAAGGTCTTCCAAAAAGAGTGTCTAATGCGGATGCAAAGGCACTCTTTAATACTGTGCGCAAAGGTATGGGACTGAAGGAAGAAAAGAATTTTAAACGACACATTGAACTTATGCCGGTGTCTGAAACTCGTGAAGAATATGTACGTGGTACTCTTTTTAACGAAGGTGATCAAGTAGTTGTTAAATCGACAGACGAAGTAGCAACAGTTATGACTCTTGGTTCTAACTATTTAGTACTTGAAACTGCCGAAGGTAAAAAACTACGTAAATGGTTAAATGATGTAGAAGTATTAGAAAGCAACCACAGATTGGATACTAAGCTTTCGCTTAAACATCAAATCAAACATGGGAAACAATATGTTGACCGTGACTTTGATGGTGACGTCGATGCAGCTGATCGTATGAAAGCTGCTAAAGATTTTGCTGATGTAGCTGGTTCACCCGAAACAAATAAAGCGTTAAAGAAACGCCAAGACATTGAAAAGAAACATACCAAAAAAGGTGTGGCATATGAATCTTTTAAACAGAGGTTAAAATAATGAGCGATGTAAAATCTGCCGATAGAAAACCAGAGATCTGGACAGATCCAAATACGGGTAAGAAAAGAATCCGTATGGTTCCTACTGATAAAAAAGTAGTAGATAAGGATGCTGATAGAAAGATCCCGGTATCTGAAATTTCTAACGATACTCTTCGTAGCTATGGTGCGAAGGCTAAGAGTTCTGCGATTCAATCTAGACAAGCGGCCCTAGCCGCTACTGCTCGTGGTGATAAAAAAGATTTCAATAAAAACGTTAATACCCTGAATAAAAGAAATAAGGGTCTTAAAGCTCTTGATAAAAGACTGCCACATCATCCAAATGAGTCTGTAACGGAAGCAGTAGATACAAATAGAGTTAAGCAACTTGGCACTCTTGGTTTAGTTGATAAAAAAGATGTTCAGCGTCTTATGATTATTATGAAGAAGCTTGATGACGATAAAGAATTAAATATTCGTGAAAAAAATATGGTCGTTAATATGTTCCAACAACTTATTTCTGTTGTTACTGGCGACGTATCGGTCTTTGCTAAAACTAAAAAGGCTGTGTCAGAAGCAAAAGAAGATGATGAACCAGCATCACCAGATGAAGCTGGAATGGCTATGTCACAATTAAAATTTATTAGTTATGCATCAGATGAAATTATGGAATACATCGAAAAGGGATCAGCCTTCCCAGAGTGGTTCCAAAATAAACTTACTGGCACCTACGAGTCGATGAAAGACCTACACGCTTTCATGGAAGGTAACGAATATGAGGAAGAAGAAAATGCGTAATTTTAAATCTTTTTTAGAAGAAAAAACTCTGACACCAGCAGAAAAGAAAAAGCGTGAAGAAATTGCTAAGGCAATTGAACGGGATAATCCTGATATGCCAATGGCGAAAAAGATGGCTATTGCAACTGCTACCGCAAAGAAAGTTGCCGAAGAGAATTTAGAAGAAAAAGGTCTTTGGGATAACATCTGGGCGAAACGTCGTGCTGGTAAGAAGATGCGTAAGCCAGGTTCTAAAGGTGCACCAACTGATGCAGACTTTAAACGTTCACAGAAAGAATCTGTTGAGCTCGATGAGCTTTCACCAAACACTCTACACAGCTACATCAAGAAGGCGGCTGGTAACATGGCAGGAAATGCTGCTGTTGCTGCAGCGCAAGCTTCATCTTCTATGAAGAAGGCAAGCCCAAATGTAAAGCGCAATATTAAAAACCGCATGCGCGGTATTACTGGTGCTTCTGGTCGTCTTGCTGATAAGGCAAATTCTAAGTATAACCAGTAACTAAACAAAAAATGGCTAAAAATGATTAAGTTTAAAGAATTCCTAGAGGAAAAAGATCCTCGTATTAAGGCTGCTGGAGTCGAAGGGTTTAATAAACCTAAGCGTACCCCTGGCCATCCTACTAAGTCGCATATTGTTGTGGCTAAGGATGGAGATAAGATTAAGACTATTCGCTTCGGTCAACAAGGCGTTACTACTGCTGGCGCACCAAAAAAGGGTGAATCCGATCGTCAGAAAGCAAGACGTAAGTCATTCAAAGCTCGTCATGCTAAGAATATTGCTAAAGGTAAGATGAGTGCAGCTTACTGGGCGGACAAGGAAAAGTGGTAATGGCCGAAGAAACTAGACTTGATCGGATCGAGGAAAAGCTCGATAAACTTAGTGAAGCTATGGTTTCCATTGCTAGAGCTGAGGAAAAGCTTATTGCTATGGAATCTAAATATGCTTCTCAATATGATCGCATGAATCGGTTTTCAGAGAAGTTAGACCATATTGAAAAAACTGTAGTGGCAAATTCACAAGCGGTAAATAATATTATAAAATTGTTCTGGTTGGTAGTTGCAGCTGCTATTGCCGCCACAGTATCCCAAATCTATATGTAAGGATAAAAAAATGGATAGAGAAGACATCAAAAAGGTTTGGGCTGCCTACCAAGAAGTCCAAGAAAAAGCTCATAAGAAAATGGATCCTGTCGGTCAAGAAGATGACGACATCGATAACGATGGCGACACCGATAAGTCTGACGAGTATCTTCATAACCGTCGTAAGGCTATTAAAAAAGCTATGAAAAAAGAAGAAGTTGAGGTTGCTGAAGAAGTTCGTGATCCCAATGCTAAGGATAAAGAAATGATGGCTGATCGTTTCACAGCTTCTGATAAGAAAATGGCTGACGGTCATGGTGGTATTGATCCTAAGCCAGCTGAAGTTGATGGTATGAAAGCCGCTGCAGATACTGCTGCTGCTATCAAGGCATCTGAGCCAGGTGAGAACCATAAAGGCCGTCCTGCTGACAAATCACAGGGTGACAAAGCTGTTATTCAATCTCCAACTAAGGTAAAAGAAGCAAAAACATTGCCGGAGCTTATGAAAGCCCTAATGGATCGGTAATTGCTACTTAAATGAAGATTGAAAAGCTAGATGATGAAACCTATCTACTCTTCGCTGCGGGGCATTACTATAATCCGCGCTGCAGCGAAGTAGAAGATTTTTATGAAGACCTTCATCGGATTAAATATATAAAAAGACTGATCAACAGATATCTAGAAGCCGGTAAGCTATCTGAACGTCTTTTGTTAAACCATATTATTGTATTTGGTAACTCATTCTCAATCCCGGCTACTTTGAAGATTTTCGAGTTTAAAATTGAATCTGAAATGTGGCCTATACTAAAACCATTTTTAGTATTTTTAAATTTTATAAATGAATCTGATTATCCTGAAATAAATTCAGATCCCAAAGTACAAGATCTATTAGGAAAGATATAATGAGCATTATCACAGCTGGTGCAGACCTAGTATATACATTTCGATTCTTAAAACTTTTGACCCAACCGTGGGAAGAGACTTCAGCTTATAAAGCAGGGATCATCGATGCAAAAGGACAGAGAGTTAAAACGGTCGGCATTACAAATAGCAACAAAGATGCATACACACCATTCCATAGATTGGTGTTTAATATTAAGCGACTGATTCCTGGTAATCGGTTTGCTAGCTATGCCGCCGCTCTATACCTTTTAAAAGAAAAATATAACGTTAGTGATAAGAATATTGAAAAGGTGCTACGTAAAGTTGGCATCGAGAATGACCTTGTCGAGAACTATGAATGGTATATGCTAGATGATAGACGGATTTCTCCTGGGATTTATAGACTTAAAGAATCTAAGATTCTGAATTCTACATTTGAACCAGTATGCAGAAAAATGGATAAGATTCGAATTTCTGAAAAATGTTATCCAATTGGTACCGTTTTAGGCATAGATATTTACGAAGCAACTCATGTTCGTACTAAACAACAAATCTACGTAGCAGCACAGGATCTTCTCAAATGAGTGAATGGATGGCTCGGTTGATCGAGAAAAAAAGAAAAGAATTAGAAGGTACTGATAAATGGTATCCCGATCAGCCAGAGTGGGGAACCCCCGAAGCTACTAAAAAAGCTAGGGATAAAACCCCCGGTCAAGAAAAGATGGATGTAGTCGAAGGTATTAATGACCCAGCTATCTTTAAAGCCGTATTTCTAGCTGGTGGTCCGGGTTCCGGTAAATCTTTTATCGTAGGTAAAACGGCATTAACTTCACTCGGAATGAAAGTAGTTAACTCTGATGATATATTCGAAATTAGTTTAAAAAAAGCTGGCTTAGAAATGAACCCGGATAATATATATTCCCCAAGGGGTCAAGAAATTAGGAACAGAGCAAAGTCGCTTACTAAAAGTAAACAACAAAATTATGTAAACGGTAGACTTGGATTAATTATTGATGGTACTGGTAAAGATTATGAAAAGATTATAAAGCAAGCCATCGCACTAAGTAAACTTGGTTATGAGACTGCTATGATTTTTGTAAACACTGATAAAGATACTGCCCTACGTCGTAATGGAGAGCGCCCACGTTCTCTCCCAGATGATGTTGTGACAAGAATGTGGAAAGATGTACAGAATAATATTGGTAAATTCCAAGGGTTTTTCGGTAATAATATGATGGTCATTGATAATTCTGATGGTTCTAATTACGAATCACAGGTAATGCGTATCTATAAGAAAATTTCTGCATGGACTAGATCAGTCCCTAAAAATAAGGCGGCGGGTTCCTGGATGAAATCACAGAAAAATTTAAAAGAAGAAATGATGACTACTGCTGATGCTGGGATCCCACATGATACGAAAGATATGGGTCCAAAATATAAGACGATTCATGTAACAGATCGTAGACGAAGAAAGGACAAACATCCTGTCTTACTAAAAAGGTTTAGGACGTTTGTAGGAACTGATGCTTAGATTATACCTTTTACTCTTTATTCTTGCGACCTTCGGCGGAATTGGTTATACGGCTTATACATACTATAATAATACGCAAGAAACCATTCGGATTTTAAGAGAAAACGAAGTTAAACTAAAAGATGCAGTCCAAACGCAGGAATCTGCTATTGCATCGATGCAAGCTGACTATGCTGCTATTCAAGCCGAAAATGCTAGAATTAACGAACAGTATGCAGAGATTCGTAGACAAAACAATAGACTATCAGCTAAACTTGCTAATATGGATTTAGGATTGATTGCTGCAGAAAGACCTGACAGCATTGAACGTGCGGTTAATCGAGGTACTATTAATGCTGGAAGATGCTTTGAAATTTTATCCGGTTCGCCATTAACTGAGGAAGAGAAAAATGCAACAGACGGTGAAAGTTTTAACAAAGAGTGCCCTTGGCTTTGGCCTGGCATTTCTTCTAGCGGGGTGTCTGGCGACCAACCAGCAGCCGCAGGAGATAGTGGTAACTAGCGCTCCTATTAAAAGACCAGAACTAGTTCTTCCTCCCGTCGATGAACTAAATATGCGGGATGTAGAATGGGTAATTATTACTCGTGAGAATATGGATGCGCAACTTTCCAAGTTAACCGCTGGGGGTGCACCATTAGCTATGTTTGTTCTTACTGGTGATGGTTATGAAGCCCTTGCATTAAACTTTAGTGATATCAGAGCTTTGGTACAACAGCAACAGGCAATCATTTTTGCCTATGAACGTTACTATAAAGAAGCCGAAGAAGCTATGGATAACGTTACAAATACAAATTAAAAATTTACCAAATATGCCAAAATATTTTTTGTAAATACCACATATAGTGGGTTTACGAGGTTTTGGTTTTTATATATAATAACAGTACAAATAAAAATCCCACCAATATAACACGTGAACCACAAAATATAGTTTTGTGTGCGTAATACAATTGTGTGTTAAGAAAGGAATACTCTAAATGCTATTCGAAGAACAAGTTGCCCGAAAGCCTGATCACTACCCTTGGACAAAAGATTTCATCGATGCTATTTGGAGCGGATTCTGGACCCCGGAAGAATTTAATTTCTCTTCAGATTATTCTCAATTCAAAACAGAAATGACAACACAAGAGCGTGAAGTTCTTGTCCGGGCTTTGTCTGCAATTGGCCAGATCGAAGTTGCTGTGAAAACATTCTGGGCGAATCTTGGTGACAACCTACCCCATCCATCTATTAGGGACCTCGGATATGCTATGGGCAACTCCGAGGTTATCCATAATATGGCATATGAGAAACTGCTAGACGTTCTTGGTATTACAGACGTTTTCGAAAAGAATCTAGAGAATCCTATTATTGCTGGCCGTGTCCAATACCTTCGTAAATATTTGAAAAAGGTATATAAAGACGACCGTAAGCAATACATCTATGCTATCACTCTCTTTACTTTATTTGTGGAGAACGTTTCACTCTTCTCGCAATTCTATATTATTTTGCACATGAATAAAAACAAAGCTATTCTTAAAGATACCGCACAGCAAGTAAAGTACACTCGTAACGAGGAAATGTTGCACGCACAGTGTGGTATTAAGCTCATTAACACGATGCGCGAAGAATATCCAGAGCTATTCGATGAAGAATTACAATCACGTATCGCAGAAGAAATTCAGGCAGCTATTGCATACGAATCAAATGTTATTCGTTGGATTATGGATGGATACGAGCAGAAGGGTCTTTCTAGTGAGATTTTAATTGAATTTATTAAAAAGCGTATGGTCGAATCTCTAGAAGCCATTGGCTTCGATCATGGGGTAACCTATGATAATACGCTAGTAAAAGAAACAACTTGGTTTGATGAAGGTCTATATGGAACAAACATGGTCGACTTCTTCCAAGGACGTCCAGTTGACTATGCCCGCGGCAAAGGCATCTCTGCCGACGATTTATTTTAATGGAGAATACTATGAGTTTTGAATGGCTAAATGAAGAGTCACGTCTATTCCTCTCGCGCGGGTACCTACGCGAGGGCGTGATCGCGGAAGAGCGCGTACGCGAGATTGCTGATGCTGCAGAGAAAATCCTACATGTTCCAGGATTCTCTGATAAGTTCTACGACTATATGAGTCGTGGTTTCTATAGTCTATCTTCACCAGTTTGGTCCAACTTTGGGGTTGATAGAGGTCTTCCTATTTCTTGCAATGGTGTATATGTCGGTGATAGTATTGAACAGATCCTCCAGAAGCAAGCCGAGGTAGGTGTACAGACTAAACTTGGTGCTGGTACGTCTGGTTATTTTGGGGACATTCGAGCTCGTGGATCTAAGATTAAAACTGGGGGTAAAGCCGATGGGCCTGTTCACTATCTTCGTCTATATGATACTGCTACTGACGTTATTTCACAGGGGAGCGTCCGTCGGGGAGCTTTTGCTGCTTACATTAATATTGATAATCGGGATATCGATGAGTTTCTAGAAATCAGAGAGCCAGGCAATCATATTCAAAATATCTCCCTTGGTGTTACTATTCCTGACGACTGGATGCAGGAGATGATTGATGGAGACCAACATAAGCGGGAGACTTGGGCCAAGGTTCTACGTAAACGTAAAGAGACCGGTTACCCCTATTTGTTCTTCTCTGATACCGTGAATAACAATAAACCACAAGTTCTAAAAGATAAGAATATCCCAATCTATGCGTCTAACCTATGCTCAGAGATCGCATTGCCGTCGTCTGATGAGTGGACTTTTGTTTGCAATCTTTCCTCTATGAATCTTGTAACATATGACGAGTGGAAGGATACGGATGCCGTAGAGACTATGATTTACTTTCTGGACGCTGTCATGGAAGAATATATTAAGAAGACCAAAGGTGTGAAGTTCATGGAAACGGCACACAACTTTGCTAAGCACTGGCGTGCACTTGGCCTCGGTCAACTTGGTTGGCATTCCTATCTACAATCCAAGTCAATCGCATTCGAATCATTCGAAGCCCAAATGCTTGGAACACAAATTAGTAAATTCATTCTGGATCATTCTATTCAGGCATCTCAAGAACTAGCAAGGTTCCATGGTGAACCAGAGGGTATGAAAGGTTATGGTCTACGGAATCTTACAGTTACTGCAATCGCGCCTACAACTTCTTCGTCGTTTATTCTGGGACAAGTATCTCCAAGTATTGAGCCTCTTGCTTCTAATTACTTCGTCAAAGACTTGGCTAAGGGTTCTTTCACTTATAAAAACCCTTATCTAGTAAAAGTACTAGAATCACATGGTAAGAATGACGAAGATACTTGGCGGGATATTCTAATGCGTAAAGGATCTGTACAGCATCTAGAATTCCTTACACAGCACGAGCGTGAAGTATTTCGTACATTCTCTGAGATCAGCCCAATGACAATTGTACAGCAAAACGCTGGTCGTCAGAGATATGTTGACCAAGCCATTTCTCTTAATCTAATGATTCCACCTGATGCCCCTGCAAAAGATATCAATAAGCTTCTTATTGAAGGATGGAAGAGTGGGATCAAAACATTCTATTACCAACGTAGTTCTAATCCCGCGCAAGAGCTTGTGCGAGACATTCTAACCTGTGCGTCATGTGAAGCTTAAGGAGTAAAAGATTGAATAAAGAAGAAATCACGTGTCCTAATTGTGAAGCAGAGTTTTATGTAGAATGTGACGAAGATATCATCTTCTGTGTCGTCTGTGGCCAAGAGATTGGTGAAGATGACGAAGATTCTTATGAAGATGAATGGGATGAAGAATAGCCATATATAATCATATCCGAATAAGGAATAGATTATGTGGCTATATAATAATAAACCGTATGAACCAGATGAAGAACAACTAAAGCAATGGGTAGGATTTGTCTATGTTATCACGGATAAATCCAACGGTAAAAAGTACGTTGGAAAAAAGACATTCTGGTCAAAGAAAACACTCCCCCCTCTTAAAGGTAAGACCAAAAAACGAAGAAGCGTCGTGCCATCAGATTGGCAAAAGTACTATGGTTCCAGTGACTTGGTCAAGCAACTATTACTCGAACATGGGGAATCCAATTTCACTCGTGAGATACTATATCTCTGCAGATCGAAAGGTGAGATGGGTTATCTCGAGGCAAAAGAACAATTCGATAGAAATGTATTGTTAGATGAATCCTATTATAATGGTATTATCAACTGTCGTGTGCACAGATCACACGTACAAAGCTTGAAGGAGAACTAATATGACAGATGGAGAAATCGAAATCCGGCTACATGACATTGCTCGAATTGTAGAGCAGTATGGCACATGTAATCTGGATGCAAAGGAAATGCGTATGATCGCTGATAGATTTGCTGAGTTAAAGCCCAAAGCTTTCGAAGGTAGAATCACCATGGATCAAATGTATGGTAAAGAAAAGCATACCGGTTTCAGATACTGGGAACTATAAAATTTCTAAAAAAATGAATTTAGGGGGTTTACAAACCTTGATTGATGCATTATATTAGTAGTATCAACAAGGAGATTGTAATGCGTAAGTACGGTCCTCGTTACTACAAATCTGATCTTATCAACTTTGCCAACCACTGGGCTATTGGCACAGAATGGGAAATCCCTGGCAGTAAAGATAACGTATATACTGTTAAGTTTACTGAAAAGGGATTCACTTGTGATTGCTGGGGTATGCGTATGCACGGTAAGTGTAAGCATACCTACGGTCTAACTAAAACATGGATTAACTGATGATCTTAATCGACTATAGCGGTATCAGTATCGCACCCGTGGCCATGGGTCACGCACATCATGGGGACGAAAATCTTATCCGTCACATGATCCTTAATTCTATTCGTATGTATCGCCAGAAGTTCAAGAAGAAGTATGGCGAAGTCGTTATCGTAGCAGATGCTGGCGGTAACTGGCGTCGTGACGTTTATCCTGAGTATAAGGGCAAGCGTAAGTCTACCCGTGAGGAGTCTAAGATCGATTGGGACGAGGCATTCCGTATTATCAATATGGTATTGCAAGAGCTCAAAGACGAATTCCCCTATAAGGTTATCCATCAGTGGGGATGCGAGGCAGACGATTCTATTGCAGAACTAGTACACTATACCCAGGAATTTGGTAACTGGGAAGATGTTATGATTGTGTCTGCAGACAAAGACTTCCGCCAGCTACAAGTATTCGATAACGTATCGCAGTATTCCCCTATGCTTAAAAAGCTGGTCAAGGAGGAACACCCTCGTAGCTATCTTATGGATCATATCCTTAGTGGGGATACTGGTGACGGTGTGCCCAATGTTTTATCTGACGATGACACCTTCCTAGTAGAAGGTAAGCGGCAGAATATTCTATCTAAGAAAAAGAAAGATCAGATCATTGCAGATCTTGAAGATGGCGAGCTACTCTATGCAGCCAGTTGGTATCGCAACTATCAACGCAATAAGCAGATGATCGATCTTATTCATCCATCTACCCCAATCGAAACCCGTAAAGCTATTATAAATAGTTACGAGAGTCAGGATCCTTCTAAGAATAAGGGTAAGGTATTCCCCTATCTGATTTCTAAGAACTGCCGGCTCTTACTAGAAAATGTGCAGGAGTTTATTGACTAATGAAACTATATGTTCATGAAGTGATTGAAAAAGCCCAGGCGGCAAAGACTAAAAAAGAAAAGATTGAGATCCTTAAAAAATACGAATCTTGGGCACTGAAAGACGTATTAAAGGGGACTCTGGATCCTAAAATTAAATGGTCCCTGCCAGGGGGTAAACCTCCTTACACCCCAAACGATGGACACAATGCTCCATCGAATCTTCTCAAAAAGCATACTCAGTTCAAATACTTTGTATATGGAACTGTGTCTCAGCAACTTTCTCCTTACAAGAGAGAGTCTATTTTCATTTCCCTTCTGGAAGAAATTCATCCGAAGGATGCTGAATTGGTAGTGTCTATGATTAACAAAGAGAAATTTGGCGGAGGTATTACTCCGGCTCTTGTTAACGAGGCATTTCCAAACCTAGTGAGCTCTACATAATGGAGAAACCGTAACTATAACAGGAGAAGCCACATGGTAGCAACTCAACTCGATCGTCTTAAGTCAGATCTTCATAAAATCGAAGCTTTCGTTCAGGAGCTAAGAGAAGAGGGGAGGGAAGATTTATCTAAAAAGGTCTGGTCGAAGAGGGATTACCTAAAACAATATATTGAGGCCTATTCAACTTAGGGGGTTTACACTTCTTACCATATGCGGTAGGATAATTGGGTAGGGGGCAACTCCTACCCTTTTACACACGGAGCACACATGAATATTTTTATCCTTGACGAAAATCCAGTTACAGCGGCACAACTACAATGCGACAAGCACGTAGTCAAAATGGTTCTAGAATCAGCGCAAATGCTATCCACTGTACATCGTATCCTCGATGGTAAACTTACACGCATCCCATCTAAGTCCGGTAAGACTATGGTTAAAGCCTGGACACTTGCAGATCCTGAAATGGATACTAAACTGTATAATGCAGTACACGTCGGTCACCCCTGCACAGTATGGACTATGGAATCCAAAGCAAACTATATCTGGCATTACCAGCACTTCAAAGCTTTGTCAGAGGAATACACTTACCGCTACGGTAAAGTTCACAAGTCGTGGAATGATCTTTCTGACTTGCTTTCTAACCCGCCTAAAAACATTCCTAATATTGTCCAGACTCGTTTCAAACTTGCTATGGGCGCTGCACCGGAATGTATCAATCATATGGATGCCGTTGGGTCTTATCGTGCATTCTATCAAACTAAGCAAGATCGTTTTGACATGTCCTGGACAAAACGATCTATCCCAGAATGGTTTAAAGTAAAGGAACCAACCTATGCGTACTGATGAAGAAATCATCGCCGATATTGAAAAATATCTAGAATCCCACGTTCAACCTGCTGTCGATTTTCATGGCGGGCAGATTAAATTCTTAAATTATGAAAATGGTCATGTGATTCTTGAAATGGGTGGTGCATGTTCAGGATGTGCCGCATCGACCCAAACTCTTAAAATGGGTGTAGAGAATATTCTTAAAACGTTTATCCCCGAGATTGAAACCATTGAAGGTGTTGATGATCCATTCTCTACCTCTCAACCCTTCTTTACATATCAATATGCCCAAACAGCTGAAGACGAATAAAACCCTCTTTCAAGAATTACAATTAATAGTAATCGACGAATTATCCCTCGGAGATACTAAAATGAGATTGGTAAAATCTGAAAGCGGTAAGTCTACATATATACAATTGTGGTCCGGTTTATCACAGAGATGGAACACGTCATATCGATATAATGTAGAAGAAAATTGGAAAGCGTGGAAAGAGTTATGCCTTCGTATACAATCAAAAGAAAATCAACAGAAGAAGAATGGGACGTTGTCTGCACCTGGGAAGAGCTCCAAGAAATCCTCAAAGAAGACTCAGATCTAACTCAGAAGCTAGCAGCACCCAGAACTGTAAGTAGTGTGGGAGGTGTATTATCAAAAACAGATGATGGATGGAAAGACGTATTGAAAAAAATTAAAAAAGGCGCTGGCCGAGGGAACACTATTCGGACTTAATATGAAAAGAACTAATTCCACACATCTGATTCTGGCAGATGAAATTGAACCAGTTGAACCCTATACTGAAAATCAACAAAAGGCTTTTGATGCCTGGGAGAATGGACACAATCTTGTAATGGCTGGTAGTGCTGGTACAGGTAAGACCTTTATGGCACTATACTTTGCACTAAAAGCATTGACTGAGAATCCAGACCTATATCGTAAGGTAATGATCATTCGATCAATGGTTCCTACTCGCGATGCTGGATTCCTTCCTGGTAATAAGAATGAAAAAGAAGAACCCTATAAACTACCATATAAAAATCTTTGCGATGAGATTTTTGGATATGAAGGCGCTTGGGGTAAGTTAGTTGCTACTCGAAAAATTGAATTCGAAACAACTTCTTACATTCGTGGCGCAACCTTCGATCAAACTATTCTAGTAATAGACGAGATGCAAAATATGAACTTCCATGAGCTTGATTCGGTAATTACCCGTGTGGGTGAGGACTGCCGGATTATCTTTGCTGGGGATCATAAGCAAACAGATTTCAAATATGAAGATGAGAAGGAAGGGATTATTAAGTTCCTTTCTATTATTGAAACCATGCGGGCGTTCCGAGTGGTTCAATTTGGGTGGGCGGACATTGTCAGGAGTGAGTTCGTCCGAGACTATATTATGACCAAAGAAATGATGGGGTACTAATATGGACAAAGCAGAAAGAATGCAGCGTAGCGAAGCTGCAAGAAAACGTCGCAAAGAAACCAAAAACATCATTCAGGAAAAAACAGAGCGGCTATTTAGCCGATTACGTAAACTTAGAAAAAAGAGGAAAGCTACATGATAACAATCTATGGTGCATCATGGTGTTCATTCTGTCGTAAAGCAAAGGCTCTATGTGAAGACTACGGCCTAGCATATGAATGGAAGGATGTTGATGATCCCGAGATTTATAATGAGCTATCTACTAAAATTGAAAATTTTAAAACCGTCCCGCAGATCTATTGGGACCACAAATATATCGGAGGTTACTCAGATTTAACTATGGCAATCGAAAATCATAACATTGGTAATTATGGACAAGGTAAATTCTAATGGCTAAGTATGCTCGGCACGATCCCCGCAACAAAAAGAAAGGACGGCATAAATCGTTTGCTCTCTGGAAAGAAAAACGAATCCGGGAAGAAGACAAAGGTGGGCGTCGTAAACTTGCAATAGATGAAACTTTTTTCGATTCAGAAGAAAAAGAGGATTTACAACCTGATCTGGATGCGGTATACTATACCCATCAAGAATAGGAGATATTATGAATAATTTTGATAAAGTGATCCTCACCGACTGCGATGGGGTCCTAATGAATTGGGAGTACGCTTTCAACGTTTGGATCCAACGTCAAGGCTTTAAAATGGTTAAAGGCGGTGAGAATCACTATGATATGGGGCTTCGTTACGGGCTACCAAGTGATGTGAAAAAGTCATTGGTTAAGACTTTTAATGAGTCTGCTGCTATTGGCTTTCTACCTCCTCTTCGCGATGCCATGTACTATGTAGATCTGTTACATCGGAAACATGGTTATGTCTTCCATATGCTGACTTCGTTGTCTCTGGATCCAGCTGCTCAAGCTCTTCGGATCCAGAACACCCAAAAACTATTCGGTGATACTGCTTTTGAAAAGTTTGTCTTTGCTGATTGTGGTGCGGATAAAGATGATATCCTCGCTCCTTATAAGGATACTGGATATTACTGGATTGAAGATAAAATAGAAAATGCTGAACTTGGTTGGTCTCTTGGTCTCGAATCAATCGTTATGGAACACGGTCACAATATGAACGATAAGCGTTTTCCAACTATGAAAAACTGGAAGGAGATTTACGAACATGTTGTCGGTATTTGAGATTCTAAACCTACGTACTGAGTGGGAAGAACTTGCTCGTGGATTCGTTGGTATTAAAAAAGATGGCACCATTGATACTCTTCAAGAGTTTGTAAAGAATGGCCATAAGAAAAATCGTTTTAGAACCGGCTTTAATGAAGCCATAGATATTGCTGAGACAATTCTAAAGGCAGTATAATGAAACGGTTGATCTACCAGGTGGCTGTAGGGCCGCAATCTAAACTATATAATTATTGCACTAATACGGTAGAGTTATATGCCAAAGAAAACGGTATCGACTACGTTAAACAAATCACCCCAAAACTCTGGATTCGGCCTGATCCGTTTACATCGAACAGATCGGCTGAATGTCAGGCCCGCCCGCTCCCGCTCCCGATCTACGAAAAAGAAAACGCATTCGAGTTCTTTGATCGGTACGACCAGATTGCTATCATTGATTCGGATATTTGGGTTCGTCCCGGTAGTCCTAATATTTTTGACCATCTTAATGGCGATACTGACTTCGCTGCCGTAGTTGAACGGGAAATGCCCATCAACGAACAGTATAAGAATAAGATCTTAAACTATTCATCGATGCAGTATCGAACCTTACATCCTCAAGTCGACTTTCGTCCAAATCATCTTGGATACGAGTTCATGAACATGGGCGTAATGGTCATGAACAAATCCATTACAAAATATCTAAAAGGCCAGACTCCGAAGCAGTTCTTAGAACGCCCGGAGTTTAAACCGTTTATTGATGGCGTTGGTGCATGGAAGTGGTCAACGGACCAAACACTATTAAACTGGTGGATCCGCAAAGAAAAGATGAATATCCAGCATCTCCATTGGAAATGGAATGGCTTGTATACTGCAAATACAAAGATAAAGCATTGTCATTTTGTACACTTCTTCCTTAAAGACAAATTGCCTGAACGTGGAGAAAACGTAGAGGATCTAATGAGGGAGGTATAAATGATACCGGAATTGCCTGAACACATAAGATATAAATCTTTAGGAATTAATAAAACTAAGATTGATCGGTTTGCATCCAACATCCTTCCCTTCAATGGGTTTTCTATAAAAAATTGTCCCAAGAATGCCTCTACTACAATTGCAAATATACAGTGGGAAGAATTGAAAAAAATAAATCCGCAAATAAAAGATATATCATGGGAAGAATCATTTTCAAAACCTTTTAATCGTAACTTAGAAACATGGCCATTAGATTTATCGAAGAATCCAATATATATTTTTTATAGAGATCCGATAAAAAGATTTATTTCGGCCAGTAATATGACGATCCATCGTTCTTTGGCTATTCAGCCAGATTGGGTACCCCCGCCAAAAATTAACGATTGGTTAGAATTTGTTCTCTATTATAACTTGGTATATGAAATGGACGTGTTCTGGCCGCAGACATTATTTTTTGGCTGCAAATATACTTTAAGAAAAAATATTTTTGCTTATAAACTTAGTGAATTAAATTCATTTCTTAAAGAAAAAAATCTAGATGGGTATGAATCGCTTAATAAATCTGGAGTAAAATGGAATGGTCCATTTTCAGAAGAAGATTTATCAGAAGGAAATAAACAAATTATCAGGGATTTATATTATTTGGATTATGATATGGGTTGGCGAGAATGGATGTCTTAATAGCGGGATGTAGTTTTTCCGATCGAGAAAAGTATAAAGGAAAGAACGGCGAAACTTACGATGGAATTGATATCTGGCCAGAACTTGTCTGTAATCATTTTGGCTGGGATTTGAAAAAGAACTTATCTGAAGCCGGTGGATCAAATGAATTAATCATCGATAGACTTACCGTAGAATTAGTTTCTAATGGTGACGATTACGATATAGTAATCCTAGGTTTAACCCAATGGGAAAGAACTTGGATCCCGGGTTTAAATCTATATGTAAATCTTGCTAATCCTCCTGAACACAGACTTTGGATACCTGGTGAAAATCATAGGGTGAAATCCGGAGAAGATCCAGAAATAAACTATTTCCGAGAATTTGATTATAAAGATATACAGTTTAGAAATGTTATTGAATCTAATATTTCTAAAATCCTACAATTTAAAGCCATATGTAATAGTATGGATAAGAAACTTATTGTTGTACAGATTGCTGAACCATTAAATTCAGGTTATACTGAAAGGGTAATTAGTCATAAGTTATTTGAGGAACTTCAGTTCATTATAGGATTTCCCTTTCTTCCTAGATTATATGGTTGCACTGGTGTAGAAACTTTAATCAAGAACTGGAAAGAATTAACTGTTGACAATCATCCCAATGCCGAGGGACATAAAGTAATAGCAGAATGGGTAATTAAAAATCTATGAATATTATTCTTCAACACTATAATGGAAAATTGGCAGGGGTCGCAAAAGATTCCGTTGATAATATTTCTGCCTATGCTAAATCCATTGGGGTTGAACATAAGCTTATTACCGGTAAACCTTGGAAGGGATGGCTAAGTGACCAATCCCAAAAGCTTTGCTTTTTAATGCCAGAGTATGACGAATACGATAATGTTGTAATGCTAGACTGTGATATGTTTACCCATCGAGAGAATAAATCAAATATCTTTGAAGCAAAGGGTATGGGTAGACATACTAAAATTCAATCCGAATTAAGAGAAAAGATTGCTACCAGGAATGGGCTTTTAGCAAATCACACCGCACCTTACTGGGGTGGAGCAATATATAAATTTGATAGAGAAACTCGTATCAGACTTAGATCTGCTATCCCTACAGATCAAATACTTGGTCAGCTAGACAGACAGCTAAAAGATGAAAGCATTATGCATTATCTAGCTTGGAAATCCGGTCTTCCCGAAACTGAAGATACATATTTTAATGGTATTGGAAAGGGTAACGAATGGGATATGAATAGCTTCGATGACATGTCACGGGCTTATATTATTCATATTAGACCCAAATGGACTCTTCAAGGGCCAAAGACAACTAAGAAAGAAGTACTTGCTAAATTGGTGGAGCAATGCGTAATTTAATTTATCAATTCTGGAATGGAACAGTTCCATATTATGCTATGTGTAGTGCAAAGCAAATTGGAACTTATGCAAATTATATAGGGGTTGAACACAGGGTCGATCTGAATAAACCATTTTCACATGGATTAAATTCGAATTATATGGATTGTCTCCGCCCGATCTTCGATCCTGCATTTGAAGATTATGATGATGTTCTGTTCCTCGATATGGATATTTTCCCAACTGTTTTAGCAGATTGTAATATTTTTGAAGAGAATGTAAAAGGTATTGGAATGGTGCGGGAACCGTTGCAACCGCAATTAAGATTCGAATCGAACGGGCCCATTAATACTGCAGCAGATAAAATGTGGGCTATTAGAGCTAAACACACTTTCGATATTACAGTACCACTAGATTCAAATCGCAGACCTCTTGTATTTAATTCTGGGGTAGTTTATTATACCAAAGAAGCAAGAGAGGCAGCCAGATCATGGCCAGAGTATGACGAATATGTTAGATCTATGCAGGGGATGAATCGATTCTATCACCTGGATCAAAACTATCTTGGTGTTATGGTTCATTCCGGTAAAACTGAATTTACAGAAATGGATATCAAGTGGAATTCCCAAGTACACTATACCGGAGATAAAACGCCGAGAGATGTAATTGATAACCGAGTAGATAATACTGTGTTCGTACACGTACAAACTAGACCCCGAGATATCTTAAATGATAATATGATCTACGATATCGTCAACAAACCAGTTAATCAATGGAGACACCGGTGAATCGGGTCTACTGGGGAGATATCCCAAATAACTTTGGTGATGTACTAACGGGTAATCTACTAGATCATTTTAACATAAAATTTCAGCATACAAACGTCCATGAATATGGTACAATGTATGTGATTGGTTCAATCGCAAGATTGGCTACACCAGGTTCGACTGTGCTCGGATCTGGTATGATTCGTAAAGGAGAACATGCAGAACCAACTGCAACATGGAGATTCGTTCGCGGGCCGCACACCCGCTCGAACGTACTCGCGCACGGGGGCGCGTGCCCGGACGTGTACGGGGATCCGGCATTGTTATTGCCTATGTTCTGCCCCGAAAGTAAAAAGCAACATGAGATAGGATTAGTCCCACATTATGAACACTTTAGCTATTTTAAGTCTAAGTATCCTGACCATTATATTATCGATGTGGTTAACAGCGAACCTTTGGAGGTCGCAAAACAAATCACCTCTTGCAAAAGAATTATATCTTCTAGCCTTCATGGTATTATCGCTGCACATGCTTATGGCATTCCTGCTGCTCATGTCAGTGGTCCCAGGAAACTACATGGTGATGGATCTAAGTTTGCCGACCACTATGCTGCCATGAAAATAGAGCACGTAATTTCTACTGTTGAGAAGCCGATATATAATGATGCAAATCTACCAAACTTACAGGATATAGTAGAGATATTTGAGGAATATTCACAATGATTAATGCAGAACTTGGTCATGTAACTTCTGTCGAGGAGTTCAATAAAGAGATCCGTAGACAGCAAGAGGAAGCGCATGGCGATGATTACTGTCTAATCCACGATGCTATACGTAGATATTCTAGAGGTGTCCACAACTATATGGAAATCGGTGTACACCAAGGTGGGACTGCCTCGGTTGCTCTATTAGAAAAATTTAAACGTATCCAATTGGTTGATATCGATTTTTCCCGTTATAATAAGTTTCTTAAACCGCTGGCGGAATCTTATGCGGCAGAAAATAATATCGAATTGGTAACTAGACAAACCGATGGAAGAACCATTGCTTCTCTCGGTTGGTCTGATATGTTGGTTATCGATTCTTATCATCATGCTTCCCATATGATAAAAGAACTCGATTTACACGGCGGAACTGTTAGGAAATATATTATTGCGCATGATACGACTATTGTTAACGGTAGACCAGATGATCAGTTGTTTAGGTGTCTTCGGGACTGGGGTGAAGCCAATGGATGGAAAATCGTAGAGCACTGCATTAAAAACGTAGGCTATACCGTTATTAAAAGGGGTTAATATGAAAATCGCAATCACTGGCATCGCCGGATTTATTGGTTATCATACTGCACTACATTTTGCTAGAATGGGTCACCAGGTTCACGGATTCGATAATTATAACCCTTACTATGATCCCAATCTAAAGTTCGATCGTATGGGTGAACTAAGAGCCCAAGCTAGAATCGAAGTAGCTACTATCGATTTAAATAGTAGTAAGGTACACGAATATCTTCATAAGCTTAAGCCAGACCTTGTTATACATCTTGCTGCATCAGCAGGTGTTAGGGTATCCTTAGAAGAGCCTATCGCTTATATTGATAATAATATTAAAGGTACGCAGAATCTTATTAATGCCTGTGAACGAGCAGGAATTGAAAATGTAATCTATGCATCTACGTCTTGTGTTATGCAAGGTTGTCCTGTGCCTTGGACTGAAGATATGATGGCTAAGAATCACCTGAGTCCTTACGGTTACACCAAAGCCTGTAACGAACAACAGTTCCACGTTTCTAAAATTAAAAATACGGTTGGTCTTCGGTTCTTTACTGTCTATGGACCTTGGGGTAGACCGGACATGGCTTTATTCACTTTTACCGAAAAGATGATTTACAACCAACCAATTACGGTGTACAATAATGGCGATATGAAACGAGATTTTACCTATGTTGATGACATTGTTCAGGGGATCTATTTGGTATCACAAAATATGACAGAACGTGACATTTATAACATTGGTTATGGAAAACAAGTAGATCTTATGGATTTCATTCATGAGATTGAATCGAATCTTGGTAATGGTAAAGCAGAATATGATTTTCAACCTGCCCATCCAGCTGATGCAAAAGAAACTTGGAGTGATACAACTAAGCTACAAAAACTTGGATATAAGCCAACTACTCCGATTAGTGTTGGCGTCAAAAACTTTGTAGATTGGTACAAGGAATATTATCATGAAACACTACGCAATAGTTCTACAGGGTAATACTGTATCTGAAGACGCTTATCGTAGGCTTCAGTCGAGTACTACCCAAACCATTATGCGGTTTGATGCGGTCACCCCGGATCAAGTTGACGGTCTGCTTACTATGTTTGAGATCCAATGGAACTATCCATGGGATCAACCAGTCCTTGATATCGCTACTGGATTAAACAAATCCCCCTATCCTACTAAGAATAGAAAAGCTCGCATTGCCTGTGCTCTTAGCCATTACACTCTATGGCAAATGTGTTCGGCTCTTAACGAGCCAATTGTTATTCTAGAACATGATGCCATATTTCTAAAAGATATCGACTTCAATCCGAATGATGCACCATATGATGTAATCGGGATTAATGATCCTAGAGGTGCCACCCGTCGATCTGCTGATTACCATAATAAGATTCAATTGTCTGGTGGTAGATTCCTACAAGTACCATGGATTGATGACCAAAAAGTTCCTCAAGGTCTTGCAGGTAACTCTGCATATATAATTAAACCACAAGGAGCTAAGAATCTAAAGGCTCTTGTAAAAGGCTGTGGCCTCTGGCCTAATGATGCTATTATGTGTCGACAGCTTATTCCAAATATCGGTGTAACCAAAACATATTACACGAAGGTGCAAGGCACACGGAGTACTACAACCCAATGAAAGCATTCGTAATTACAATTATGGACAACGAAAAGTCAGTACAAGTTGCTGACCGTTGCATTCGCTCTGGAAAGAACTTTGGATTAGATATCCATAAGTTCTCAGCCATTACGCCTAAATCCAATATCATTCAGATGATGATGGATGAAGGTATCAATCCGAATGGATTCGAAGAAGTATATTCTAGAACTGATAATTGTAAGGCAGCATTCCTTTCCCATTATCTTCTGTGGAAAAGGGCATTGATTAGCACAGAGGATATTTTAATCTTTGAGCACGATGCAGTCATTCGATCTGAGATTCCGTCAGTTCCATTCAACGGATGCATTTCTTATGGCAAACCTTCTTATGGTAAGTTTAATACCCCATCTTTCTTAGGTGCTGGACCTCTTACTAGTAAACCGTATTTTCCTGGCGCTCATGCTTATAAAGTATCCCCTGCAGGTGCTTCACAGTTAATCGAAAAGGCCAAAACTGAAGCTGGTCCCACAGATGTGTTTTTAAGGCTGGATCGATTCAACTGGCTTCAGGAATATTATCCGTGGCCGGTAGAAGCTAGAGATACGTTCACGACTATCCAGAATGAGCGTGGATGCTTAGCTAAACATAATTATGGGGTTGCCTATGAAATTATCTAATCTATTCATTACTGGCTGTGATAGTAATACCAGATGGCAGCTAGAATGGTTTAAGCAAAGATTCTATGATTGCATGCCAACTGCTGAACTGCACGTATTCGACTTTGATGTATTTCTTAAACAGACTAAAGGATGGTTTAAGAAACCCGGCGCGATGTTCGAAGCAGCAAAGATGGCTGAAAATGTTTGTTGGTTAGATACGGATTGTGAAATTCGATCAGACATTAGCGATATTTGGAACTACTGTGAGCCAAATAAATTAGCGATGGTGGAAGACAAACCTTGGTCAACTCGTCGAGGAGAGAAATGGCACAATAGCGGAGTAGTAGCTTTTAAAGGAGGCGCACCAACTATTCTATCTGAATGGACCCAGACATGTATTAGTAATCCACAGGTAGGTGATCAAGAGGTATTACATGAAATGGTTAAGGATGGAATGAGACGTATGGTTCATATTACGGATTTACCAAGATCTTATAATACCCTTAGAATTGATCTTATAGATAAGACTGCTCCTAAGAATATTAAGGTTATGCATTGGACCGGAGCAAAAGGTAAAATTCAAATTAAAGAGATGATTCAGAATGGCGAATAAGATAAATATTATTGGTAATGGTAAAAGCTCTGTCTTATACCAGCAATCTGATCGAAAAGGAACTACCTACACTTGTAACTTACCGTCATACAATATCCCAGAAGCTAAAGCCACTTTCATGGTTGACTTCAAAATGATGAATGCTATCAATGAAGGCAGCGTGCAGATTCCGGGAGAATGGATCGTCGGATTTAGACCCAAGAAATGGTGTGAAATGCGCCCCGCTTTCTATATGAAGTATGCGCCACAGATCAAGGAATTTTTTACCGATCTCCCTCCTTATGTAGCAAATTATACTGATTTTAACTGTGGACACATGGCCGCTTATTACGTCTGTAAAAAGCTTAAACCCGAAGAAATCCACATGTTCGGATTCGATTCTATTTTCGACTTCGATCTATATAGTGGAACTGACTTCTATCTTGGATCTGACCGTACGGCCCAAAACAATACAAGGTTAACGAATAACTGGCGACCTATTTGGGTTCATATGATGAATGAATTCAAAAATATTAAGTTTGTACTTTACCACTTCCATGACAATGCAAAGATCAAATTGCCTAGCAACTGTGAGGTCGTCGTTGTTCCCAAAGGAAAGAAAAAATGATGTCTCTAACATCAGAGCTACTAGACGATGAATGTCTAGACTGCTGTGATACTAATCCAAATCTAATGATACCTTGGTATCTCATGGCAGCATACGCATATTATGTAGAAGATAGCCCAATCCTTACAGATCATATGTTTGATCATCTGGCTAAAAGAATGTTAAAGGATTGGGATAAACTTACACACTTTCACAAAACTTATCTCAACGAAGATATGCTTGAGGCAGGAACATTTATAGGACAATATCCTTCTCGGGTTCAAGGTGGACTTGCCCAATTGCGTCATACCTATCAGGGCGGGGATGGAAGAAAGCCTTTACCTGGTGCAGATAAGCATAAAAGAAAAAAATCCAAAAAAAATGAAAAAAAGTTGGGGGAGGGGGATTTACAAAGCTTCTTTGAATGATTATATTACTACTATCAACAAGAGGATATACATCATGAACGGCTTTGATATTCAATCTGCTCTCGAAGTTGCTAACACCCTCCGCAGCATGCAGCGCCGGGCTCATAACTTTGCTCATGACCGTGACCGGATTCTGACCGAGATCGGCTACATGGCCGAGAACTATGAGAAGCTCGCTGATCGGATCGAAAAACTTATGGAAGAGGAGGCAGCATAATGGGTGCTGTAGTTGGATGTACGGTGTTTTTCGTAGTATTGGTAGTTATGACCTTCATCGTTGAAAATGTAATGGGATACGGTAAAGATGACTGAATTCGAGCAAGATATCGCAAACCTAGCTTTCGAATCTGGACTGACAATTGAAGAATGGTGGGACAACTACATAAATAGTTGCACCATGTCAGAACCCGTAGACGGAATGGAGATTATCGAATGAAAAAGCTAATCCTTGCTGCAGCAATGGC